CGCAATCTCCTCCGGCGTCAGGTCCTCCCACTTCCCCTTGACAAACGGCAGCAACACCGCCATCTCCGCCATATCAGTGGCACATCCCGCATCCGTTGTAAGTTCTATCCCGGTATTGAATTTTACCGCTACATCCTGATAACCGTCCGGATATAGGGAATCCACCCTGCGCACGGTTATCTCTCCCCAAAGTTTGCCGGGAGGCAACAGATGGCGGTCAAACGCCACGGCAACCCTCCCGTCATCAAGCACCATCACCCCCTTCTTGCCGGAAGCGTTGCGCCCCACAATGTATTTCTTGCCCGGATACGGTACGCCGAAATCGCAGTCACCATCATTCACCCAGAACTCTATCTTGAAATCAAGTCCCGACAAGGACGGGATTTCACGGCCCAATACATCCTTGAAATCAAATACCTCGGCGAAATCGCTCTTGAAATATACCGGCTTCCTTTCTTCTGTCTGTCCCATATCTTCCTCTCGTTATAATACAGATGCATAACTCAATACCAAGGCCATGCCACCCGGACCTCCCGATGCGCGGATTATACCTGCATGGTAACACTGGTCCAGCCCTATGGCGGAGTTGTTCACAATCTCGAAACCGACCGACCGGGCACTGCCTTCACCATTTTCCGCAGTGATTATATATTTCCCTTGCACGCTCTGGATAAATTCATCATCGGCATTCCCGGTAATTGTCAGCGATACGATGTCGCCCAGGCGCATGCCGTCAAATTTTTCCCACAGGTCGCCGCTGATCTGGAGCGAATGGTATTTTTTTGACAAGTCCACGTAGGTGGAATCAGCAGTCACTTCCCATATCCTGGGAGCGGAAGAACCGTCGTTTACTGTCAGAGGCATCACGCGGTAATTCTCCTCGGCTGTCCCCACCACATAAAACCTGGGGCATGAATGTGCCCTTGACACACACCTGAACACAGCATCCGGCTTCGGATACCAATACCCGCTTGTGCCGCCTTGCAGCGCATAGTCGCCACGGCTCAACCCATATGTGGCGAAATTTCCGTCTATTGTCCACATCCCGTTATCCTCGGGGAATGCCCATACTCCATCCTGCGGCATCGCCGCACGTGAGTCGCATATCCCGTCAAACGGCAGTATCTCAGGCGTGTTCCATTTCTTGCGCTCATCTGAAGTTATGAACTGGTGCTGCGGGTCAGTGGTGATTTCCGAGGCCAGCGTACCTCCGCCGGGTGCCACGCCGCCGCTTCCACCGTCACGCATGGTAAGCACCCTCACAAGTTCGGCCTTGGTGCTTGAGTCAAGCAGGTACAGGTTGCCGCCGTGCATGTACAGCTTATCCGCACGCGCACACGGCACGGTGCCGCCCATGTAGTCCACATAAGTGTTGTAATCTTCATCCTTATAATCAGAATCCAGGTTATTGACAATGAAATAGCTGTACGGCACATTCTTGACAAACAGTATGCCGTTCGCAATCTTCTGACCCGCCGCCGGCAATGTATAGTTCGTATCATCCACCGGCAATACTTCCATGCCCCTGGCAAGCAATCTGGCCAAAGCCTGTGACTGCTCTTCGGACAGGATTCCCGCTTCGTTGATATTCCGGAGCTTATTTCGTTCCTCGTCCGTCATGAAGCGGTGTGTCGCATCCTCCGTTATCATGGTAGCAGAGTGCTTTGAAGGGTGCGTATAATTGTTTGCCCCCTCCGCTATGCCGTTCAGCTTATTCCGCTCCGTGTCTGTCATAAAGCGGTGTGTCGCATCCTCCGTTATCATGGTAGCAGAGTGCGTTGAAGGGTGGACATAATTGTTTGCCCCCTCCGCTATACCGTCCAGCTTGGCCTTGAGAGAGTCCGAAAAATCATTTGCCGACAATCCCTTACCCTTCACCGTATCGACCTTGAAGGACAGGGCAGTGGTGTTGTCGGTCGCTTTCTTCTCCACCGCCTCTATCTTTTGCACTATATTGGCAATGATACCCTCAAGAGTTTCCGTATCCTCAATCCCGTTGAGAAATGCTATTATCTCATTGAAGTTATCTATGGCGCTGCTTGCATCTCCACCTAACAATACTGATATACGTTCATTGATAGTCTCTATGTCCGCTTGGAGCATGTCAAGGCTCACTGTCAGATTCAAATCCTTTACATCAACGCCCTCTCCCGAGTCCACCCATTCTCCATTAGACACCAGCCACAAGGCCGCCGGAAAGCCGGCACCTATCAGCGCCCACCATCCGGATAGCGGTTCCGGGTAAGCCTCAGTCAAAGCTTCCTTATCATAAAAGAATCCTTTGCACGCTGTCTTAACATTCGGCGCGTCAAGCCAACCTTTTACCTTAAGGTTTTTCTTGATCGTAGCATTACCGCCTATCGTAGCATTGCCGCCCGTGGCTACATGTCGTCCAACCGCTACATCGCCTTCTATTTCTGTTGTTTTTATCTGGCTCATACCAAAAGTTGTTTGCTTAATCCTGACATAATCGCAGAAAGGTCTCCTTGTCCAATAGAAGCAAGTACAAGAGATGCACATTCATACACCGCAGATGTGTAACAGCGCTCAGGAATCTCTATGCCGTCATTGCAATCTATTTTCGGCAATGGCATGTAAACTGCCTGTTCCACTGTTGCATTATTGTCTCTGCATGAGAAAAGTTCTAATACCAATCCCTCTGAACGGTGTACAATAGCGACCACTGGTTTCTGTGGATTCCCCCGCACTCCTTTGTACCGGGAAAACTGTAACTGATATCTCGGATCTCCTGCACTGATTGGCTCATATACGGGACGCTCCCAGTCGCTCATTTTGAAAATCATTAAGCGCATGAAATCTTCGGGCAAAAGTGTCCAGCCTGAACCTTTGCTGCGCCAAAAGACAGCATCCCCGAAATGCTTGCCACCGTCAAGCAGATGCAGAGGAGCTGTAATTAAGACACTACGCACTGATTCTTCTATTTTAGAGCGTATGATATCATTTAGCGATAGAGTTTCTATATCTTCATCCGATATAAGCCGCTCGCTCGTCTTGTTCTCATCTATGGCGATACGCACGTCTCGCGCTATATGCAGAATTTCATACACCATATCGCCGGACGTTTACACGAAGATTATCTCTACGTTGTGAGCCTTGCCTGCATTGATAATATCCTCGCGGTTGCGTAGCTTGCTACGTATGCAGCTGAAAGTCTGCTCAAGGTAGTCCTTTGCGTCATCGTTGCAGGAGAACTCTACCTGCGTGAGAGCAGGAGCGGTCTCGGCGTTGTCCTCTGTCTCTGCTTCATTGTCGGTCTCCGTGTCGGGGGCCTTCTCGCCCTCTACGACTGGGGCTGTCGTTGTCTCGGTAGGTATGGGTGTAGGATTGGGCGCAGGGTTAGGACTGGGAACTGAATTGATTGCCTTTGGAACGTTGCATTCGATTTCTACAACTTCGTTAAGTGTTGCAACCCTAACGACTTTAATTTTGCCGTTGCGAAATTCGGGGCTTCTCTCAATCGCAAACTGAATAACGGGGTCTTCAGTTGTGAATGTGGCAGGCGTAACACCTTGTGTCGTTATACTACCTCCTGTGAATTGTACTTTGACGGTGGCTTTGCCCAAGCGCAAAAGAGCGTGCCACTCTATGAGGTTGTAAACGCCGTAGGTCGTTTTAGTCTTCTTCATATTCATAGTTGTTCATATTCATAGTTGGATGTTATTGAAAAGGGGGAAGTGGATGTGCGGGCCGCACTCCGCCCCCCCGTGTTAGGAATTTCGGTTGTATGGTATTTTAGTTGGCTAAAATTTCACCAGTGTACTCTTTCCACGATTTAGCCGTACCGTCATACTGCCACATTGTGCCACTAACAGCCTTGGCATTGATTCCGGGACAATCACTAACGAGTACATAGACCTTGCCGTCAATCGGGCTTTCAGGTGCTTCCTCGCTACCCCATAGGGCATAGGTTGTTGCACCCTCTGCAGAGCATTCGCCCTCACCGTCAATCCATATGTGACAAGAGCCTTTGAGTGCAAGAGCATCCCATACAATCGTATGCTCTCGGCTGGCCTCGTGGCCGTCCACACGTTCGCTGTCTTTGTGTTCGGAAGAGTAAACGTAATGAACAAGGCGGTCATAAGCGATGATTGCTGCGCTGTTGCTCCAGCCGAGATAGTCAAGGGTCGGCTCGCGTTTGAGCTCAAATTCGCCGAACACGGTATGAATGGACGTAACTTGCCAACCGAGTTTGTTTGTCTTTACGGAAATCTGAACTTCTGGGTGCTTTGAGAAGTCGATGCACTGAACGCTCTCAAGGAGATTCTTACCGCAGAGCATCACCACAGACTTGGGTACATCTTCTCCAGTAAAAATCATCTTGGCAAGGCTTATGAACTCTTCAAACGTCCACTTACCTTTGTGGTCAAGGTGACGCTTAATCTGCCAACGGACCCCCTCGGTAGTATATACCGTCTGCTGGCCAAGTTCGGTGTCAACAGTGAACTTGCTTGCACGACCGGCCCATAAGGTGCGATTGCCCTTGGTCTTGAAGTTGCGAATCTGAGCCTCAGCAATGAGAGCCTTGCTGAACGGAATGCGCTTAGCCACACTCTCAAAGTAGTCAGAAGTAATGCTGTTCATACCGCGCTTTTGAGCATAGATAAGCGTGGGAGATGGCACAACGAAATCGGGAAGGACTTCTTTCTGAGTCTCGAACATAGCGTTAGCGAGAATGACAAGCGTTGTTCCTGCCGGTATTTCCGGGACCAGACAAGAATCATCTGTCGCTTCGTTCTTGGGACCGTTCACAGCGATAGCGATAGGATTATTGGAAATCTTGTCACGGTCGGTTATAAACAGCATGAGGTCTTTGCCGGGGGTCTTGGTTTTGCCGTCAGAGGCATATCCGTCAATACCCTTGACAAGTATCGTACCATAAGGCTGGAGCAACTTCTTATCTGCGTTGTCAAGAGGGAGAACCGCAACACCCCCGGTTCCATCTCCAACAGCTGCGTTAGTGACTACGCTTGGACGCGCTTGGTCGATTGCGAAGTGTTGGATTTCGGGAGAGTTGACTGGAACTTTCTTGGCGTTAAGCATTAACTGCATGAGAGGTGTGTCATCGCTTTCAAATTTGAAAAGTTCTTTATCAATGTCAACTTCTATAAAGTTGCCTGCTCCGACGCCACCTGTAGCGGTAGCGGCCGCGCTGACGGTCGTAGCTTCGCCTGCAACCTGCGTTGGTAAGCCTGCGTGGCCGGGGGAAGTGGTGGCAGGCGTTCCGCCTGTTACCACAGCATTCTGAGTGCTGGTATCTTCTGCCATGTCTTTTGAAATTAAAATGATTATTTATCCGATGTTGATATTATGTTTCCTGCTTTTAGTCCACCAGTAGCACCTGCTACTGCGCTGACAGTTGTAACCATTCCCAAACATTGGCTCTCAAGTCCGGCATTGCCTTTTAATGGCTTTTCGGACTTTGTTTTCACTACTTGTACTCGTTGGTGCATATTACTGAGCCTCTGCGGCAAGGTCAAATATTGATTGATTCTTTTGAGCTGAATTATAATGTCCCTGTCCGTTCTTGCCGCCGAGTGGTGCTGTGCCGTCACCTCGTTTGCTTTTGCGCAGCTTTTCGGTAATCTTGGCGTTACGTCCGGCAATCTCGCCCTCTTCTCCTGCGGTGGCGACATCGGCATCATAATTGAGTGCTTTGCAGGCCATATCAAGAGTTTCGTTGCTGAACTTACCCATAACACCGTCACGGACTACGCCGAGCAGGAACGTCACAACTTGGTCAATCTGCTCATCGGTCATGCCGCGCTCTGACTGGAACTGACGGAGAGTTTCAAGAGTAGTGTACATATTCTTCTCATACTCTTCATCAAGTTTCTTGGAGTTGGCTACGCGCTCAACATAATCTTTGTTGGCTTCGGCAATCTTGTCCTGCATTTCGGGGTCGTCAAGAACATCCTTGATTTCTACGCCGAAGTTGCGCACAAGACCGAGGATGGGGTCAGTGCCGTTGTGCATATCAGTGAGGAACTGCGCACTCCGAGGGTCGGCCGCGAACATATCCGACAGAGATTTCTCCCTGCCGCGATATCCCTCTAACTCTGCCTCGTAATTGTCGTAATCATCGGAAATCTGTCCGTAGATTTCCTCATCGTCCTCAAATTTCTTGTCGGGGTATTTCTTGCGCAGGCGGTCAAGATGTTGGTCGCGTCTGCTCTTAACTTCGTTATTATCAGCCATTGCTTTGAAAATCTTATGGTTGCGGTTTTATCTATGCGCAAAAGTAAGGCTATGAATTCGGTCGCGGCTTTTAAGTTTTGTGACGTGAATTGGCTAAATTTGTAAGAGGTTACCAATCATCGTGCAAGTGAGTGCAGGGCGGAACTTGTTCCGGCTATGTCGAACACTACTGATGAAAGGGTATTACTCAATCAACATCGTAATGGAATAGATGGCTAAACACTTCGGCTCAATAATGGACTTTACACGTCAGCGCAACGATGATATTATGCGTGCCTATCGTGAGCAACTCGCGTTGGCGAACTACATTATTATGCCCGAAATATTTGAGAAAGTCGCAGATTCTCCTGCGAGACGCTTTTGGGTATCCGAGGAACGCGCCGCCGTTGAGGTCTCACGGATGTTGGCTGGAAAACCTTTCTCGCGTATGCGTCAAAACAAGCGCGAGATGTTTGAAGAGATATATCGCCGTTATATTGCTCTACGCGATTTGCACCCCGAAAAATCACTTTTTGCACTGGTATCTTCTATTGTTCATCAGCCTGCCCCGAAGTTTTATCTCACACCTCGCACTGTCGGAGAGTTTATTTATCGAATTAAGAATGGTTGGTATGACAAACCTCGCAAACCGAGTGTAGTGAAAAGCTCGCTTGGCAATACCGAGGTGTAGCAGGTTTCGCATGATAATGACAAGCAGCTTGACCGATATAGACAGGATATTGACGGAGTCATCGACTGACAAGTCGCTCTGCACCGCTGTCAATAAAATTCTTGCAGAGAATGACCGCAGGAACGAGACGATGTATGCGCCGTTCAACCCGATAACCGGGGAGAGGTCTATTGGAGAAAGAGTTGTGGTTTCTATCTCCGACTTTGTCATGCCGGTCCAATGGTTGCCTGTTGAGATGATGAGTATCCCTTTCGTCGGCAAACTTGTTGAGGCTGGCTCTATCGACCGCTTCCTATCCGATGTTCTCCACGTTGAGCCTAACGACACCGACCATGACAAAGTATCCGAGAAATTTATACGTCTGCGCTATCGACACGATTTCCCATTTTGGGCCGCGACCCTTGTGTGGATTCACAATAAGGATGCAGGTGCGGACGTATTGTTCCGTCTGCGCTATCCTCAGCGCATATTGGTCTCTCGCTTTGAAGAGAAACGCAGGGCAGGCTTGCCTATACGTCTTATCCTGCTGAAAGCACGTCAGTGGGGCGGTTCCACTACGACCCAGTTGTATATGGCATGGTTGCAGTTCTTTCATAAGCGAGGACTGAACTCCCTAATCATCGCACATCAAGGCACCGCATCAGATGAAATCAAGGATATGTTCGACACGATGATTAAGGAATATCCGATTGAATTGCTCTACGACATGGGCGAGCCTTACAATGAGAAGGAGCCGAAAATGGTTGGTGTCGGAAAGTCCGGCTCTACATCGCGCGTGCCACAACGGAACTGCAAGATTAAGATTGGTACGGCTGAACGTCCTGACGGTTGCCGTGGTGGTGCCTATTCTCTCGTCCACCTCTCCGAGGTCGGAATATGGAAAAAGACTGACGGCAAATCACCCGAAGATATTGTGCGCTCTGCCTGTTCGGGTATTCTCCTGCGTCCGCTGACTATGATTGTGATGGAGTCAACCGCAAACGGCACCGGTAATTTCTTCCACACTGAATATTCTGCGGCAGTTGACCCCAACACTCCCTCCCAGTTTGAGGCATTGTTTATAGCGTGGTTTCAGATCGAGCAATATTCCCTGCCGTTTGAGAACGGCGAGGCTTTGCGCAATTTCGCCAAATGGTTATACGACAACCGGGAAAACGACAATGTGCTGTCCTCGCGTGAAGAGTGCGGAAAGTATCTTTGGTGGCTGTGGGAAAAGGGTGCTTCACTGGAAGCAATCAACTGGTACATCAAAGAGCGAAGCGGTAAGAACGACCATGGCATTATGGCTTCCGAGTTCCCCTCTGACGATATTGAGGCATTTGTTCATTCCGGCACAATGGTATTTGACAAATACCAAGTTGAGGAGTTTGAAAAGGCTTGCCGTCCTCCGCGATACATCGGTGACGTATATGCAGATGGCGACGAGGGCGAAAAGGCTCTTGAGAATCTGCGCTTCCATGAGGACAGACAGGGCCAGTTCTGCGTTTGGGCCAGGCCCGAAGATGATGACGAGGTTGAGATAACTGACCGATACCTCACGGTAGTTGATGTGGGCGGTCGTTCTGCCAAAGCCGACTGGTCTGTGATTCTTGTTATCGACCGCTTGAACATGATTGAGGGTGGCCGTCCGGCTGTCGTTGCGCAGTGGTATGGGCATTGCGACATTGACCGTCTCGCGTGGAAAGCTGCGCAGGTGGCGGCTTACTACAATGAATCGCTCCTTGTTATAGAGAGCAACACACTGGAAACTCATGACCGCGAAAGGCAGGTCGAGGGTGGCGACCAGTCGCAATATATCCTCAATCAGATTTCAACCATCTATCCCAACCTCTATGCCCGGCGTCAGTCCGAGGACGAGATTAGGCAGGGCATACCGCGCAAGTATGGTTTCCACACCAACATTGCCACAAAGCCGATGATAATCTCGACGCTCGTCAAGGTTATCCGCGAACATCTCTACACCGAACGCGACAAACGATGTCTTGATGAGTATCTTACATATGAGCGTAAGCAGAACGGTGCGTATGGCGCAATCATTGGAAAACATGATGATTTGCTGATGACACGCGCTATCGGTATGCACATCTGCTTCTATGAAATGGAAATGCCCCGGATTATTCCCAAACGACAGACACCGGCAAGAAAAAGAACAGGCCCCGTTTCCGAGGCCGTTTTCTGATTGTTTCTATGTCCGATTGTCTAATAGATAGGGCTATGATATTTACGATAGTCAAATGCTTCTACCAGTCGCCAATTTGAAATCTTTGAATCTTGATTATAATATTACGAACTCCCTCAAAAAAAATTTATTGAAAGTAAGGGCTTTGTCTCACAGCTTTTTACGAAGAATACGACACAATGCCTTTAAGACTTCAAAATAAGTATGTCGCATGCATTAAGATAAGGTTTCTATTTGGTCTATGTTTAATTTATATATGTTATTAAGTGTTTCTATAAGTGAATTATATGATGAAATGACATTCAAAATTTCATCATGAAAAATCGTTTTCTTTTTATATTCACGTTGAATCTGCAAATTAATTGCTTCTCTTAACATGTGTAGTACAAACATAATTCTATTGCTTGACACATGAATTTCTTGTGGTAGAAGTGATTTCTCTAGATCTTTAATGGCATTATTCGCATAAAATATAGATAGCATCAAATTATAATTATTTAATATTTCATCTTTAACTTGATACCTTATTAAGGTGTATGAAGATCGTACCAAATTATTTACTTCATAATCAAACTTAGCCGTTCGTTCCTTTTCTTCTTCAATATCGTTGGAGTTACTGATTTTGGTTTGCCATAAATATGGAAATATTTTGTTTTTATAGATGATTATTGCATATTGGGAAATCTTATAAGTAATCAAATAGAGTAAAGCTGGGGCTATAATGTAAAAAAGGATAAGAAATCCGGAGGGTGTGTCTTCAAAAAAAATACTTTGAATGGATGTTGCAAGTAAAGCTGTGCTTATGCCACTGAAAACGGGTATAGCAAAATCATTTATTCTATCAAGGTTTGTCTTGTTTATTTCTCTTCGGTGTTTTAGTAATTCCTTGAATATATGATATCGAATATTTGTATTATTGTAGAGCATAATTTATATATTACAGTTATGTAAATCATTATCAAGAGCATTTAGCAACTTCTCAGAATAGCTGTATGTATTATATTGCCCACGTTGAACCCTAATGCAGTTATAAAAACCGCCAATCAAAAAATCCCTACATAGTATATTTTTTTGTTTTTTTCTTTCGCAATATTCTTTTTTACAGGCCTTGCATTCTGATACACATTGATTGTTGTTATCAATGAGGGTTCTTACTGTTGTTATAATCTCATATGTAATAACAGGAAATTTCATGGCACGACGCTTTCTACAATGAGGCCTTGCCAATCTTTTTATTTGAGACTTACTTACAATTATTTTGTATTTATGAGCTGTACATTCCCTAACATACTTAATTCCTAATTTGTAATCTGTCATCTTGTTATCACCATAAAAAACCCTTCCATAATTTTTGCCTATGATTTTTAATGCTTCAATAAAGTAATCGTTCTTTTTATAATTAAGAAATTGATCTTTATCAAGTCTAACTTTGCAAAATTTTATTGTAGGTAAAAATTCGTATACTATACTAAAATCCATTCGTTTATTATTAAAATAATGTTAAGTATTGAAAAATATGGAATATCTGCAAAGATACTTATTTTTCACCTATTGTATTGCTCAAAAACACTGTAAACACTCTATTATGCCGCAAGAAGCATACGCTGTGCCTGCTGTGCAGCCTGCATATTTGCTCCCTGCTGTACCTGTTGGGCAAGTTCGGGCGAAAGTCCGTCCGGCATCTGACCCTGCTCCAGTTGTTCGCGCTGGCTCTTGATGCTTTGCAGGAGTTTGTCGGCAAATGGGAAGTCTCCGTGTTCAAGCAACTGCTCAACCGAGATAGCCTGCACCTCAAACAACTTCATCAGAATATCGTTCGCAATTGCACGGTATGCCGGAGTAGATGTGCTTTCAACAATCGACAGGTCAAATTCAACGTCACGGATTTTGCGCGGATCATACTCGACGATTGCAGAGTTTTTGCCTGCGATGTTGAACACTCGCGGAGTATCATAGAACTGCTGAATGTTCTTGACATCCTTTGTAGCACCGTCCTTGATGAACGAGGAGAACGTATCCAGTAAGTCAAGCAACGACGTAGTGGCGTTCTGCGCCTGCTGATTGTATAGGCTTGCCGACATTCCCGAATATCCGGGCTTGCCCTGCAATGCGCCGTTCACACCCGATATGTCCTCAAAGAATTTCAGCTGCATATTCAGCAACTCGGTTATGCCTATCTGTGTGCAGTTGTTGGCAATCTGCTGTGGCAACGGTGTCCCTGCCTTGGTTTGCTTTATCATTATCACGCCGTTGAAGCGCGCCCACTCATCGGCAATATCTTCAATTGACATACCTTTGGGCAAGCACTCTTCGGGGAAGAGAAGCACACCCTTTGCACTTGCACGCATAATCCAGTCGTACATTGTGATTAGGCGATTGGTGTATCGCTGTTGGTCAATCACATTGCTCACGAAAGAATGAATCTCGCCGTCGATAAACGGATATGCCTTGAACACATAGGGGTGGCTCTTGTGGTCGTATGGTGTCTCGCCTTCTTCCAGTATGTCACCGAAAGGCGTAAGGAAATAGTAATACCAGTAGGAGTCCATGAACCACTCATACTGAATCAGCGGTATATCTTCTTTCGCCATGCCCAGTTCCGCGCCCTCGCGCAGGCGTTCCCGGTTCACCCTGCCGACAAATTCCTCATAATCCTCCAACTCGATTTTGAATACATCACCGTTGTTTACATCATGACAGCGGTAGCGTGGCTTGCTCTCCTTGCGCCACACCTCTATCACTCTGCATCGTGTGCTGTCGTATGGGACGAGGAAATCATAGTACCCCTGTAATGGATAGCCGAAATAGTCAAACGTCGCACCCACTACTTTCCTGTCGCGCGCATTTTGGTATATCTCGACAAGCCTTTTGTAATCAGCCGGGTTATGTGCAAATCTTCCGCATAACTCTTCAAACGATATGTCATGCACCTCTCCGAGGCAGGATACATCCCAACCTCGGAAGTCGCGCATATTATTGTCGATGAAGAAATTGTTTGGCTGAACATAGTCCGTCCAACAATCCAGTTTGTCATCGCGCCAGCCATACCACTTGCGTTGTACCACAAAGCCGGAGATTAAAAACTCCTCCATGCACCGGGCATTAATCTCGGTCATGCGGTTGAGCTGCATATTGCATTGCAGGACGGTTGACATCGTTTCGCCGTATTTCTGCTCATCGCGGTCCCTCGCCGTGCAGGTAGGCTCTTTGGCTTGACTGCGGTACACACCCAGTACAGCCTGTACCATTCGCCGGATAAGGTTGTTCTTCAGTGCGACATTGCCTTGCGACTTGATGTAGTCCTCTTCTCTAATCATTTTGCCGTCAACGCAGATGTAATCATCCCATTGCCTGCCGTAGGTATAGTTTTTATTGCGCTCCCGGTCCCGGCGGAAAGTTTCCATCGCCAGCCAATACTGCTGGGCCTGCCATAGGACATCAAAAGCACGGTTACCCCCCAGACTTTTGGAGTATGCCACGCTGTCCATTTCACCCTTGGGCATCACGCGGCTTGCCCTATGTAGTCTTTTATTGCGTGATTTCTTCTCTTCCATTGTGCTTGGTATGTTGTGGACGGTGCAAATGCAGTGCAAACGAGCGCAATGAAAGTTATCTTTCAAATTGCCGAGTGCAGCCTGTATTTGCGTTAGCAAAGATATATCCCTGCACCGTCCACAATCGTTTAACTATTGTTGCGTGTCACTCAATTCTCTTACCATGTCGCGTTTGAGCGTCAGTATCGCCTGTGCGCAGGAATCACGCTGTGCAGGCGTGGTGGCGTTGAGCCACTCTTTTGTCAACTCGTCAACATCATGCTTGTATGCTCTGATGATTTCGTAACGGCTGAATTCGGGTGTGGCTTCCAGTTCATCAAGCAGCTCATAGTAACGGTCCTCGTCACGGCTCTTGACTTTCTTGATGTCGCGGACGTGGTCTTTAGTCGCCTCAAACTCTTCAAGCCACTGGGTCATGTTCGGACTTGCTTGCGTATCAGTTTCGCGCGTCAGCCTCTCTTTGGCAAGAGTGTTGCTCTTCTTGCGGTACTTGTCCATGATTTTTTCGCGCTGCTCATTGCCGTAGGCCCAACCGATCATAGGTGCGCCTCGCCTTACTTTGTATCGGGCATAACGCTCGGCGATTTCGTAAGGGGTCATTTGGCTTGCCTCTTCGCCAGTCGCTCCCAACTCGTCAAAGTAGATTTTGTCGAGTTGGCTCTGCGGACAGTTGATGACCCTTGCCATGAGCAGGGCGCACTCGCGTGAGGTCTGTGCATCATCACCACACACGTCCATGACGGCAACGACAGCATCAGTCAGTGACTGGGGATTGACGCCGACAGCCGACTGCACAAGCAGGTTGATAACATCGTTCATCGCGGAAATCTCGTCAGTATTCCACTTTGTCCAGATGTTTTCCAAGTCGCTTGACAACGGCATATCTTTCGATGCAACCCACGGTGTTATCTTTTCTCCCTTTGCCCATGCGTTGAGCGTATTGCTATATACGTCACCGCCGGTCAGACCCTCGATGCTTCCGAACATGGTGTGCGTGAATACGTCATCCAACATCTTGTCTTTCTCGTCATCATCGTTGCCGAAGATGAGGTAAGGCAGGTATGCGCCCATGTTCCATGCGAGTTGCAGGACGTAGCCGAAGATTCCGACACGCACAAGGTCGCGGATGATACCACGGCGGTATTCCTGCTTTGCGTTGCGGTCTGCCTTGTCGGGGTCTATTCCGTCACGTCTCATTTGCTTTGCCATGAACTCTTCCGACAATGACTTATAGCCGGGTGTCAGTCGGCGGCCGATGTTGCGGATTGAGTCATAGAGTTGTCGGGTGTACGACATTGACGAGTTGCGGAACACGGTGAACAGCACGCTCAACCATGAACGGTCAACCTGCATGGTGGAGAGGAACGCGCCCTCGCTTGACTGCTGGGTCTGATTGAAGAGGATAGTCGCATCCTGCTTCGCTCGTTCCTCGGCAACATCCGGGTCGTATCCCTGACGCTTGTACTTGGCGAGTTTGGTCTGATACATGGCGTGTGCGCCGATTGCGACTGTCAGAGCGTCCACAAAGGCATTAGGGGCCATGCCGACACGCGAGGCGAGTTCAACGACACGGCTACGCCACATCTTCCAGTCCATTTCGGATTTGAGCAGGCGCGGGTCGCCTGCCATACGGCTGCGCCAACGCTTCTCAAACAAAGGCAGATTCTTCATAGACCAACGCCATGCACCTATAGGGTTGGCGATATTGGCGGCAAGGTATAAGGGGTTGCTGTCCGAAGCATAGGCAGGCATCGAAAGGAACTGCTTTAATGCCGTGAATACTCGGAAACTTACCTTCGCGGCTGTAACACCTTTGGCTATGTTGACTGCTGATTTGTCAAGAGCTGCAATCGGCGGTCGGTATGCGCCTGCAGCCATACTGCACACGTTGCGGAAATTTTTCCACAGCGTCTTGCCTGCACCGTACACACTGCTCATGTTCATCACTTGGTTGCGGAAACGCTTGTATGAAAGCAGAGTGTTGAGGTCGCGGTTGAACTCGGCGAAAGCGGCCCAACGCTCCATCTGCTGAAGATGATCGAGAATTACCGAGAACGCATTGGCACCGGTCACGTCAAGGGCGAGATTGTTGCGCCTGCGCTTGATGATACTGCCGGTTGAGGTTGCAGGCAGGGCGGTGTCGGTCGTATCGTCTGCCACGTCCACATCTTCCAGTCTTGCGTTGGCAAGTATCTTCAATGGGAAATAGTTTTCGATAGCGGCCATTGACGCGCCGAACATACGCTTGTGAACTTCGTTGTACTCGTTGCGCTTGTCAACAAGGAACTCTTCCTGCATCCAGTCTGCAAGCTGCATGAATTTCGGGTCAAGGAAATTCTTGATGTCCTCAATATCTTCCTCGGTGATACCCATACGGCGCAGTTTCATACGGCCGTCACTCATATTGTCAGCCATGTAGATGTAGAGCAGGTTGCCCTGCGTCAGTTCGTGGTCTTTCATCTCGCCGCCGTCAAAGAACCTTACGGACGCTTTCGGCAATTTGCGGTCAATGGTGAAGAGGTCGCCCCACGTCATGTCCTTGCCATATATCTCGCTGACTTTAGCGTCAAGCGCTTTCAGAGCGTCACGATACCCGGTGTACTCCTTTTCGGTGGCTGTTACCCAGTCGCGCATATAACGGTTCCACAGGTAGCCCTCGCCCCGTGAGTTCTTCTTGCCGAACATTCGCAACATCTGGTCAAATGTGGCGAGAGGCGAAAGCAGGAATCGGGCAAAACTATTGTTTACCATTTTCTGCATTCGGTCATCCTTGTGGTGTTCATCGGTCGGTCTGCCTTCCATATCGGAGTTTGCGTTGTGGTGGATTTCTTCAACGCGCTGTTTCTCGGCTTCGCGCCATGCCTTTGCACGCTCAACGCTTTCACTCAGCACACCGCCTACCTGCTCAACGAGGGAGTGGAATGCCTCGGCACGCTCAATCTTATTCTGACGGATAGCGTCCTCGGTGGATTCTACATACTGGCGGTATGCGTCCTCGGTCATCTGACCTGCATCCTTGGCTTCCTTTGCTTCCCTTATTGAGTCGCGCAGGGCCTTTTCCTCGGCTTTGCTCTCAGTGATGTCCTCAACATACTGGCGTGCTATTTGCAGACCTGCATACTCAATCGTTGCCTCGTCTGCAATGGCTTGGTCGGTACTGCTCATTCGGTTGATGGCTTCGGCAATGCGGTTGTCTATGTCATCTTTGGGCAGGGAAGTTGACTTCCTAACCACCTGCGCTATGCGCTGTCCGTCCGGGTCAAGTTCTCCCTGCACCTTGATACCGCGTGCATCAACACGGCTACCGCGAATGCTCAACAGTCTGCCGAGGGTGTTTGCACCCATTCGCAGCTGATTGTCAACCATGATGTCCATTACCTTTTGAACATACTGGCTCACGTCCTGCTTGCCGACAACATTGTTGATTGCGCCCAGTATTCTCTTTGTTTCATACTTGCTCAAATCATCAAGCAGATTGTTGTCCATGAGGACACGGGCGAGGTCGGCAACGCTCTTCACGGTCGTAATGTCATACTCGCGCTGACGTGCCATTGCCTGACGCAGGTGGTTGAGGTTGCCGCCGATAGCACGCATGACATCGCGCTTCGCCTGCAAGTTGCCTGCGTTAGCCTGCATCGCCTCGGCTTTCATCTTGGTGATTGTTTCCTCCAGTCCCAGGCCGGGGTCGCGGAATCGGGTCACTTCGTCAGCGTCATAGCCGGTCCGTCTGCGCATAACTGCGTCCTCTGCATCGGCAAAGACACCTTTCTTGTGCAGGTTCTTCCATGACTTGTAGAGGATGTATGAAAGGTCTTTGTCGTTGAGGCGTATGCTCTTGGTGATTTTAAGACCTTGCAGGAACTTGTCAAGGAAAGCCTGCACTTTCGCTTTGATTTTGCCCCAAAGCGTCAGTTCGTCACGGCTCATCTTCTCAAAGCCCTCGCTTCCGATTCGGCCGCCGAGGTCTGACATATATTCCTCGGTGGCTTCCTTGCGAAACTCCTCGCGCTTCTTCTCGGCTTCCACACACGCTTCTGCCATGTCAGTGTAGTAGTTGGCGTTCACATCTTCCACGGAACGCTCATGGGCCTGCGCCTTGCGCACACGCAAGCGGTCGGCTTCCTCATTCACCATTTTGTCGGTCATCTTGTCAATGACTTTGCGGATAGGATTGGATGCGTGGTCGTAAACCTCACCGAGGAATTCATCAAATCGTTCCTCTCCAACGAGCGCACGTAGACCCTTGTGTCCTACGACCTCATGCACAAATGTATTGTCCACGTCAGCCACATCACGGTTGTTAGGCAGGACGATAACAACCTCATCATCCTTTGCGCTCCACCAGCCTTTGGCACGCCTCTCCCTGCGGCTGTATCTGGGCTTGCCGTCTTCCGACATTTTCGTTAGCTCTGATTCATCCGTTATGACCCTCACATGGATGTCCGATTTTTCCGACAATTCCTTCACCCGGTCGCGCATATTGAGAATGTTAGCCTCTGAACTTGCCCGTTCAAAAAATTGTTGTAACTTTGCATCAACAATCCCGTCATATGGAAGTTTCGGCCTGCGTAAGATTGCAGAATCCGTTTCTCCTGTGACGGGCTTTTCGTACACATCCACGTTTGACACAAAGCAGGAATGCACTCCCGTTGTATTGTCTATAGTTTTCTGCACAGTCATGCGAACGTAATAATCCTGATCATCAATTCTCGCTTTGTTCACGTAGTTGTCAAAACTTGATACGTTCGGATGTACTTTATGTTCTGTGCCATCAACATGCAATGTGCCTCCTAATGAATCACTCTCCGAATATGCTAAGACAGAAGTAGACAACAATTCATCAAGTTGTGGTACAACTTGAGCAAAAAGACCACCTTGCTTATAGTTTTTACCAAAAGCCGTACGTAAGAATTGAATCTTACTACCATCTTTTATGACATCAGGCAACGCGCGGTATTCAGAAAAAAGTTCGGCCTTGCTCATTTCGTTGCGCTTCACCTCTATTGGCTCCAGTGCATGTATCGCACGCAACCGTTCACCCTCGCTCAACGCCTCCCCCTCACGATACTTGTTGCCGTCCTCTCCTGTCGGGATGTTTGCGTAACCCATATCACCATCACCCCTAAAAGCAGTCTCCAAAAATATCTGATCTTCGCGAGCTACATCTTCAGTAGCTTCAGCCAGCAGTGTCCTACGAGTCTTGTCTTTATAATTGATTCGTTTTTGGACATTCCTTGCCTCAACCTCTCCCGCTATACGCTTGTAGGCATCCATTCGGTCAAAATATGCTGCTTTTTCAAGCTGGTCTGCCGAAAAATTCAAAACGGCATTCTCAACAGTCCACTGCACATCATCCCTTTTGTCATAATTTTCAAACGGATATAAGTTGTTATTCTTAGCTTCTTTAAGTACGTTTTTGATTGCATAATATAAACGTTTGTACTTGCCTTTCCTCACTAATTCATCCGCCCTTCTTCTGTATGAGGAAAGCCAACGCAGCTGGCTGCCGTCAAAGTCGCTCAATTCTAATCCCATGATTGCTTCAAATGCGTTTTCCGGCGAACTTCCAAAAGCAAAATGTTCCTCATGTTGAATCGCATGCTGAATTTCATGGACAAGCGTCAAACGAATATTCTTTTTTGTATTACCACTGCGAGCCCGATTAATTAGAATCTTGTTTTCTTTTGGGTTACACCATCCTACATATCGTGTTTCCGGCATAAAAACATACTTCACTTTCGTATCTTTCAATGCAGGATAAGAAATATAAAGATTATCATCATGCCATATGTCACTTAAACGTACTTCACTTTTGTTGTCTTTTGGTGGAATATATTCGCCGTCAGGCTCTTCGTATCTCCACTTTCTATCTGCACCTCGTTCCCATCCGGTAGCTATCTTTATCTCTTTGGCTGATTTACCCGATGACTCCATTTTTCGGGCAATTCCAAGATTGTCAAGCCTCCATGTCGCCGACATAGCTTTGTCAAGTCTTAATGCTCCTGTTTCCCCTGTAAATCGATACCTAATAGCATCTTGCGCACTTTCTCCTTCCGAAAATTGTGGATTATCAGATTCAGTAACCGACTGTGTTGCTTTGCTTTGCAAAGAACTTTCCGCGCTCTCCGCTTGTTTATCTGCTGACTTATCGACAAAGTCGCTCGGCCCTCTATTTATTTGATTCTTCGCAGAGAAAGTATTAACTTTGCCGTCAGAAGATATAACATTGTCGGACGTAGGAACAAGGTCCGGTCCCTCCGTTTCAGTCGGAGCCTCGGTTAAGTACCTTTCAGAACTGAGGGACAAACTTTCAGAGAGATGTAGGATTTTACTATTCTGCATCTCTTTTTTTATTGCTTTGCCCTCTGCCTCATGGCTGCTTATAGAAACCTCCATGCCATCGCGCTTAACGGTCACTGACTCAAAATGCACAAGACGGCTTCCATCGGATTTGATGAATGTCTTGACAAAAAGATACTTGCTATCACGCTCTGCTCCGTCAGCAGGTGCGTGTTTCTCCATGATAACATCGGGAGAATTGAGTGTCGGATGTATCATGCCGAAATACTCTGTTCTTTTCAGTGAGTAGAGTTTCAGCAACTGATTTGCTCCCATTTTAACCGTGCCAAGAGGAGTGTCAACGGTGCCGTCCTCTCCGAACTGAGCAATCCAATTTTCGGGTGTCAGTTCAATCGCAGGAGCGACTTCGGCATTTACTTCCATTCGTGCAATCAAATCCGTTGCCTCCTGCTCTGAAAGAGAACGACCGACCATGCTGTTGTCTTCTATCGGCTTAACACTCTTGTACTCGGCAAATGGTTTGGTCTTGCGCTTGCTCGAGCCAATCCACTTCTTGAACTCTTCCTTGCTGACATGGGTAATCGCTCCGAGACCGGTCCATCCCTGCTCATAGTTGGAGAGATACGCCTCGCGTGCGGCCTCCTCCGAGGGGAAGCCGTACATTACCTTATGCTCATCAAACGAGCCATCCTCGTTCACTTGGTCAACGACAAACACATCGCCCTCTTCGGGAGTGTCGGAAAGGAACACGTCTATATGGTCACCGTCCACGCCCTCCGTGCCACGGATATAGCCGTAGTCGTTCTGCATGACGGTTTCCCACGGCTTGCCGTCAGCACCAGTGCCACGGCGCACACTGCCTTTGGCATTCTCTATGCTGATGTTGTAGCCGTCAACACGGCGGTGTTCCATTTTGTAGTTGCCTGCGGCTTTCTGCGCCTCGGTCGGTTCTGCCTGCTGTGCCTGCATACCGCCGTCAATGTAGTCGGCAATCTCCTTGAGGTCGCCGAAGTCGTGGCTGTCAAAGGTCAACTGACTGCCAGTATATGAGTCGTTCTTATCGGGAGCGTCCGTTTGGATGACCTCATGTTTGCCGTCAACGTAGAGTTTACGTTTGTAGATGGATTTGTCAGGCGCGGGGCCTTCCTCTTCCCACTCTTCGCCAACGCTGATTCGTGCGCGGAGTGCGGCTTCTTCGGGGGTGTCCTCGTATAGGTCGTTGCCGAGTGGCTCTAACTCTGTGAACTCGGTGTCGCCTGCAACTGGCTGTTGAGACTCTGCACCGCGTTCATCATCATGCGGAGTTTGTTCACTTGCCTCGCTTCGTTCACGCTGTTCTGCGTCTGCTTCGGCTCTGCGCTTGCGCTCCGCAATGGCAGCGTCCACGAGTGCCTGCTGTTCTTTTGGGGTTGCATTTCTAAAATGTTCGTTTACGGTTGTAAGTATTTCTTCTTTGGATGGGATCGAGCCGGAGAAGATGTCAATCTGACCGCCCGAAGCCTGCGCGGCCTCGTTGTTGTATGAGGTCAGCACCTTGCGCAGGTCGCTCGGCTTTCCGCTGTTGAGAATATCTGCAAGCAGGAGCGCGGTCGCGTCAGTGATACGGCTGTCACCGAACTCATCATCAAACAATCCCTGCATACGACCGAAAGGCGATACAGGCATACCATCGGTATATACGTCCGGCATGGCAGTCTTGGCGCGAGCGACAAGATCAACAGCTTTGGCAAGTTCATCGCTGATGTCGTAGCCGTTTCGTGAGAGAGTGCGGTTGTTGGCAATCTCGCTCAAACCCATGACGATTGACTGGCGCAGGGTCGGAACGGAGATAATCTGACGCACGGCATCGGGCGAGGCTTGGAACACTTTGCCGATAAGAGTGTTTTCGATTAGTTCCTTGCCAGTGGCCGACAATGCCGTGCCAGTACGCATTTCAGGGAGTTGCTTGTCGTTGATGACACCGGCCTGCATGAGTGCGCCCAGTGCCTGCGCTACGGCTTTCTCGTTTGCATAGTAGTCCGGGAGGCGGTCGTAACGGCTGATGTCATTGACAATGCTGTTGAAAACATTGTCGGGAACAATCTTGCCGAGTTTCACGGCGGCTTCGGGCTTGCCCTGCGATTTCTTCTCCTGCGCATTGAACCGCGCAAAAGTTGTGGCATCGTATGGAAGAGCCTCGTCCGGCACGAACACCACGCGAGGATTCTTCATGCCTGCAACCTGCTCCGGAGTAAAGCCGAATTTCTTATGACCGAACTGGGCGAGATAGTCAACGTATGCCTTGTCAGTACCTATGCCTGCGGCGAGGTCGCCCGACATGGTGCGGTTGTTGCCCGAAAGCACAACGCCGTCTCTGCTGACGATAACAGGGTCTTGCAAGGCGCGGTTGTCATAACTGCTTGCCATACCCTCTACAATCTGCTGTGCGTCCTTATCGCGCATATAGTCGCGGTCATTGACGCTCTGGCCGTTCTCGTCAATCGGGAAGCCCTCGGTAGGCTGATAGGCATTGTTCACGTCATGGCTCGGCGAGGCGGCTCCTGCTTCGGTCAGCACATAGCGACCAGTGAGGGTTGAGCCGTCGGGTAGGGTGATTGCATCGGCATTGCCCTCAACTTTGGGAGCTGCGTCCCATTTGTCCTTAATCTTTGGATTGACGGCATGAACACCTATGCGCTCCTGCTCGGCCTGCTTATCTGCCTTGATACGCTGTTCCTCTTCAAATCGGGCGACAGCCTCATCATAGGCGATAGTGTCACGCTGACGGCGTTCTTCTTCCTGCTGACGGCGCAACTCTGCATTGCGCGAAGTATAGACACCAATAATGCCGTTCCATGCATCAAGACGTGCCTGTGTGTCTGCAATCTGTTGGTTGTATTGGACGAGTTCATGCTGATACTGCTCGGCGGCCTCACGTTTTGCTTGCGCCATGGCCATGGGCGAGCCTTTCAGCTTAGGTGCTTTCTGCGTTGGAGGTTTCTTCTTGAGCGCTTCAAGGTCGGAGGTCGCCTGTTGCACCTGCGCCATAGCGATGTCAACTGCATCTGCCTCCCCACCGACAGCCTCAACAAGTCCGCCCCAGGCCGTATCTTTATCCACAGCCTCAAACCTCGGCTCGCCCTGCTCGTTGATAGGAATACGAGAGAGTGCGGTCTGCTGTCCGCTTTCTGCGCTTGGGACCGTTTCGGGCGCGATTTCTGCGTCCGAAACTGGGTTTTCGGCAGGATTGGGAACGCTTTCGGGCGTTTCGGGAACGCTCTGCGCTTCCATAGCCCTGCGCTGTTGTTCATATTCCAATCCCTCCAGTCTGCCACGTCCGAAATCATCAAGGCTACCCTCGTTCAGATAGGAACGACTTGCCTCAATCGCCTCTGCCAATTCTTTATCAGTGTAATTAGTAGCGGCGATACCTTGCTCATATCCTCGGTCATACGCCTCGGTGTCGGCGGTCGCAGGTGCTTCCGCTTCGGCAGGCTGGGCTAATGGGGCTATGTCATCCTGCTGTGGGGCTTCTGCATCTGTGGCAGAATCTTCGGGGGCAACGGCATTGTCGCCAAAGATATTCATCTGCTCCTGCTCGATCACCGACAAAGCGGTGTCCAGTTCGTCCTGCGGATTGACAGCCTCTGACACTTGGAAGATTTGGTCGGGGGATGTAAACTTATACTCCCCGGTCTGCGCGTCCATGACAACGACACTCTCCGAAGAGTTGTGTACGTCAACGGCAGAACCATCGGGGAACATTACGACATCGCCCTTGACGATATAGACCGGTCGGTCATCCACTTTCATTGTGGCCGGGATAATCACGCCGTTGTCCTTGTGGGTGCGCTTGGCAACGCTCTCCTCAACCTCGGCACGCTTGCGGTCGGCTACCTCGTTGGAAGCGTCCATAACGCCGTCAAGAGCCGCCTTTGCGTTGATGTAGTAGAGGACAGCGTCTTTCTGCTCTACGGTCAGTTCGGGGTCATCGACCAACGCCCACGGATTTTCATTCACATGGAACATATAGTATTCGGCTTCCGAACCGAAAGCGTCCTCAACTGCTTGATAGGCTTCCTGCATACGCAGGGCGATAGCGTCCACATCAGCCTGCACTGTCGGGTCGCCCTCTTCAAAGCGTCCGTACAACTCGCGGCCCTGCTCATACTGGCTCTGCGCCTCTGCTTGCTCCGGGGTAGGCTCTGCGGCCTGCTGACGTGCCTCTTCGGGGAAGAGCCGTTCAAGATACGACTTGACAACCGCCTGCTCCGCTTCGGTGCGCTTGCTCGGCATCTTGCGCAGGACTGCATCGACATCAGTGCCAGTTTCCTCTTTCAGAACCTCGCGGATTGCTTCGGGGCGATAGCGGTCTGCAATGTCTCGGTTGCGCTCAATAGCGTCATCAAGGAACTCAACCAACTGCCTCTGCGATTCGGTCACGTCCTTGTTGCCTGCCTTGACAGCGCGGTAGATTCTCTTGATGGTTGCAGGGTCGGCACCGGGCGACACTTCGCTGATAGCGGCATCAAGCACCATGTCATCGGCAACGGCTTCCTTGAATCGCTCACCAATGTCCACAGAGTTGAGTTCTGCCTGACGCATGATGTTGTCGGTTTCCTGCTTGGCTTCCTGCTCGTTCTTGAATGTGCGACTGGTTACAACCTCGCCATCAGCGGCCATGGAGTTGACGGTCACACGTCCGTCTGCGTCCGTGGTGGTTGTGTACCCAGTAACGGAAGCCATTGGGAGTCTGCGCCCGGTAAGGATGTAGTATGCTTTTGCGCGTGCGGACTGGCTGACCCTGCCATCCTGCATGAGTTCTTCCATTGAGGAATAGCCGTCAAATTCGGGGTTGCGACTGATTGTTTCAGCCTCAACGCGCTCGGCTCTCAACTCGATCGCGCCCTCGGCAGGGTCAATGTCGGGTCGCTGAACTTCCTGCACTCGGTCACGGCTGAACAAGTCGGCGAGTTCGCCATAGCCTGCTCTGCGCAGCTCTTCGCGCTCATCGGAGGTGAATGACAAGTCACCCTGACTTGCATCCAAATTCCTGCGCAGACGTTCCTCGAAGTCCATGCGGTTGTGGTTGCGCTCTGCCTGCGTCAGCGGTCGGCCGTCAACCGGTTTGACTGGTCGCAGACTGGCGATAACTCGCGGTGCGCTTTTGAGTCCGTGCTGTGCTTTGAAGCCTAACATCATCGCCAAGTTGTCAGTCCACACGTCCATTGCATCGGCATCGCCGGTTATCCATTCGGGAACGGAGAATATTGTACCCTCGGCAAGGGTCGATACTGCAACCTCACCGAAGCGCACGCCTGCCTTGCCTGCTGTGGAGGTGGTTGCCTTGACAGTTTTGTCAGCGACATTACCGATGACTGGCGACAATGTGCCAGTCACACTACCGAGGACGAGACCATGACCGCCTGCGCTTAACACCGCTCCGGCTGAATAGCCCTCGTTTTCCCCGGTTTCGGGGTTGATGTGTCCACCATGCAGGAACTGGCTCTCTCCCTCTTTCAGCATTTCGTATGTGGCGAAGTTACCTCCACCTGCGGCCGCGCCGGTGATGATACGACCGGTGAGTGAGGACGAGAAGAGGCGTGAGCCTACCTGCGTACTCATTGACGTGGCGGCTCTGCCTGCAATGAAACGACCGCCGAGATTGATTGCTCCTTTTCCTGCGAGTGAGCCGACACCGCCAGACACCCATGTCACGGGGTCAACCGCCATGCCAGTAACGGTGCCTGCAATCTGCGCCACGCGGTGATTCTTGCCGTACTCACCCATAGCGGCCTCATAAGCTGCAAGGTCGCCACTCGTTCCTGCTTGGCTTCGGGCAAGGCCCTTGCTGATCGAGTTAATCACGTTCATGTCGGCGACTGTACGACCGAAGTATTCCAGTGTGCTTTTGGGCGTGTTCTGCTGAACGGCATACTGATATACGGCATTGTCAGTCAACTGGCGTGCCATCTGCGATGCGGTTGCCTGCAATTCCTCTTCGGATGCGCCGGGGTACTGCTGACGCAGTCGGTTATAGCAGTTGGTGGTTACCTTTGAACCTACGCGATTCCACGCATTGTCCATCATCTTCTGAAGGTCAAAGCGTGTCATGTGCGAGATATTGTCATCGTGGCGGTTCATGGACGTTGTCACGATACGCATTTCGCGTCCACCACCCATAGCTGCATAACTATCCCAGTGTTTCTTGGCATTGCGCTCTTTGTCTGCCTTGTGCTTTTCCTCAGCTTCCTGCCAAAGTTCTGCCACGGCATCATAGGCAGGGGCCTGCGCGTCATATTGCGCCTGCATTTCCACATCTTCGGGCTTGGCAGGGTCAAGTCCGTTCTGCTTCATACGGTTCTCGAACTCGCGCTGAAGGCGTGCGGTGCGTGCGCCGTATTCTGCTTGGTCTGCCTCAATAGCGTCAACAGTGACACTGCCATCAGGGAGCAGCCACTCGGTGACAAACTTGCCATCTATGTATCTAATCCCATACGGAACAGGTGATTGACTGTTTTGGACTGCACCTGCATCCTCTGATGACTTCCCGGGAACCGATTCTGAAGTAGGAACAGGGGAGGGCGCTATCCCCGCAACCCTTGTCGGCATACCCATCAATCTTGTACGCTCCCTGGCGTTCTTGAGTTTTTCCCTACCGTCCGCGCCAAGGGATTCCACTTTGCGGCGCACATTATCCGTATGCTCTTTAGAAACCCTGTCAAAATCATCAAGCAGACCGGTTATTCGCCGAGACTCCTGCTCTTTCCGTGAAGTTGTCGGACTCCATTCCTTTGCCGCTTGAGGTGGTTCTTTTTCATCAGGAGTCTGCATAGAGGAATCCATTAGAACACCCGACACACTTCCCACATTCGTGGGAGTCTCCAGCATATCCGCCTTGAACTCCGCAAATTCCGGAGGATTATACCCATGTCTGACAAGCGTATTTCTTACACCTTGTAAGTTTTTGTCCTCCCGCATATCCTTGACGAACGTCTCATATTCCGGAGGAGTGTACCCTTCCTTTTTAAGAGTGTTATATATCCCTCGTAAATTTTTATCATTCTGTCCCATTTTCAATAGCCTTTATTGTCTTCTTCTCCATAACCTTTACCTTTTGCAGGTTTCTTTTTACTTGTGCGCGAGGTTTTATGCTTACTGTCAGTTTCTTCGGTATACGTTATTTCTTCCAAATCATCACCCCAGTTGGCCGGATCATATGTCCCTTGCCTGCGCTCATAGTCAATGGCAGCTTGCCGGGTCATGAACGGCCTTAGCTTACCATCCTTACCCAAGCCTTGGTGTTCCTTAACGTTTGAACGACCATGAGCTGCCGCAGACGCACGAGAGTTGGCGGCTGATGCGTCTAAACTGCCTTTCCGCGCCCTTTCGGTGGCGATTTTAGCCTGCTGGAGTTCCGGAGCTGCCTCGGCTTCGGCCTGCGCTGTGATGGCTTCCTGCTCGGCTCTTGCTGCTTTACCTGCCTGCTCACGCTGTTTGTCGGGTTGCAGGGCTGCGGCCCATCCGTGCGCCTCCACCTCCCTTTCTGCCTTTTCGCGCGCGAGTTTTTGCCGTTCCTGCTGTGCTTCCAGTTCGCGCAGGGTCGCGGCTCGTTGGTTCTCAAGGTCGCCGAGTTTAAGCGAGAAATTCAGGTATTGGTCACGCTTTTTTTCGCGCTCCGCTTTCAGCTTTTCCAGATGTGCATCCACAGTCTTCATACTCCCTTTATCATGGTTATACATATTTGGGGCATACTGCGAGGTGAAATAAAGGTTGCTCAACGCCGAAATGCCGTCACTGACAGCGGCGATGATACGTTTTGACTTTTCCCTGCGTTCACGCTTCTTGCGTTCTTCGGGCGTTTCAATCCGGATCTCTTCCGCGTCCATCCAGTCTTTAATGGTCTTGATTTGGCGGTCAGTGCCTGCTGTAGCGTCCACACGCTGTTGCTGCTCAGGTGGCAGCGCTTGCGTTTCCGCTTGCTGTGGCTGTGGTGTGGATGTTTCAGGATACGAGCCGAAACAATCCGTTTTTATAACATCCTTCAATTCAGCCATACCCTAATCATCAAATGCACTGCCAAATTCTGCACCGGCCTGTGCCACACCCTGCACGGCCTCCGATATAGCTTTCGCCTTATTGGCCTCCATATCATTCAGCGCACCCTGTATTTGTGCATCGCGCTGTTGAAACCGCTCCTCAATCCCGTCTTTGCGCGCCTCGGCATTTACAGCAATCTGAGATGCTGCTTCGGCCAAAGCTTCATTATTGGCGGCCTTAGCCGCCGCTACGCTCTCTTCCGTTCCACCTGTCACAGCCTGTACACCTGCAGCCTGCCGGTTACGGTTTCGGATTGATTCCTCCGTCTTTGTCAATATGCGTTGAGCGTCCGCCCGTTGTGTAGCATCCTCGTTATACCGGCGATTAAACCAGTCCTTGTTTGCCTGCTGTTGAGTCTGCAAACTCTTCTTGACATTCTTCATGGCTTTACTTGCCGAGATACCGCCGAAAATGCTCCCGATTGCTCCAAGCGAGCCGCCCACTATACTTCCTATCATGATAGCAATGTTTCAAAAGTTATAATTCGTGTGCTAATTTACGGCTGTATATTTGCAGGCAACTTTTAAGTTTTGTATCATCGTGCCAGTGAGCGCAGAGTGGAGCTTACTCCGGCTATGCCGAACGCAGCCGATGAAAAACATAGTTAATCATGGCAAAAGGTAAGAAAACAGGTGGGCGACAAAAGGGTACGCCCAACAAGGAAAACCCTCTCAAAGGGTATCTTCGCGCTCATAGCCTCGCATACTTTGAGCCTCGTGTACAGACTGACCCCATAACTGGAGGGTCGCGTGAAATTCAGCGTCAACGCCTCGTGCAAGATGAAGAGGGCAACGTATATAAGGTTATAGACCTCATACCGCTCACTGACCACGTGTCCGGGCTTCCTCTCAACATTTCGGACTTTGAGGCTGACATGATAGCATTAAGCCCTAACGAGCGCGTCAATGCAGAACTGCGCCTGCTGGAGTTCCATACGCCGAAGATGAAAGCCGTTGAGGTTGACATGGACGTTCACGGCTCAGTCGTGACGATTGAGGACCGGTTGCGCGAACTATGCGGAGAAGATGAAGAGGACGATGACTGACGCGCCCGGCGGTCTATTCAATCTACTTTTAGACGCAACCATTGGTTTTTACTCATAGCGAATTTAAATATTAATAAACTCGGAAGCGACACGTCCGTGAGGATAGGTCGCTTTTTCTACACCGCCATTTCAGAAACCTAAACTGAACCAAACGTAAACCAAAATAAAACCAAACACAAACCAAAACCGAACCAAACGTAAAGCTTCGCGCGTGCGCGCGGGAATATCCTTTATGGAATTCCTCTATGGATTAGGACGTATTATATTAAGTCAAATATAATACTACGGATATAGGATAAAGGAAGAAAAACTTAAATCAAAGTTTTTCTATAGAGTAGGAGTCGGAATATAGTTCGCTTCGCTCCGGCGACGCCGACATTTAAAAATTTTTTTTGAAGATTTTTTTCTTTTGGCTGACGCGCCATAACCTGCTCCGCAGGAAAGAGCCATCGACCTCCGGTCGCTTTTGAGTCTGTCGAGAAAGAAAAAGAAAAAAGTTCCGCGCAAAAAGAAAAAGAGCCACGCCGATGTTGCGTGACCCAAAAGAAAAATCAGAAAAGTTTTGGGATGAGCGTTATTGCAGCTTGCTTATGCTTGTCCAGGATCTTTGCGTAAACCTGCGTTGATTCAATGGACTTGTGCCCCATGAGTTTTGATAGCGTATAGAGATCAACACCCGCATCAAGCATCATGATGGCGAATGAGTGCCTGGCACAGTGAAAAGTGATATGTTTGTTGATGCCGGCCGATTTCACCCATGCCGTTATGCTCATCCTCGCTTGCTGTATCGCTCCAAGGCCGGCGAACACTCTTGCATTGTCCTCGCCACGGTCGCCCATAAGCGATACCGCCTGATTGTTTATATCAAGATACTCCTGGCTCCCGGTCTTTTTCTGTTTGAACACGATTCGTGTAACATCGCCGACTTTCTGCACTTCATGCCACGTCAGTTTCTCGATGTCGGACCACCTTAATCCCGTCAAGCACGAAAAGAAAAAAGCACGTCCTAAAACCTCCGATGGCGCCGGAATTGTCGCGAGATGCCGCATTTCCTCAACGCTAAGAAATTCACGGTCAGATTCCGGCTCTTTGAACCGCTCTACATTCAGCGAGGGATTCCGCATCAATATCCCTTCCTTAACCGCGAGATTGAACACCGTGCAAAGTTTCTGGAACATCAGTGCCTTTGTTCCCTGCGATATCTGTCTTGGCTCTACATCCCGCTTGCGGTCATCAATAGCCCATTGCATTGCCCTCTCATCAAGATAGTCACGGAATCCCTGCACCCATCGTGGCGCAATGTCCGCAATCTTCAGTTTTAAGTTCGGTTCGTAGCGCAACAGGTGGGCGCGGCAGTTTTGCCATGAGGTTTTTGTCGTGCCGTCTTTCCGGTCGATGATAGACTGCATGTAGTCATAGAAAAGGACATCCTTGACAATTGGAGCATCGATGCCGAATTTCATCTGTTGAAGTTCTACAATGCGCTGCGCCTTGATGCTCTCTGCCAGAGCCATTGTCTCTCGGTTCTTTTCACGGTCCCCCCTTGTACGTTCAGGCACAAGGTATAGTTTCAGATATTCATCCTTGCGCACCCCATTGACGGATGCGCGGAGAAATAGCGACAACGTGCCGTCCTTTCTCGGTCTGCTACGCAGATAGACAAGTTCCTTGGTTTTCTTTTTCATCCTGAGAATTTTAATGGTGCGCATGGTGCGCTATTCTTCCAGCGCACCAATTTCGCACCGCAAATATACACATGATTTGCCGTAGATACACACAAAAGCGCCATAAACTTGTGTAGGTTTATAGCGCTTGTTTTCGGCATATTGTGTGTATCTCTTGTGTGCCGCTTGTGTATTCCGTGTTTTGCCTTAAAATTCGCTGGTAAAATTTTGAAGATTGGATCTATGTCGCTTGTAACCACCTGGATTGCAAAATCAAGTATCGCAGGCGCACCAAAATCGCACCAAACAATGGGATTTTCAACATTTTACGGCTTTTCAAGCATTGTGCAAAGGTAATCATTTTCGTTGATACGGCGGTGTCACGAGGATGATTTTCGGCCCACATGCTTTAAGCCAGTGCTTACAAATATCTGCAAGAAAGCAATCAACGCTATCATGCTGTTTATGCTTACGCACTCACAGGGAATTCTACACTTGTTAAGCACCGCTGATTTTGGTGCTTCAATATCGTATTTACATACTTTTCTTTCGTTTTTTCAAGTTGGTTTTATGATGAGAGAATAAAACACCCTCTATTTCTTTCAGAAACGCCCCTCTGCTGGACTTTGCGCGCTCGGGTGAGGATTTGTATTGTTTTGAGACTTGCATGCTTCTAAACGCTTAATTTCGCATTTCGCCTCGGCGAGTAGGTCGTATAGCTCTACAGACCGGTCGGTGGCGAAGTATCCAGCCCAGTTCTTGAACGAGTGGCACTCTCCAGTTTTCGCGTCCTCATAGTCCTCGGAATCCCACATATCGGCGAGCGAGGCATACGTTTCCGCCGGATGTGAGCCTATCGCGTCCACCACCTCGGCAGGATATTGCTCCATGAGCGTATGCACCCACTCGTCAAAGCCGTAGCCGGGATTTTCGTGCAGGACGTTCCATGCAGCTTCCTTGAGGAAGCCGTAAAAGTCCGGCTCTTCCTCATCAAGCATATTGTCAAGAGCCTTCACAAGGGAAGCCATTTCTTTATCCGATACTTCGTATTTGTTTTCGTCCATGCAATGGGTGTAAAGCCAATTAATGATCAGAATCAACTCCGTCTAAATGTTTATTGTCATATACAATAAGTTTATATCCTCGGTCTTTCAATCTCCATTTAATCGCATCGGCCTCGGTGCATACATAGACAGTTTTACTACCATCTGGCCGTATTTTACGATAAGAATTCACCGGTACTTTCCCAATATAATATTTCTCAATTTTTTTGAAGATTTGTTTGTTTGATATATTTGGAAAAATGAAATTAATAAAGTGGCTACCAACGCAATGATGGAAATCAAAAAACTTGCTTCCGATTTGTTAAGATATTTGTTTACAAGCTGATTTTTTGTGCAAAGTTCTTCAGTCACTTTGTTTATATCAGGCTGTACTACAATGTAATTTGAATCTAATTTACATCTGATGTTATCAAAGTAATATTTTTGCATTTCATCTAATTGTCCAAAAGGATTAATCAAATTGTTTTCGGTTGTTAGTCGCCTCAGCCGATTGATATAACCGTTATCATTTTTGTGTGATTTGTTTTTATGAGAGTCTGCCAAAAGATCGTTTAACACAAAAGACAACGAAACATCTTCCCTGTAGTAATCTTTTTCATAATCTGATTCGCTTTTATAAAAAGGCTTTGAAACCAAGTGTTTAGAGTCAAAAACGTGCTTAACGATGTCTAAATCCCCATTATTCTCTATTATCGTCTGTATAGTTTGTTTCAGCTCGTTCTTGTTAATATATCTTTTGCCAGTGTAAATATCATCAAAGCCAACTATATTCCAAAACAAAAAACCGGTAGTAAAGAATATGATAGAAATTACAACCAGCATTGATACCCTTAAAGCAAATTTAGTTTTCTGTTCTAATTTTTTGCGAAAACATTCATTTTCATTTTGAAGTGTAACGACATACGACTTTATCGCTTCATCTTGAATATTATTAATATCAATCTCTGTCATATTTTCTTGATTATAAGACTATTAACAGTTATTATAAACAACACTAATTAAACCATAATCAATCATCCGGCTGTCCATATATCGGGTCGTTATCAATAGCTTTAGGCTTTATGTTGGGATTAGTGCTCATGTACCTTAAGAGAGCAATTCTGTCTTCCGTTAACGGATGCGTTGTCTCATCGTTGGAAAAAATCTCCAAATTTGATTTAATTCTGTCAAGTGCCTCTATGAGGCAACCGCCGCCAATCCCTATTGATTCAAGGAATCTGTATGCAAGAATATCCGCCTCATACTCTTGTTCCCGGTTGTATTTAAATTGCCATGTCCTCGCATCTTTTTTTGCTACCTTTTCCATTGAACGCGCAAAATCCACGGCACTATCTCTAAAATAACCTTGTTGTTCCCCTGGCATTTCAGCCATTTTGGTCTCCCCGTATGCTGCGGCGCCGGCAACAACAGCCGAGGCTATGCCGGCCAAAAGCAATGCTTTCTTCTCCTTTTTCTTTGAGAAGTAGATATGCGCAAAAGCATGTTGCAGTGTGAAATGTGCCAGTTCATGGGCATATACGGCCATTAGGAGATTATAATCAAAATCCAAACGGCTGAGCATCCCCAGCGATATGTATACCGTCCCGTCAGGCAACGAATAGGCATTAGGGATGGGGCTGTAGTCAATATTGATATTTGCCTCATAGGGGTATAGCTCTTTTATGCCGGAGTTCGCTTGCAGCGAGTCAAGCAGTTCCGATATGCCGGATATGTATTCTTTTGGTTGGGCATTGCTTTGGATTTGATATATCGCATCTCTTATAGCCCTCTGCGCCTCTCTTGCCCTGCCTGATTGTGCTGCCCTTAAGGCTTCTTGATAGTGGACGTTGTTCTTTTGTATATATCGCCAGGACTGCGCACCATCGTAGCATTCCTCCGCCATATTCGGCATGTCGTATTTTTGCAGCAGCTTGCGTTGCTCCTTAACCGATGTTTTTGCGCTGAGTCCGAGACCGCCGAACAATAGCGCTATTATGATTATTCTTCTTAATATCAAAAACATAATCTTAATGTTTCATCCGCACAATAGCCGATTAATGGTTCGTTACCAATTTTGAAAAAAATATCAACATCTCAATCAAAATACTTCTATTAAGCTTGCCAAACTTCTATACATTTCTACGTTTATCTATTTTTTTTATTTGGTTGTAACTTTTATCATCCACGCAGTTGGGGCAAAATATCACATCTCCGACATTGACCTTATCTAAAGTCAGCCGTACAGACTCCATGCCCTTGTAGTTTAACCTCTTGCATTTGCGATCAATGTGTAGGGTGCCCGTATAATCTACATACACATACTCTCCCAGTTTCGCATTACGCTCTACTGTCTGTCTCTTTGGCGCGAAGCATATAATCGCCGTGACGGCTATGATGACAATAGCTGTCGCCGAAATCGTCCATTTAAATCTCGTATCTGTCATATGTTAAATTAAATTTCACAATTCCTTATCTCTCAAAGAAACTGTTTTTGTTTATTGGTTGTGTTTTGAAATTGCCGCCTTTTACGGAGTGAAGCGTTACTGAATATGTCGGATAAGAAATACCATCGGCATCCTCTTGCGGATAGAACATAAACGATTTTTTCCATTCTGAGCGCATAAATGAGACATCCTCCATGAATCCTCCTTTAGGCAAAGCTGATCCGTTGTCTTTATCTCGGTTCCATTTGTGCCCGAACATGATGCGAATGATGCAATTGCTTGCGGGAATATGCTTCATGATGTATACGGCCCCTTGGTGTACAAAGTTGTTTCTGATTACTTTTCCATTGGAGTTGACCAAAAGCACAACTGCATCGTTGTTGGAAAAATTCTGGATTTCAAGTTGACTCAACGATTCGTTATCAAACGATCCTCTTCCAAAATATTCATTATATGGTATGTCTCCGGTAGAATAATTCGTTACTTCATAAGTTGGCTCATCGTACCTACGGCCTCCAGCAGAGTTAGGGTGTGGGGATGTTTCTTGATATTTTCCCTCTATTATGTCAGATGGCATGATTATATATCCATTTTCGTCTGTTGGCTCTGGAGAATATTCGTCATTGGAGTTTTCGCTGTCATATGTGGCATTCGCTTGAGTACGATAATATTCATCCGGGTATGACTCTTGATCTTTATTTATGGTATTTTGCCCCTGTTCATGTTGCCAAACTTCCGATTCTTCTTTACTACTATTTTCTAAGTATATTCCAATAACGACTGCGCCAACAACCATAATTATCAGTATTGTTATTAATAATTTTAGCAATGATTTTGGTGCAGCAGTGTTGTACTGGTGATAATTGGCGTTCGTGTTTTCGCGTGGAGTTGTTGCTGATGTGTCTTTTGCAGATTCCTGGGCCCTGAACTGTTCCATCCGTTCTCTGGAGGCAAGCCATTTGTCATATCGTTGTCGTGTTTGCTTATTTGCAAGTATGGAATATCCCTTTCTTACATTCATGAACAATATGGCATCACCGCCGTGGTCAGGGTGCGCTTCTTTGACCCGTTGGTAGTACGCATGGCGAAGCTCATCAACAGAAGCATCTCGCCTTACACCTAATATTTCATAAAAACTCCGCATGCCAAATTCAAGAATACTGTGCTGTCAATTGGGGCGTTGGCGCAAATATATAGTTGTACTTCTCAAATTCCTCATCCACACGCTTACTCATGTTAACAAGATGTTCCTCGTCTTTTTTCTTGTTGTCCCAAAGATTGCTGTAGATTATCAGTTTTTTAATATTATCTTCACTTGTAACATTTTTATACTCACAATCATTCTTATCAGCCGCATTCATCAGGTTCTCAAGTTCTTCAAATAAAAACCTATAACGCTTCTGTTCATAGGCATGCAGCCGGTAAAAATTGCTTGACTGGACAATGTCCTCGCTTAGTCTTATGATTACATCACGTATCAGCCTGAATTCCCCTTCGCCTAAAACCTCAAGATGAGTACGAATGCCTTTGCCGTATATATGTAACATGTCATTGGCTATATTCGCACGCTTTTCACCCGTTTTACTCTCAAAGATATCAGTACAATATTGATAGTTCCTTAGAATTAGAGCCACGTAATCTATTTCTGCTTTCAACGCTCTGAAATAATGCTTATTATTGAAAGCATCCGTAGCAGCCGTGCTGAAATCCTCCAATACCCGCAGCGTATCATAGCGATTTCTCACGTTATTCAAATCGGTTATAGCCTGTTCAACATCTGTTGACAATTTCTCAAAATCTAACTTTAGATTGCGCATCTCCGTATCAGCATTGTATATTGAATAAAACGAATAAGCTGCGCTCAAAGCGATAATAATTGCAAGCATAGCCAACATAATGCCGATTAAAGATTCACTATTTGGGAGGGAGGATGTGAAGCCTCCAATCAGCATTGTGAGCGTTGTTGATATGATTGAAGCTAACACTATGCCACCGATGATGAGAAATATTTTTTTCATAATAAATAGTTTTTACCATCCTTTATTAATCAACACATTCACAACTTTCCACACCTGTTTTATCATTGATCTCGGAAGCTCTTCATCAGCCGCATCCGGGTTGTAGGAGTGGCAGGTGACATAGGTTTTAGGATCAGGACCATATTTCAGCACCTGCTTGGTTATCCGGCGGTCATCCTTGAGCCACAGCACAAACACATTTCCGTAGCCGAAATACTCCTGCCAGTCCACCACCTGTCTTATTTGCAGTATCGCCCCCGGCGGTATGGTGGGAGACATGGAGTCGCCCGACTGGAGAATTGCCACATCGTCAGGCCTCGCGTCAGGAAACGGAATGCTCCTGATGGTATATTGCTCCGAAGGGGTTATCTCGTTCTGTGACCATATACCGCCAACGCTGTCAATGTTAACCAACGGCACAAACCTGCACGTGCCGTCTCTCAGGTGTTTTCTTAAATCCTGCATCTCTTCCGGGGTGAGTCCCTCAATTTCATTCCGATACGCTGTATTCTCGCCTTTCAGCATCTCGCCCTCGCCGGTAAGGAGCCAATTTATATTCAAGTCGGCGCGTGCGACTATTCTATCAAATGTGGTTTTTCTGGATTTCTCAGATAATTTTGCAGCAGCCCCATTAGAAAGGCCGCATAAATCTTCAAAATCTTTGTTTGTTAGAGATTTGGCTTTTAGATATTCACTTAACCTAATTTGTATTGGGTTAGTCATAATGTTAAACAATGCTAATTGTTGGTTATTTATTAGACTATTCTATTGTGATTGATAGAATGGTCTATTATCTTTGCGCTGTGATAATAATTTTATATCGCAAATATAACATATAGGAACATCAATACCAAACAATAATGACACTCAAAGAACTTTATTCCAAAGCCAAAAGCCAGCCCAAACCTGAAGCTCCGGCGGCTGCATTTGTCAGAGAGATAGCCGAAGTGACAAAAAAAAGTGAACCCGCAGTGCGCCGATGGCTCGGGGAGGGGAGCAATGCCTGCGTCCCCGATGCCCTTACACAGCAAGTTCTCGCCGACCACTTTAACACAACACCTGAAGAATTATTCCCCGCAAACTGACAATCCAATGGCATCTTACTACTCTCATCTTTACAGTCATCTCCTCGGTTCAATATCCGAGGCTGATTACAGACTCCTTCAGCAAGCCGACTATCTGCCGTGGGATGCAATCCACCCGGAAGAGGCTATTGATAGCCGCGTACGCTCCATCCTTGAAGAAATAACCGTGATCAAATATCACCGTGAAGAAGGCAGCTGCGGCTGCATTTGAACTACAACCCCCACTTTTACTATGACCGAAAAAATGGAAAATCTGTTTGCCGAGATTAAGGAGACCCTTAACGGCATCAAGGCCGACACAGAGCAGAGCAACCGCCGCACAGAGATACTCAAAAAGAATGTGTGGAACATTGATGAGCTCGCCATCTACCTTCGGCTCTCACCCGACCGTTGTTCACGGCTCGCCAAAGACCGTGCCTTCCCCTCCTATAAGCAGAATGGCCGCTACTACTTCAAGCGCGAGGAAATAGAAGCATGGCTCACCGCCAACCGCATATCATCAGTTGATGAGAGAACCTCGGAAGCAGCCCTCCGCACCATCACCCGCCGAAAACAGTCACTAAAAAATAAAAAGCCATGAACAAGACAATCTCAGTTATCCGTCTCGCAATACTCTTTATCCTCAGTGTCCTTGCCTTCATCTTCATCTTCGGCGAGGAGCAGGACGAAAACCTGTTAGCCTTTTCCCTCCATGTCATCGTTGACAAATGTCTTGGCATCGGCCTCTGTTTCTACATCGGTCGCCTCTACAAGCGTTGGAGCAAGGTTGACCCGTGGCTGAAAGCTTGTGACAAGATGTGTGATGAGATAATGGACAATCCTAACCCCTCTCAACTCTAAATCGCAATATGCCTCCGACAGTACAAATACAATTCGCGGACAGGCTTGTGATGCATCTAACATTCATGACCGACCTCACAGCACGATTGGTCAGAGTGATTAAGAGCGATGCAGCCGACCCGGAATATGTTTCCCAACGCACGGCCTATTCAATCTTCGGGCGCAAGAATGTGGACCGTTGGAGGCGCACAGGTAAAGTCAAACCCTCCAAACGTCCGGGCAAGGTGGAATACCGAATCACCGACATGCGTCTGCACAAAGAACTCAACAGGACTATTTAGACCCGACCAAATAGTCCACCAATGGGAGATAAAGACCGCTAAAGGTTACGAGGCGGCCCAAGTAGCGGACAGCGCGCACCGCGAAAGACATCAGAGACTCAGTGGCAGGTTCGACTCCTGCCTCTCCCACCAATAGACAACAAATATTTTAAATATCACAAACTATGAGTAAAATAAATCTTACCGTTGAGCAAATCAACGACCTGCAACCGCAGGACATCGCCACAAATGAAATTGTGCGCGACAAGTTCATCCAAATCTACGAAGTCATGTGGACACCCTCTACCGGAGTGTCCGGCGAAGCTGCCTATGAGCGCGAAAGCCAATTCTTCAACCGCATTCTCGCCGAGAAAGAGGACATCCGTAAAAAGTGTACGCGCTTCTCGCTATTCACAGCGTTCCTTGATGTGGCAATATCTGGTCTCTCACTTGAACCGGGCCCACGCGCACAGTGCTACCTGCTATCTCGCTCTATCGCCGTTGATTCATATTACGAGCAGGGCCAAAAGAAAAACAAGTACGAAACGCATTGCATCCTCACAATCTCCGGTTACGGAGAACTGCTGCACCGCGCCCGTGTCGGTCAGATACGTCACGCTGACAACCCAATCATCGTTTATGCCGAAGATGAGTTTGAGTATGGAGAGCGCAACGGCAACAAGTTCGTGAACTACACCTGTCGTCTGCCCCACACATTGGGCAACATCGTAGCCTGCTTCTTGAAGATTACTCGCGCAGATGGTTCAATAGACTACTCAGTCATGCTTCCCGAAGACTGGAGCCGCCTTGCCGGATACTCAGCACGCAATAATGCCCGATGGGATAACGAAAAGCGTCAGTGGACAAACTTGAAGCCCAATGCACTCTACGGACAACAGCAGGACGGTACACTTAAGATTGACACTGGCTTCCTCGCCGCTAAATGTATCAAGCACGCTTTCAAGTCATACCCCAAAGCGCGTGTCGGACGTTCAACCCAACTGGAATCACAGCAGGTAGATGACATGGAAATCAACGATGACATCTACGGACTGGAGGACGGCGCTACCGTCAACACATCAACCGGCGAGGTCATGCCTAAGCGTGACACTGGCTTTGCCCCGGCTCCTGACACCTCCGCAGGTGTGACAATCGACCCTGAAGCCTCTGCCGACAACGCGGGAGGTAGCGATGATGTATTCTAATCCCCTTACAATACCAAAGTACAATGAGTGAAACAAACAACAATCTGCCTATCCTACGCGAAGAGAACGTGCAGATGATAGTGCAAAGCGCGCCCAACGCCTATAATACCAACTCGCTCTCATCCATGCGTTGCGCCGATTTCGGCAAGGATCTTCTTGACGAGATAGAGCGTTCCGGCATGACCGATGAACTGGACAAACGCTGTGCCGACTACATCGACAAAGCGAAACGCACTCTCAAGACGATGAATGAACGCCGTGCGCCATTCACCAAACTCTTCGACCAGATACGTTCCGAGTTCACTGGCATGGAGAACGCCATCGACCCGACCAAAAAGGACACTGTGCCTTATCTGATTCAGCAGAAGCGCAACGCCTATGCCGCCAAGAAGCGTGAAGAGGCTGAACGCGCACGCCAAGAAGAAATGCGCCGTAAACAACGTGAGGATGCTATCAACCGCTACACGCAGGATGCCGAGGACGACTACCGCCGTCTGTTTGACAGCACCGTCACCTCCACCATCAATGAACTCACGAGCCTCAACCAATCGCTCACGATCGAGAACTTTGACGAGGTCAGCGAGAAAATCAAAAATTTCAAGGTCACTCTCGGCAACGAGTGGTTTCAGTCATGCCAGTCTCATGCTCACAAGCCTTATGAAATCAACGACGACGAGGCTATTCAGATTCGCCAGTCTATCCTCAACCGCCTCTCCAAGCAGTTTAAGGAGCAATATGCAAGCGAGGTCGGGGAATACCGCGACACCATTACTGACGCTCTGCCTTCAAAGAAGCGTGAACTGGAACGCATGGCGAAAGCCAGTGTCGAGGAGCAGGCGCGCATGAAATCCGAATTGGAGGCTCGCGAAGCTGCGGAAACTCGCCGTCTTAACGAAGAGCGCAAGCGCAAGGAAGAAGAGACTGCGGCTGCCAAAAACGCACAGCGTACCGCTACTGAAATGGATGGATTGTTCGGCCGGGCTGCCGTGGCGACCCCGGTAGGCTATCGGCCTAAGACCGCCGTCCGCAAGCGCGTTGTCACCGACAACCCCGAAGGAATCCTCGCCGTGATTTCCATGTGGTGGTCTAAAGAGGGCCGCTTCCTCTCTATGGATGAACTCTCCAAGATTTTCAAGAAGCAGATTGCGTTCTGCGAAAAACTTGCCAACGACAAGGACAACCCCGAATTCATCAGTTCGCCTTTCGTGCGCTACGAGGAAGAGGTTAAAGCCAAATAAGTGTCATGGATAAAGCACTAATCGCTGACCTGCAAGACCATTTTGACGGCCGTGGCAAACTAAAGAAAGTGGCTAATGCCATAAAGCGTTATACCAAAGATGCATCAATCTTCTTTTCTTACGTTGACGGTTGGGGTAAGAAACAATATGTCAATATCCCGATTGAGCCGTCAGAGATACTCCCAATATTGGAGAAGTACATAAATAACATTGATGCGGATATAGTACGGATTGCATCGCCTACAAAGCAGGCTGTCATTGACAACCTTGCAGACATTGAGAGTTACATATCGGACTACAAACAGCGTTACCCCGAAACCTATACCAGTATTGAATCCATTACCACCGCATTGGCACAAGCATATCAAGAGCGCAAACAAGATAGCAGTGAAGATGAAGGTTACCATATCCCGGTATGTTCGGATTGGCAGGATAAACTCTTTACATTCTCACTGATTGGAGAGTGCAATGACACGGTGTATTTCCGATTTGAAGGCATATACAAATTATGAACAATCCCGATGCATACTATCAGCGCAGTGAGGTCAGCAACTCCGACCTCACTGCCTTAAAAGAACTCCTGCACCCTCGCCCGATGTTCGGTGACCGCGAGGCGGCTTTCCGCTTCGGGTCTATGGTGGATGCTATCATCACCGAACCCTTGCGCGTGGACTTCCTGCGCATGACGATTGATGGCGAACCGGTTGACGAGGACGAGTTTCTCCATGCACGCGAAATGCAACGCGCTCTCCGCGCCGAGGCGCGCCGTGACCTGTTCCTCGCCAAAGTCCTTGAACTTGCCGACACACAGCGGTTCATGGTCAACAAGGCGCAGGAGTTTGAGAACGGTGGCTTCCACTTCACGCTCGACACCCGCTGTAAGTGGGACTGGTGGTTGGAAGCAGCCCGATTCGGCGGTGACCTTAAGACCACAGCCGCCTCAACGCAGGCAGAATTTGAACAATGTGTTGACTTCTTCGATTGGGACCGGAGCCGCGCATGGTACATGGACATAGCCAAGTCCAACAAGGACTTCATATATGCCATTAGCAAGAAAAACTGCAACATCTTCAAGTTATTCATCAACCGAGGCGATGACATCTACAATCGCGGACGCGAAAAGTATGAAGACCTCGCCTTCAAATACTGGGCTTTCACCCTCTGACGATATGGACGATAAACAACGAGCTGCACTGGAACTGGATTGCAAACTTCAGCATACCGCCATGATTAACCTCAAGGTTGAGCCGTACCCTTACCAAAAAGAGGGTATCGAGGCAGGTTTGCGGTGGAAACGCTTTCTTATCGGCGATGAGCCGGGACTGGGTAAGACGCTTCAAAGCATAGGTGTGGTTGACACCGCCAAAGCCTATCCCTGCTTGGTAATATGTCCGTCCTCTCTCAAAATCAACTGGCAACGCGAGTTTGAGAAATTCACCGACAAGAAAGCACTGGTGCTTGACAACTCCGTGGCTACCACATGGCCCTATCTCCTGCGGATGGGTATGCAACAAGTCGCCATCGTCAACTACGAAAGCCTGCGCAAGTTCTTTGTTTGGGATATTCACGCACGCAAGGGGCAATCGTTCCGTCTTAAAGACGTGGTGTTCTGCCCGGACATACAGATATTCAAGTCGGTAATCATTGACGAGAGCCATAGGGTCAAAGACCCCTCGGCACAGCAGACAATCTTTGCGCGAGGCATAGTAGAGGGCAAGCAGTGGCGCATACTCCTTTCGGGTACGCCGGTTGTCAATCGTCCTGCTGACCTCATTGCGCAGCTCTCAATCATGGGGCGACTGGCGGAATTCGGCGGTAGATCTAAATTCCTCGCCGACTACGGCGGTGGAGAAATCTCCAAAGAACGCCGGGGCAAGGATGAGGATGACGAGCCTCGCAACCTTGACCGCCTTTCGGCTGAACTCTATTCGCGGTGCATGATTCGCAGAGAGAAAGCAAAGGTGCTGACGCAGCTCCCCGACAAGACACGGACAGACCTCTATGTTGACATATCCAATCGTGAGGAGTACGCACTGGCGGCCGAGGACTTGGCAGAGTACCTGCGTACCTATGCCAAATGTGAGGACTACGAGATACGCCGTAAGATGCGCATGGAAGCATTGGTAAAGTTCATGACCCTGCGCTCCCTCTCCTCAAAGGGAAAGGTCAGACAGGCTGTTGACTTCGTAAAGACATTCCTTGCCAACGGCAAGCCTCTGATACTCTTCTGCTCCCTGCATGAGATTGTGGACGAGTTGAAAAAGGCTTTCCCGAAAGCTGTCAGTGTCACCGGGCGCGATTCCATGATGATGAAGCAGGCGGCTGTTGACGCTTTCCAGTCGGGCAAGGCGCAACTGATAATCTGCTCCATCAAGGCCGCAGGTGTCGGCCTTACCCTCACCGCCTCTTCCAACGTAGCTTTCGTGGAATTCCCGTGGACGTATGCCGACTGCTGTCAGTGCGAGGACCGCACCCACCGCATAGGCCAAAAGGACAATGTCACCTGCTACTACCTAATCGGCCGTCACACTATCGACCGAACCCTCTACGACATTATTCACAAGAAGAAATCAATCGCCAATCAGATAATGGGAACTGACGATGATATTCCGACTGATGAGATGTATTTCAACCAACTTGCAGACCTCTTCCTAAATTCCGATTCCAATGGCTGATGTATGCAAGACCGACCTGCAAAAGGTCATTTCCTACCTCGATGAGGCTGCGAAACTATATGACGCGCTCCCAATGCAGAAATGCAAGTGCCGGGCGTACATGATAACCCAGTTGACAAACAAATTAAAAACCAAACTCTTATCGTCACAACGTGACGCTTTGAGCAAAAAAACTTTTAACAATCTCAAAGAATGACAAAAAATGATTTGGCAAGAGAGGTGGCTGTATCAGAGAAACTGCACCTTTCGACAGCAGTAAAAGCGGTGGACGGAATTTTCCGTGTCATCAAGGAAACTCTCGCAAAAGGCGAGGAAGTGACCCTGCGCGGCTTCGGCACGCTCTCGGTCGTTCAGCGCGAGGAACGCAACGCGGTTCACTTCAAGACCAAAGAACCCATTGTCGTTCCTGCCCATCGCTCTGTGAAATTCAGAATCAGTAAAGAATTCAAAGAACAACTCAACAATGGCACAGTGGATTGAAGTTAGAGCGCGTTACGACAAGATGATGGAGAATGGCTCCGTCAAGAAAGTAACCGAGCCTTACTTTGTTGACGCGCTGTCCTGCACCGAAGCAGAAGCGAGAGTAACTGAGGAACTCAGAGCCTATATCAGTGGAGATTTCAGCGTCTCCAATGTCGGCAAAACCAAAATTTCTGAGGTCTTTTGGGATGCGTCCGGCGACCGTTTCTACAAGGTCAAAGTCAATTTCATCACGATTGACGAAAAGACTGCTTCCGAAAAGCGGACGGCAACCTATATTCTCGTGCAGGCTTCCAATTTCAAAGAGGCATACGACAATTTCATTGACGGCATGAAAGGTACCATGGCCGACTTTGAGATTGAGGCTATCAACGAGACAAAATTGGTCGATGTATATCGCGCCGACCTCACTTCCCAGGCCGAGAGGGAAGCCGACAAGATGTTGCGTGACCCCAAGGTCAAGCGTCAAGTCAAAAAGTTTGTTGATGCCTGTGCAGAAGGCGGTGTCGAGAGTGTCTCCATGACCGCCACTGACGGCAAGACCGTCCAGTCTGCTACGATCGAGATTCCCCAAAAGGGTAACAAGCCAAAACCAAACGACAATGGCTAAGTTCCCGGTCAATACATTTGCCCACGGAGTGCGGAGTAACCAGTCATCACGCAAGTGCAACAAGTACGGCGCAAAACGTGTCGGCGAACACGCCTCTAAAAAGGAGCATAATCGCGCCAACCAACTTAAATTGTGGCAACGTGCGGGACTTATCTCCAATCTCCGTGAGCAAGTGCCATTTGAACTTATCCCTGCCCAGTACGGCGGTGGTACCGACCTCAAAGGGAAACCGGTCCGCGTCTGCATCGAAAAGTCCTGCAAATACATTGCCGACTTTGTCTATACTGACAACGAAACCGGGCAGACCATTGTCGAGGACACCAAAGGCGTCCGCACAAAGGAATATATAATCAAGCGGAAACTAATGCTATATCTGCATGGTATCCGCATAAAGGAAGTCTGACTTATGGACCGTGAGAGTTTCATATTCTACCGCAGCTTCTATGAGGCTATCAGATGTATGCCATCGGATGTGCAGGCTGAAATATACCCTGCCATCTGCGAGTATGCACTGTTCGGGAAACTGCCCAAGAACCTGTCCGAGGTTGCCAAAGGAATGTTCACGTTGATTAAGCCTAACATTGACGTGAATACAGCTCGGTTTGAGAATGGCAAGAAAGGCGGCCGAAAGAAGCGTACTAAAAAGCAGGGTGACACCCCCGAATCCGCCTACACTCTTACCTATGAGCAGGAAGTCGAGCAGATGAGGACTGATGAGAAATGGCGCAAAACTATCTGCGAGGATTTCAACATCACTGCGGAAGAGTATGAAAAACGCCTCTCTCGTTTTCTCGATCGCTGTAACGAGGATAAGGCACGCAAGGGCAAAGAACACCATGATAGTTTCGTGGACTGTCAGAGCCACCTGCGATACTGGATGACCAAGGCATACGCACACCAACAAACACCAACCCCTGCGCCCGAAGATGATGCCGTTCCTTTCCCGGAAATGGGTGATTCTTTTGGAGGCGTGGACTACGACGAACAATGACTATGAGTTATATAACTGAAAACACCAATGGGTTGACACCCGAAATGATTGCGCAGGCAAATGAGAAACGCCGTCAGGACGCTTTGCGTGATGAGCAAATGAAGATTGACAAATCAATCCAACAAGTGCAGCTTGACATGCGTAGGGCTTCCCAATCGTTCCCCGACCTGTCAATACCTGAAATATTTAATTTGCACTGGAAATTCCTTTGTCAAGTAGCAGAGGATATTGTGTTGGCTCCTCAACGGCGCAAATTCGTTGTCGATGAGTACAACGAGCCGATAATACATTTCATGCTATACTATTTCAACAACTGCCCACTCGCAGAGCTTGTGTTCCCCGACAAACGCTATAAACTCGCCAAGCCTCTGCTTGTGCGCGGTGACAAGGGTGTCGGCAAGACATTCCTTATGCAGCTCTTTTCCGAGTATCTGCGCAGGACAAAGAACCCTAATTTCTTTTTCAACGTGTCGGTCACGGAAATGGTCAATTACTACACCATAAATAACAACCTCAACCGATACACATACAATGACCGCTCCGGCACAAAAGAGGATAACACGTTTGACGGCTGTCGCCCATCCAATGTCTGCCTCAACGATGTCGGATTGCAGACGCAAACTTTCTTCGGACAGGATGGTAAAAAACTGGTAACTGAATTTCTCCATGCTCGATACGAGATATGGACACAGTTCTCCTGCCGTGGTCATCTTACCACCAATCTATCCGTACAAGCTCTTGCTAAAGAATTTGCAGATGCCTACGGACGAACCGTGGATCGGCTCAAATCCTATAACATCATTGAACTGACCGGATCAAGCCGAAGATAACAATTAAACAAATATCAAAATGACAACAGCAACAACACTCGCCGTAATACTGGCTTTCTGTCTCGGTGCGGCTATCATCATCGCCATGCGTCACTACTATGACGCAAAGCACATCCGTGAAAAATACAATACTGTCTGCGCCAAACTCAAACGCTTCAAAGCCGCAGACAGAGACTGCAACGCCGTTTACAACGTCCGTCGTATTGAATGCCTTGAGCATGAACACAACGGACGTTGGGCGGTATGCCGTACAAGCATACAGAACGGCTATATGCACCACACATGCATAAAAGTGTTCACTGATGAAGATGATGAGTTCAACCACAACGAGGCGCAAGAACTCGTTGACAAAATCAACGAGAAATGAAAAGCCAAATTGCAACAACCAAAGAGCAATCCACAAGACTTCTCCGCTGCGGAGTGTCGGCTGACACGGCGGATATGGCACGATACGAAGATTATGAAGTTCCCATGATGCCGTGGGATTGGACTACGGGGTCTTATGGAGGAACATTCCCTGCGTGGAGTCTCAGCGCGCTGCTTTCCGACACCTTGCCGTGTGATATATCAGACAACGAGATAAGCTATTCTCTATTCCTGCAACGTCGGCGAAGCGCAGACAATACGCCAATGTGGGAGCTCTCATATTACAATTTGGAGTATGATGCTACGCTGCTTTTTGTAGAAGTTGCAGACCCGATAGAAGCATGTGTGCTTATGTCAGAGAAATTAGTCGCCAACGGATATAAATTCAACGAGATATGAAGAAACTAACCCTAACCCTCCTCGCCCTGCTTGCCCTGACGCTGATGGGGTGTGTAAGTAAGGACATTAGAGAAGACGCTGGCTTTGATAGATATGACTGTATTACCACAGCAGAATACAACGGGCACAGTTATATCATCTACAAAGGTTATAGTAAAGGCGGCATCACCCACGACCCCGACTGCCCCGTGCCAGGAGTCATCTGCAAAGAAAGGAGGGAAAGATGAGTAAACCAATACTGGACGCTTGCTGCGGTGGTAAGATGTTCTACTTTGATAAGCATGACACAAGAGTGCTGTTTCAAGATATTCGTAAGATTGACACAACACTTTGCGATGGTCGCTCTTTCAAAGTAGAGCCGGATATAATCGGAGACTTCACCAGTATGTCTTATCCCGACAACACTTTCCGAATGGTCGTTTTTGACCCTCCACATCTCAAATATTCGGGAAGTAAGAAAGAGTTGGACGGTTGGCAGATGGTAAAGTATGGTGCGCTATTGCCCGGATGGAAATCAACCTTGGCCAAGGGGTTCGCAGAATGTTTCAGAGTACTTGTGCCGGGCGGTTTCCTAATATTCAAATGGAATGAAACTGACATCAAAGTTTCTGAAATTCTTGCTCTAACTCCCGAAAAACCAATCTTCGGTCATATATCGGGCAAACGAGCCAATACTCACTGGATATGCTTCATGAAAGGAGAACCACAATGACAATCGCAAAACAACTCGCCCTCGTTCTCGTCAAGGAGATAATCGCCAACAAGAGGAACAATCACATCGCGCCGGACTACGCTCTGCGCAATGAGGTCAATATGTTGGTCGGCCATGCACTCGATTCACTGGTGGCTGACGGATCTCTCGTTCAACGTGAGGCATCCGTTAATCACCATATTGCTTATGATATTCCAAGTGCGAGCAATGAAAATCCTTGATTTAGTTGTAAGGTATAAGTGGTACGACATGGAAGAGTCCGGCGAAAAGCCGGAGGAATACCGCGTACTCTCTGACCATTGGGTAAAACGATTCCTCCGTATTGACACTGGGCGAGAGGGGGCATTGAGGTATCTTGCATCGCTTCCAACGAACCAAGTGTGGCAGGAATACACCCATGTCCGCTTACATAGGGGCTACACATCAACAACAATGCTCTTTGAAATTAAGAGCATGCACATAGATGTCGGCAATCCCGATTGGGGCGCACCCAAAGAAGAAGTATTCATCATCAAATTGGGAGAAAGAGTATGAAAGTAGGTGAATTTCTGATGAAGATGATATTCTTCTCAGGCATGTCGCAAAAAGAGGTTGCAGATAAAATCAATATTTCTGCACCTGTCTTAAATGACATGATTAAGGGGAAGAGAGGCATCAATGTCAAATACGCCAAGATATTTGAGGAAATCTTCGGCATTCCTGCAATAGTATGGCTCACATATCAGAACCATGACGAATTAACAAAATAGGAAAAGAAAATTAAACACACCGCTCTGACCGCCCGAAAGGGCAAGTCTTCTTACCTGACTCAGTGTAGGGCGGCAGAGCTTAGATACAAACAAATATGATGGACAAACAACTAACATCCCTCGCCAGCGAGTATGGCGAATATGTGGCAAATTCCTTGGATTACGATATGTATCCCGACCCTGGACTTAGATACAGATTGGTAGCCAAAGGCCATTCCGAAGCCGCTCAATTGTGCTTGAATGGCTCTCAACCCGCTTCTGCCTTGTGGAGAAAGATAAAATCAGAAACACTTTACGTGATGCAAAATTATATCGTAGAAGTCGTAGTGCTAATTGCAAAGAATTTGAGAAAATAACAAAAGTGATAGTGGTTTTGGAGAATATCTTCCCCGAAATCGCAAAGGAGGTGGAGGAATGACACCAGAGTTACAGAAGAAAGTCAATTTCGCTATCAAGTTGCTCCGCTCCATCCCTACGGACGATGGCCCGGTGGAGATTTCGTATTCCGGCGGTAAGGATTCTGACGTAATTCTTGAATTGGCAAAGATGGCGGGTATTCCGTATCGTGCTATTTACAAGAACACGACCATTGACCCTCCAGGTACCATCAAGCACTGCAAGGAGAAAGGCGTGGAGGTGTTCGCTCCGACAATCAACTTCTTTGACTTGGTAAAGAAGAAAGGTTGCCCGACACGTCGCGTCCGATTCTGCTGTGAGTATCTAAAAGAGTATAAAGTGCTTGACAGGGCCGTGCAAGGTATAAGGCATAGCGAAAGCGTCAAGAGAGCGAAACGATATAAGGAACCGGAAGTGTGCCGTTCATACCCTAAAGGGCTGAAAGTTCGTATATATCTGCCTATATTAGAATGGACTAACGAAGATGTGGCGGCATTCATTATGGAGCGAGATATAAAATGCCATCCGCTCTATTATGACGAGCAGGGCAATTTTCACGAGGAGCGCAGACTTGGCTGTATCGGATGTCCCATGCGGAGTGATGCTGGTAAGAGTGATTTTATGAAATATCCCAAGTTTCTGAAAAGGCTGTTGGCTTGTATACAAGAGTGGCTTGACACTCATCCGAATATCAAGAGCCATCAAAAATTCGGTAATGCTTATAATCTGATGTTTCACAATCTGTTTTTTGACAACTACGAGAAATACCACAATGCGGTAACGGGCGGTATGTTTCCCGAAACCGCCATTGACGCGAAAGCCTTTTTAGAGGATTATTTCAAGATTGATTTAACGATATAAATTATGAACAACCAAGACTACGAACAGAAGAAGAAAAAGTGCTGGCTCCAATTCTGTCAGGAGAATGGGGTCAATCAAGAATTGAACATCAGCATTTTTGACGCATTTAACTATATCTTTGACCGCGCTTTCGCCCTCGGCAAGCAGGAGAAGAATGCTGAGGATGATAAGACACTCAAAGTTAACCGTCAACTCTTTTGCCGACTGTGCGCAGATGCAGATGATTACATTAATGAGTATTTAGAGGAAGATGATAGCGACTATGGCTATTATCAAGGCCGCTCTGATGCTCTGCATGAACTTTACCGTGGAGAGTGCAAGGACGCGGAGGACACCGTGATTCAAGGGTGGGTGGCTATTGACGATGACGGAGATATATTCTTATATCGCACAAAGCCTGCACGAGATGAGGTGTCGGGAATGTGGATGAGTGATGAATGTCCGCTGGACGTTGGCATCAACCTATTTCCCGACCTCACATGGGAATCAGATCCCGAACCCGTAGAAATAATCATCAAAAGAAAGAACAATGGATAAAGACAAATTCAAAAGACAGATAGAAAGTATATGGAAGCATAGGGGACACTGACGAACAGAAAAGACTCCTAAAATTTGGGATAGCTAAAACTATGCGTCTTACTCTGACATATCCCAAACTTGCACAAGAGTATTATGATTCCTTATGCAAGGTTATACCCGACAATGAACGAATAACTGTATCAAACTGCCATCACAACCTCACCTCTGACGCGGAGGGAGAGGAGATGCTGACGGTGAGCCGTAAGAAAGTTCAAGAAATGTACGCTCACTACGATAAAATTTGCAACGACCCTCAACGACCGAAAGATTATATAGAAAGCGTATATGAATACGCCGATGGTGTAACGATGGCATTAGACGACCTTTTCGGCTCCAAGTGCCTGCCGGATGAAGAGCCGCCTTTGAAAATTACAGCTGCCGAAGATTGCATAGCTATGGCTAAAGAGGAAATGGGAATTAAAGATGAATCAAAGCCAGCCGAACCGAAGTTTAAGGTGGGTGATATAGTGGTGGTACGCGGCTTTAAGCATCCACTCCTTGAGTTAGACGGAGCAATCGTCACAATACTTTCGTATCACGACAAAGGCGATTTTTATTCTTGCGCAATCGCTCCCAATGTTGGCATTGATGTAGATGCGAAATACCTTGAACCCTACACCGAGCCGGAAGGGCATATCGCAGAAAAACGCAATTTGTCGCAAGAAACCGTAAATTGCGATAACCACTTCAACACCATCCTCAACGACAGCTTCTCAAAAGAACGGAGGCTCAATATCGCGACATTGGCCATGCAGGGGATTCTTAGCAACCCCAAGCTGATTGAAATGGGAATTTACCTTGGGAGCGATGCGGATAGGATTGCCCGTTTCGCATTGGCCCATGCCGATGCTCTCATGGTGGAGGCAGATAAACTGAAAGAAAAATGAAAATTAGATTGACAACTATCTTCAGCGGCTACGACAGCCAGGCATTAAGCTTGGAACGGCTTAAACGCGACTACCCTGACTTTGACTACGAGCTTGTTGCATGGTGTGAGATAGACCAAGCAGCTATACACGCCCACAACGCACTGTTCCCACAATGGGCTGACAGAAACATGGGCGATATTTGCAAAGTCAACCCCGAAGAAATCCCCGATTGCGATTGCATAACGTGGTCTTTCCCTTGTCAGGACATCAGTTCAGCCGGAAAACAGAGAGGATTGCATCAGGATAGCGGTTCTCGTTCCTCGCTTGCTTGGGAGTGCATGAAGATTTTCCGAGCTAAAAGGCCGAAGTTCTTGCTTATGGAGAATGTCAAGGCCCTTACGCAAAAAAAGTTCATGCCTGACTTTATCCGTCTGCAAAAGGAGTTGGAAGATATGGGATATACCAACTTTTGGCAAGTCCTCAATTCCAAAGATTTTGGTATCCCGCAGAACCGCGAGCGTGTCTTTATGGTGAGCATATTGAAAGACAATGCCGCATTTGAGTTTCCCAAGCCATTCCCTTTGGTCAAGCGGCTACGTGATGTGCTGGAGGAAAACGTTGATGAGAGTTATTATCTGAAAGACGATCAAGTACTGCGCATCCTCGCCCACTGCGAGCGCAAGCAAGCGGAGGGATGCGGATTCAAGGCGCAATTTATCCCCCCCCGACGGCATTAGCGGAACAATCACAACAATGTACGGACAACGGCAAACAGATACTTATTTGAGACTCAATGAAACAGATAATACCAATTAATACGGTTGGGGGGGTATCAAAGTGCATTACTGCTCACTATTCTAAAACAGGATGGAAAGAATTAATATCGGATGTGATTCCGGTAACTGCAACACTTGAAATCAATGGAGTTTTTTCGCCAAATACAGAAATAGAAATGGAAGAACCGAAAATTATGCAGATAGGTAGCTACTCGCCATCATCGGCTTGCAATGGCAAAGTGCTTGATGCTGACGGTATATGTCCCACGTTGTTAGACCACAAAGGCGCTGAACCTGCTGTCCTTACGCCGATACGCACCGATAAACAACGGCAACTCTGTAAACAGGGCATTGACACATTCGGAGGCAGACAGATGTTGCCGCGTACTGACGGTGTGTCCAATACCATAACGACCGTACAGAAAGATAATCTTATGCAAGAGCCTTGCATCATACAGCGCCCGCACGGATATTTCCCGGGAGGCTTATCCAACATTGCTCCTTGTGTCAAAGCGTCCGCATATGTTGAAAATAACCTCTTGCGGGAATCTTGCATACTCGGCTATACCCGAGATAGGAAAGGCAAAGTAAAAAATTATCATTCAAATGAAATAGCTAATACTGTGCATACAGCGACAGGGCACGGTGGTAACACCGACCAGTTCGTGAAAGAGCCGTGCGGATGCTACGACAACCAGTTCGGCGAGTTCGCGAGAGAGCCGGTTGAGGGATTAGCAGGGACACTCAAAGCCGACCACCACAACGCTGTGATAACGAGATGCCGCATCCGCAAGCTCACTCCCCGTGAGTGCTTCCGCCTTATGGGCGTTGATGATGCCGATATTGACAACATAGACGCATACCGCATCCGAACAACCCTGAAAGAAGGCACGGTAAAGGAAAAACCTATACCGAAGTCGCAGAAATACAAAATGGCCGGCAACAGCATAGTTGTAGATGTGCTATATTACATCTTTCATCAAATGTTCATCGCCGATCTTCCCAAGCCCAAACCGGTGCAACAATCACTGTTTGACTAAAGTATATCCCTTCCAAAACTTAACGCTTATATCACAATTATTAAATCTAATTTTGCCAATGAGTCCATTGTCTCAGTCGCATTGCACCTCTGAAAAAATAACAATCGCAATGTCATCGACACAGTCGCATTGCACCTCTGAAAAAATAACAATCGCAATGAAAAGTATATTATCAAATTCCCGCAAGCATGACATATCATTTTATACTTCCGGCAGAATTGACATATCAGCCTACATCGCACGAAAGCTGTCTCTTGTACCGGGTGATGTGATAGATATTGCTCAGGAAGCAGGTGAATGGTATCTGTATGTTAAACTGCGTTCCGGAACTTATGTCGGACGGCATGAGGGGAGGGTGTGGTCTACCTCTCACGGCAAGGGAATGTTTAGGGCACAATCAAAAGCCATGGCTCATGCCGTGCTCACCGCCGCAGGCTCTCCCATCCGGTTGCGCTGTCCGTGCGGCGTGGAATTTGAGCGAGATAACAGAAAATTCATAACTATTATACACCGTTGCTCATTATGAGCACAACCATTGACCGAAGGCCGCTTTTTAACCAATAAAGTAAACGATGAACAAAGATATTACATACTACGGCTTCTCCGCCATACCCTCCGACTATCAGTCCCGAGACGGGGATCTTGCCTTTTCCCTCAATCTTGTTCCTGAAGATGGTGCAATCCATCCCGTTCATTCTCCAAAGGAGATTTTATCTCTGCGGGATAATGAGCGCATACTGTTGATACATAATGTCCCGGGACAAAAAAATTACATTATCATCCGTTCTGAAAATAATCGGTTCGGATTGTATTGGATGATAAAAGACAGTGCCGAAACCACTGATAGCGCAGTATTTATCATGTGGTTGGATGGATTTAACGATATCACCGCTATTGGCAACACATTAATCATTGCTACACCGCAAGGATTACAATATCTCTTGTGGAAAGACAGCTCATATCTCAAGCTCGGACAAAGACCACCGTTCGTAAGCATCTCGTTCGGATTGAGATTATCGCAGTCTCAACCATCAAAAAGAGAACAGTTTACATTACCCGTCAAACTCGCTCCTGTTCCCGGGCATCATGAAGCAAACATGCGAGAGCCGACTACTGATTCTGATTTGGCAGACCTTACAACCAAGCTTTATGGTATGCTCCTCCCCATCATTGCAGACGAGATTACATCTAAAGGACACTTTTATCAGCCTTTCTTCGTACGCTATGCTTATAAAATGTATGACGGCACATATGGTTGGCACTCAGCTCCGATACTGATGCTTCCATCTGTCATCATACCGCTTATGAAAATAACCGAAGCGACTAAAAACGACCAGGACAATACCGCCTTGGTCACAACCGTTGCATCTGTTACATCCTGCGACCTTATGTATCGCATTATCAGCGAATCCATTGCCGGGCTTGCCGATTGGAGTGATATCATTTCGGCCATATCCGTATTCATATCCGCTCCCATATATACTTACGACCAGTCCAAAAATCTGTCTTATATCCCATGGACATCAATTAAAGGGCTTATGAAAGATGGGCACGGCACACATTTTCCGGCCAATCCCACGTCCGGTGATTGTTTTTTGGGACATTATGCCGGTCGTTATGATAATGAAAAGCAGTTTTACATAGACCACTACCTCAGCAATAGCGAAATGGCAAGTGATACCGCAAGTTATTGGAGGTTACCAAAACATGAAAAATTTATTGAAAACATCAAGTCTGCCCACGATTTTTATTTCTATGCCGATATAGACATTAAGAAAATATCCCGGATGGATAACATGGAATCATTGCCGCCCAAAGACAAAGACCTTTCCAATCTGGTCACACGTCCCGCATTGCCCGATGATTACAGCTCACATACAAAGCTTATTCCATCATCATTATTCGCATACAATGGCCGTTTAAATCTCGGAGGAATGAAAATAGAGCCACCGGAACCGTTTCCTATAACATCCATGGTGGAATATGACTGTCCGGCATCTGACCACACCGCCACCCTGCGCGCCATAATCAGAGTGTGGACAAGAATAAACGGCTGCAAATGCATTGCCGTCCATGACCCCAACGGCCTTGATGGGTTAGCTGATGCTATCCTCAACATTGACACATACACCCCTCGCTATCTATATTACCCCGATGCGTCTGCTTACAAAATGGAAATATGCGCCAACACTATCTCCAACAAAACTTATATCTTTGACTTGGAACCGCACGATTTTCTCAATGGCGCTTATTTCTTTGATACAGTTCCTACGGGTGTAAAACTTGAGAATGCTGCGCCTGAAACTGAAATACCTCCTACCTCCGTCCATGTGGCATCTAAAATATACACTTCCGAAATCAATAACCCTTTCTCCTTCCCTGTGAACGGAATCAACAATGTCGGTGCAGGTACCGTTCTTGGCATATCTTCCGCGTCCAAGGCTCTGTCTCAGGGGCAATTCGGACAATTCCCGCTCTATGCATTCACCACGGAGGGTGTTTGGGCTATGGAACTCACGGCCAACGGACTCTATTCGGCTAAACAGCCTATAACACGCGATGTATGCATAAATCCATCTGGCATCACTCAGATAGACTCAGCTGTAATGTTCCCTACGGATCGCGGCATTATGCTTCTTAGCGGGTCTGATACCTTATGCATCACCGACTCTATCAACAACACCACTCCTATATCCCTCCATCAGCTCCCGCACATACAGCAACTGACCGGTTTGTTCGACCAAAAGGGCAGGGCAGTGGAAATAGCTCCTTTTGTTGATTTTCTCACAGGATGCCGTATGCTTTACGATTATATACACCAACGTATAATTGTGTATAACAAAGGTTATGATTATGCTTATATATACTCATTGAAATCAAAGCTATGGGGTATGATGCTTTCCTCTCTTTCAGATGGATTGAATGCATATCCTGAAGCGCTTGCGCACACAGGCCAAAATAAAATTGTCAATTTTTCTCTCCTTGATGGGGAAACGCTTCCGGCGTTACTCATCACTCGCCCGCTTAAACTGGATGCGGCAAATATCCACAAGACCATCGACAATATAATCCAACGTGGAAATTTCCGCAAAGGAAATGTGCAGTCTGTTCTGTACGGCTCACGCGATTTGGTAAATTGGCACTTGGTTTGGTCAAGTAAAGATCACTTCCTGCGAGGCTTCCGGGGGACACCCTACAAGTATTTCCGAATAGCTCTCCTATGCAACCTCGCTTCCGATGAATCCGTTTTAGGCGCATCCGTACAATTCACACCGCGCTTGACAAATCAGCCACGCTGATTCGCATGTCGGCTTAAAGCCGGTGCGCGGTGCCGCAGGTGCTTTGACCGTCCGCCAAACAGCCACGATAATTCATTGTACTAATTTCTATTGTAAGAAAGGAAAGGCCGTAACGCGTGATGCGCTGCGGCCTTTAACTTTACATTCTATAGAGCCTAAAACGGATGTGGACGTCTTCGCAAACTCGCTCTTCGGTTGTGCATGTTTCTGAGTATCTCGCGTTCGGCATTTTCCGCCTTGGCTTCCCATATCTGCGCCTTGTTCGGGTTGGTTATACTCATCCAATCCTCCATGGCTTTACATACAAGATACTCATGAATGAGCTTTTCCAACAAGTTTAAGGTTGTCTGAGAAAAATCAAATGGAACATTCAGAACTATTCCGTATGCCCCGGGCTCTTTAAGCACATTGTCAAGTCCGGGATTATGTAGTTCATGCTTTGTGTATTGATACAGCATCTCCCTGCATTTGGCTATAGACATGTCAAGTACTCTTGTCACCCGGTCCACATTCCCTTCCTCACCCACATCCTGCACCATATGGCGGCTATGATTACTGGCGGTATCAATCATACCTCCCTCTATATGCGCATAATTTCTTATGTCATATAACAATTGGCTGCGTTTGAACACCAGGACCGCAGTAGTTTTCCCACCCTTATTTTCCAAAAAGCAACTCACTTTCCTGAATATTAAATGTGAGACTAATCTGTGGGGCGTGTAGGACGGCTGCGCTTGCTTACGGTCTGACGGATTAACTCCATATACTTGTTGGCAAGGGCATAATATTGTTCGGCATCAGCCTTGTTTGTCACAGTATACCAGTCGGCAATGGCTGTATTGGCAAGATATGCATGCACAGCCTCTCCAACTCCGGTGGTCGCGGCCTCGTTAAAGTTACTCGGCATCGTAAGGTTCAGTACAAGGTCTTTACTGCCGTCATAGTGGCTGTTGTCGGTAGTTGTGCCGTTCTCATTCAGATACTCGCCCAGTTCTGTCTGAACCTCAGCAAAGGCTCTTTTGATTGAGCGGAGAATCTTCTCACGGTTTTCCTCGTCCTCCGAGGCGAACATACTGGCAACCTCTTTGTGGTTATCCTTGTTCTGAATGGTGCGTCCGCGCAGGAACGTTTCATTCATGATGTCATATAGCAACCACGAGATTTTGATGGTGGCTGTGACATTCTTTTTTGCACCTAATGTACTTTCTGGCATAATAAATATATTTAGCGATTATTTAATGATTAATCTATGGGGCGAGCAGGTTTCCTGCGACTATACAGCAACCGCTCGGCTGTTTCCATCATTTCTGCCGCCTGTGTGAAATACTCTTTGGCTTCACCCTTGTTGGCGAATTTGAACCATTGTCCGATAATTGATGCTATAAAAAAACTCCGCAGAGTAGATTGTACACTTGTTGCCAATGCCTTGTCAAACGACTTGCTTACCTCTATCACTGCTTCGTAGCCAAATGGCGGAAGTCGGGAGTCTCCATGGGTCTCGGTTGTTTTGATTTGTCCACTCTTTCCCGATATGAGCATCTCTTTGAAATGCTCGTTGACGGCAAGGGTTGATTCTTCCCAAAACCTGCTCAGCTCGGCAAGGTCGTCATCAGCAGCAAGTATTCGGTCGCGTGCATCAGCATCGCTGTCAATAAGCTTTGCCCCTGTGTAATCGGTCGCTTTCGCTACTTCCTCATACACATCATCTTGAATTATTTGAATTGTTATCGTTTCTTTCATAAATCAATAATTGAATAAGTGACGCTTATCCCTATATACGGCTGAAAGCCTTGTGGTGTATAACCATAGCCGATTGTCGGGCCTATGTGCCACCGCTTGGGAGGTTTCCATTCTTGCCTGGTGATGATTGTTGCGGGTGCGAAAACTTTCACACTGTCAAGCTGCGGATCAACCGGGCCGCTTATCCATGCCTCATAAGTGCTGTCCGCATAGTGTCGCTGAATTATCGGAAGCTCCACAACCTTCAGCTCGCTGTCGGCAGCAATTGCACTGTCCCCGCAACATTGAGGCTTGCCTTCGTCTCCAGTGTCATTATGAGCGGTAATGGTGGCATCAATACTGAGTCTGTCATTATTATGACGTTGTCGCGGTTCGCCTCCATAGCCTCCGCCGAGGAAACTATAGACCGGCAGAGTGTATAGGTGTGTGCCTGACACCAACTCCGACTGCGGCATGGGTGCGTAGTACGGAATGGTGTCCACGGTCGTTTCTCTTGTTTCCGTCACGGTACAGGGTGGCTTTTCCGTGCGGTCTTTGCCGATGAAGAAACCGGCAAGGAAAGCTATCAGTCCTCCAATGGCTAATAGGATGTAGTGTCTCGTTTTCATGTGTTGAGAGTGTTGATGTATTGAATAATTGAGTTGACGTGCAGTGTGGTGATTGCCTTTTTGCCTTCTTCAGACAGTAGGAAATCAACATCCTCCCGGTTGTCTTGAAAGAGATTCTCGGTCAGCACTGCGGGACAGACCGTGTCGCGTGTCATGGCAAGCGACTGAACCCAGTACTTTTCGGGCGGGACACAACGGTTGCCCATCAGTCCCATGGCGGTGGCGTTGCCCGTGAATATCTGGGCGAGTTTTTTAGACTTGTCTGATGCGTTTTTGCTGACGAATACCGAAAAACCTGTGGCCGAATGCCATTTGCCGTCCGTGCCGGCGGCATTGTTGTGTATAGATACAAGTACAACATTCTGTGCCCCGAGTTTCCTCGCCCATCCATTTACCTTGCGCACACGCTCATTCAGCGGAGTATCGGTTTTCTCCGGCACAAGGAGCAATGTGTCAATCCCGCGAAGCGTTAATTCTCGGCTCACTCGTTGCGCTATATCTCGGCAATAGTAATATTCTTTCAATCTGCGGTCGGGACTTTCTTTCCCTCCGGTAAGTGGCGGGTCTCCGTGCCCGTTGTCTATCAAAACTTTTATTTTATTTACATCCATTGTTGTTAATGTTGTTTGTTTCTGTATTTGTAGTGCTATCTTCAAGCAGGCTTTCTTTGTCTACAAGTTTGAAAAAATTCCACTTCTTTTTAAGTCCTTTATATTCAAGGTAGTTGTTTACACTTGAATTCAGCTCTATACCGTAGACAATAAATAGTATCGCTATGCTGACTATGGGCGCACCAAGGGTAATCCCGAATGTTCTGCTGCTTACCTCCGCGAGTGTCACCCAACAGAGATAATCCACCATTTTGTTCAGTGTCCTTCGCAATGCCCGTGAGGGGCGTATTTCCTCCTTTCGTGCTTTGGCTGCAAGTAGTCCGAAACGGAGATCTACAAACACCAGCACCATACCAAGTAAGAGCCACGGCGCAAGGTGTCCGTAAAAATCGGCAAGTACCATGCCTAATGCCGCCACAGTAGCGGAAAATAGATTATTTGTTTCATTCATCGCTGTAATCAGTTGGATTTACAAATATAACCGGCTAATTCATCTCTTGCCCTTTATCTTTTGAAGCACTCAGCAGCTCTTTGGCCTTGGCCTTGCACTCGGTGCGGTACTGCTGGTATTCGGCATACTCTGTCCGGCGCTTCTCACTCACGTCACCGTCCCGCATATTGTTTATGAGCGCTATCTCATCATCAAGGGAGTAACGTTCATGCACCAGTTCCGCCACCTTCGCGCTGTATTGAGCCTCGGTGTAGGGCGGTATCTCCTCTACGGCTATCTCTTCCCACAGGCTCGGGTCTTTGACCGTGGCATGGTGTATCTCCGAATAGTCGTCCGAGCCGATTTTGTGCAGTATGTGGTTTTCGTCCGTATCAAGCGCCCACATGTTGATGTCCTCTTTGTAAGTCTTTTCCATATCTTTGAATTTTATTATGTTGTAAAAGTTATGTTCTTCTCAGCGGCCTGAGCAAGCAGGGGATGCCACAGGGTATCGGTCTCATCCGTCAGCTTGTCGTATATGCCGCGTTCTATCTGAATAGTGCTGCCTGCGGTAGTGGCGGTCGCGTTTTCCACCAGGTAGCTCACGGACTCCAGCGACAGCTTCTTGGCACCGGCCAGCCTCATGTGACATCCGCAGTTCCTTATCTTCACATCCTCAAGTTCGTAACAGAATGTCAGTGCGTCAAATCGTCGCCCCTGCTGCATCAGCCTCAAGTCTATCACCCCTATGATTTTCTTAAGTTTTGTGCGGTTGCCCCATTCGCTGTCAGTAATGTTATAGAAATTGGATGTGATGCCGTGTCCGTTCAGTCTGGTATCCACCATGAATCCGTTCGGGTCTTCTCCCCAAAGAGGCTCAAGGTTCAACACCTCTATGCCGAAATTGGGAATAAAATTATGGGCGTTGAATCCCTGCGAGTTATATCCCCATTGGGAATTAAGCTTGCGCGGGAGGTTAGTCCTGATGATGCTTTGGTTGCCGATTTTAAAATACCCTGCACAATCGTAAGTGTTTATCGCGCCCGCTTCATATATGCTCATAGCCTCCGCATAGGTTATGTCCGTAAGCCCGTTAAGCTCAAAGAATCCCGTAACCTCATTGTAGCGCCCCCACACGCCGCATGCCGCATTCCATAGGTCTATGAACAATTGCGGAGGCTTAACCCATGCCGCATCCTGCACCTCAAGCGTCTGCCGCTCCTTGGGCGTGACCTCGCGGAAATCGGCGATGCTCTCGCCGCTGCCAAGCGGACGGCGGCTCCAGAACCCGTGGAAGTTGGTAGGTGCCGCCTGGGTGATGAAATTACCCCCCATTTGTATAAATCTCTGTAAGTGAATTGTTTATAATTCTGCTCTCTATTGCCATGATTCATTATGTTTTATACCGTTGCGAAAATTACATGCTTGTCGGCCGCATCCACCATCAGCTGCTGCCATTGCGCGAGTTCTTCAGGAGTAAGTGCGGCTGCGGCCTCGTTTGTCGTGTCGCCGGTGAGCTTGGCGTAGACGTCCGGATGGACGGTGACGGTGGCTCCCGCATCGACTGAATTATCAATGCTCCATTGCAATGAGGCACGCTCCAACAGTGGGGAATCCTTGATATTGACTTCTGGTTTTGTAGAACCCGAAATCCGGAAAAACACATACTGCAACTTCGGAAGCATCGTCAGGTTAAATTTGCGGCTTATTGATATGGCGCCGATTATAGCCTTTAACTTCGGACAATTTGTTATGTCTTCCACACTGGAACAGTATGCCGTCGGGGATTCACTTATAAACAGATATTCCATATTGGCATGGAACAACAGAATCTTGCCGACACTGAAAGGGTTAGCATAATTGTATGGTGGTATATTTACGCGTATGTTGGCCGTATTGTAAGGATATATGACAGAAGAAAAAGTACGGTTGTAGATCCTGAGCGCTTCGTCATATGTAATATCATCAAGTCCGAAGCTGATACCCAGAAACGTAGTTTTTATGAAAAATAAATCCCTTTCCTTATCGTAACCGATAAACTTCGGTTTGTTATATGTAGCGTTCCACAAGTCAATAAACAGCCGCTTCTTCGCAAGCTCCGTAAGTCCGAGCTTGCCGTCAGTCCCGAATATCAGATCCTCGGTCAATGCCAACACCCCCTGCTTATCCGCCAACGAATTGCCAAGCTCCTCATTTGTAGGCAGCGCATCAAGCTTCTCTTTCAGCCCCGAGGTGAAATCCTCCTGCGACAACCCCTTGCCCGGTTGCTTACTTACCTTGTCCTCAAGCAGCGCGTCAAGGTCAACCCCCGCGTCATTATACACATACCGCGTCATGGTGGAGGGGTACACGGTCTCCCCATTGCGGTCTTTCAATATCATGTTTGTGGCCATAATCCTATACTGTTGCAAATGTTATGTTCTTATCTGCCGCGTCCGTCAGCACCTTGTGCCATTCCGCATTCCCCGCGTCCGTCAGCTTGGCATATACGTCCGGATGGACCGTATATACGACGTTTTGTTCATCGGCTGATTCACCGTTAATGAGATTTACCACAGATTGGGATGTTAGGAGTGATGATTGGCGAAAATCCTTATTCACACGCGGACGTGGAAAAGGACTGTCATAATAAGCGAAATTCATCAACGCGGGCATAGCTCCGGTGCAACTATCCATAATCACCGAAACCTTTAAAGTATGTAATAGACGGCAGCCCATAGAACCTTTTATTCTGGCTGATGGTAGATCAATGGACTCCACCAATGAAGAATGGAAGCAGGAGTTAAGAGTAACCCCGTAATTATTTTTAATGTCAAGCGGAAGGTGCGTTCTTATTGCAGAATTAGTGTATTGGCATAAGAAATCAGAAAAAGCACCATTGTTCACCCACTTGGGAGGGTTCAATAAAATCTCTACAGCCTGCTCATAGGTTATGTCTGTAATACCGTTCAATTCAAAGAATCCCGTATTTTCGTTATAACGGCCTACCTGCACATATCCGTTATCAGTCTTGTATCGGCAAGCCGCGTTCCACATATTAATGATCACATCTCTTACGCCGCCTATATTTTCCTTGACCTGCGCCTGTTCCTCGGGCGTAAGCACCTGCGGCACCTTGCGCAGCAACGTGGCCATGATGCCCGGCTCCAAATCCTCGATTTCCTCCTCGGCAGGCACGCCCACTATATTGCTCAGCTCCTCGCGGCCAGCCTTGGAGTCCAGTTCGGTTTCCCATCCGGAAAAGGTTTCGGCACGCTTGTTCTCAGCCTCAACGCGGGCATTCTCGTTGGAGACGCGTATATCCTCCTGCTTGCCGCGTTCGGTCTCAGCAGTCTGTCTGTTCCTCTCAGCCGTCTGGCGTTCCGATTCGTGTGCTGTCCTGACGGATTCCGATTCACGGCGGGTATTCTCCTCCCTTTGGCGCTCTGCCTCATTTTCTATGCGCACCTTCTCGTTTTCATCCAACGTCTTCTCAAGGGCAGTCATATCTTGCCTAAGCTCCTCAGCGGCCTCAGTTGCCGGGCGTTGCAGCTCCGCAATCTCCTCCGGCGTCAGGTCCTCCCACTTCCCCTTGACAAACGGCAGCAACATATCCACTTCTACTGATGAAGGGCACGGCGCCGCTTCCCGCGTGAGCATGACCGCAAGCGCTGCCGGAACAGAAACCTTTCTGTCTCCGTCAGGAAATATCCCCTCCGGCAGGAGCGCTGCGAACTCTACATTCAATGTCCCTTCCGGCAATCTGTGGTTGTCAAACACCACATGAATCTTACCGTTGTCATTGAAACAGTTGGTGCATACACCTCCTATACAGGAGGCTGTGTAGGTCGTAAACTTGGTGGATGTATAAAATTTTGCCGTCCAATCCCATTCTGGCCATCCCAAATCAGTCCCACGGCAATCCGCCAGCGTCATATAGAGGTCAAAATCGCTCCTGTAATTAACCTTCGTTTCGGCTTTAACTGTTTTCTCCATATCTCGCAGCCTCCTTCTGCCTTGCAAGCACCGCATCTGCTTCTTCTTGGGTTATCTCTTTCCAATTGGCGGCATTATCGCCGGCACCGAGTATCACATAGGGGGCCAAGACCCTCTGCCATTCCTCCACATCAGCATTCTGCGTAAGCATATGCCCTTGGGAGGCCGTCAGTTTTCTGCTGTCATAATCTTTCTTTACCATACCATTTTATTCATTCACGTTGTTTACACAGATAGCGGGGCAAAGGTGTACCCTTTCTCTCCGATTTGTCCCAATTCTTCACTTGTGAGCCTTGCGAGGACATCCATCGGCAACTGCAAGGTTGCCGTTTCCATCCCTGCTGCCGCTCTGTCATGGCTGTATGTCAGAAGTGAATCCACTATACTCTGTCTGTTGGCTTCGCTTCCGTAGCCCCACATGGGAGCGTATATGGTATATACTGCAAGTTCGCTTTTCCCCAGATTCTTTATGAGTATATGCCTACAGGCATTATGGCCGGGGAAGGTGGCACGCTCCACCCTTGTCGCGCTGCTGAAATCAAGCGTGGCTATGGATTCGCAGGCTTGGCAATTGTTGGAGAACTGCAACCAATCCCTGACTCCGCCCGTGTTTCTCACTCTTATGGATTTGAGCGCACGGCATTCCAAGAACATATACCGAGCCGAAGTGATTCCCTGCATATCTATCTCACACAAGCTCTCCAGATACACTTGCTGTCCGAAAGCAAACCATGCGTTCCCGTCGGTCAGAGCCGTAGGGGGCAGCGCATCCAGTCGTTTCAGATAAGGCTTCACATCAATGCCGTCACGGCATGAGAATAGACTTCGTATCAATTTGAGCTCTCCGCTGTAATACGTTGCGAATCTCCGAGTGCCGCCGTACACTTTTTCGGCAAGGGATTCCCATTCCATGTTCGGCCTCCATCCCCATTGGGCGGGAACGGTACCTTCCGCAAATTCGCCCGCGAGATTCGGGGTGATGTCAAACTCGCATAATAGTGGTCTGTTCACCCTTACCTTAAACTCTACCACCAAGAACTCCATACCCCCGTAACGCAATGTACGTGATGATTTGTCCGGCTCGGCTATCGGTTCCGGCTTTCCCACAATTTTTACGCAATCAGCCTCATTGTAGATGGTCACATCCTTATATTTATACATGTCACTTCCGGCAATAGGTGTGCATATGGCCGCATTGAATACTTTGATTTTTGCATTGACGCTCCCGTTATATACCCGTGGTGCTTCCACAGCCATTCTCATAGAGTAATCGAATGCGTCCGCGACCCTGCGCGAGTCTTGGTGTTCTCCCGCTTCTTCCGCATAGCTTGATACCTCCGCTTTTTTCAAAGGAGGCGCAGTAATCTTGTCCGAAGAAAGATATACAAACCCCCAAGCCTTATAAAGGTCTTGCACCGGGCCGTCTCCTATCTGTATGCGTATTGGAATCATGGCCTTATTGGTTTGATTTTATATACTACAAATCGGCAATTGTCCGAATCTGTCGGATTGACCCGATTGTGCGCTTCTTCCGTCATATAAATTGGCACTACGATAGGCGGATTATTTTTCTGCTCACAGTTCACCGTAATGTTGCACCCGTTGGCGAAATACAGCATCGGCATCACCGCATTTTCATAATCCATAGCAACGTTGATGGTGCCGCTGCAATTATGGAATATATAAGTTTGTAATTCGGCAAAAGTCTCACCATTGAAAGACTTCCCTATATATACACCCTTGTCCTCTATGTCCGAAAACTCACGGCGCAGCAGTTCAAGGGACGGAAATCTGTGCTCCATGCCCCAGTCAAGATTCTCAATATAATAATCAACCAACTCCTCCATGCTACCGGTGCGCATCTTCTCATACCCCGGCAAGCAGATTCCGTTTTGCCGTGCATCATCCATCAGACGCTCTTTTATCTCATATGTATCCATATTGCAAATATAGTAATTATTAATTGCTTACAATATAAATCTAAAGTGATACTTTAAACAATATGTCATAAGTCAACTTCTCCGTTGCCACGGTTTATCTTTATCCCTCTCTCAGTTATAGAAATATATTTATTGCCGAACACCATTGCCACGCCATCGTCATTAGCCACTAACAAAGTGTTGCCGAACGATACCGCTATGCCGTTGTTGCCAACAACCGTCTGTTCAGCACTCACATTCTCCACCGCCAAATCCAGCTTCATCGTGATCGGTACATTTTCCCTGCGGAATGAAACGGTTTGCGTAGAGGTGGGGGTAAGAAAGACCCTGATATAAAATGCGCTGAATGATTGGCTCTCGTTGCCGTATTCTATGCCCCTTTTTCTTGTTGCCCTCCATGTCTCTATCCCGTTTTCCGTTTTTATAAGTTCTTTAGTCCATGCGGTCACATTATCTGAGCCTTCAAAGGCGGCTACAGGTATTAGCGAGCCATCACTGTCAAGGGCATACATCTCTATCTCAAATTCGCTGTTTTTCGCCTGTTTAGTCCCTTCGTTATCCGATTGCTGGCATTGGAACTCAAAACTTACGCTTATATAACCTGCCAGCAAGCCGTTTTTGGGAATATAACCTATGGAATAGTAATCGGAAGATAATTGCGGGGAGCGCCATTCCTCCTGTGCAGAGGGGCTGTAATGGTTCACGGCTCCGGTCATTATCACGGTGTCCGACAACTCCCTGTCAAGCGCCCCCACTTGTGTGGTGAACGAGATTCGGCTGTTCTGCAGTTGGAATACCGTGCCTTTTGTCTGCGGATTCTCAAGCACGAACCTGCCTTTTGTCACCTTAACATTGTCTCCGAGTTCCAGGCTGCTTTGCCCGATTCTCACGGTATTGTGGGCAAAATAACCCGTGCCGTCCATGCGCACCGCAAAGGCCGCACCCTCCGTCTGGTTGTCGGCGGCATCTATCTGCTTCCCTCCCGACCACAGCGCTATGCCTCCACCCCGGGCAGTCTGGGGTGTTATGCCGTTCACTCCGGCCATAGTCACGAATTTCCCGCTCTCATCCTTGTACCCTGTCTGTATGTTGGAGGTTACTATCAAACCTCCTTCTATAGTAGTATCGTTCTCAAGCGCCTTTTTCAGATACTCTGTGGAGGCGTCCGTAGCCTCTTGCGGTGCGGGAGACCACGCCGTAGACACATTCCCGGCCTCAAGCTTGGCGTTGAGGTACGTAAAGCTTCCCCTTGCCTTGCTTATCCTTACCTTGGCGGGGCTTACCTCATTATCATAGGTAAACGACATGGTCGCCGTCCTGCCGTCCGCCGCTATCACCATATTGCCGAGAAAGACAATCTGTTCATCGTTCTGATCCCATAGGTATACGCGCATCCCTTCTGATAAATCCCCGTGGTCGGGATGCTTCCTCACTGTCAGTATGTATTCGTTACCTTTTATAATGGCGGGCACCGTGCCTTGGGCTATTTCGTAAGACGTGCCTCTTACGTTCACTTTTTCGGCACCTCCACCCAATATCAGATTAGTGCCGCCTATCTTTATGCTGTCGCTCACATACTCTCCTATGGGGACATCACCAATAGTGGATTCCGCATCTATCCTCCCTTTGACGCGCAGGTTGCCATTGACCCATTCTATATAGCTTGCATCACCGCCCAGGAAGAAACGCGGTTTGTTGTAATAAAGCCCCGCTTGCCTTCCCACGTAGTAATACTCCGTTCCGGAGGAGTTTACTGAATCAAGCCCCTCTATATACCGCTCATATCCTCCCCCTATCACGTCACGCACTTTCACGAACCGTCTGTTCGCGTCCGTGTAGTTCCCGTAGTGGGCTATGACATCGCCTACGGAGGGTTTGCCTCCACCATCCACTCCGGTGTCATAAGTCCCGTCAGGCAGCTGCACGGCGGTATACCCCTTGGTAAGCACTATGTTGTCGGTGCCTACGGACATCACCCTGCGGCGGTAGTGTTTCACCTGCCCGGTAGCATCATCCGTAACCTCTGAATATGCCACATCATCTACATGGAATCTGTTCACCACGCTGCCGCCTTTCTGGTCAAAATAGCATGTGTAGGAATCAGTATCCTCCACCACATTGCTGACCTCTATCCATGCCGCGCTTTCCACATATTTGCCGCCTTGCACAGAAATCTGGTTTATCACAAGCTCGTTTGCCTCTATACCCTTACGCGCTCTCAGTATGTCAGCCTCAAGTACGGCGCTCCCGTTGGCATCCTTGTAGAATCCCCATCCGGCACCGCCCACGCTGCCCGCCCTGAACCCCTGTGAGGTCACCAGCGAAACGAACTCGGTGGGGGAGTAGCTGCGCTCCTCTATTCCGTCCTTGCGGAGGTACAGCTTGTCGCCTACCATCCGCACTATCTGCTCTATGTTGGATATAGAGCCTACCTGTCTCTGCAACGCGCTCACTTCGCCGCTTATGCGTGCCACCGGGTCAGCAGCCGTCATATAGTCGTTGCCGAGCGACATACCCACATCCGGTATGATGCTGTCCTCGTTGTACGTGTACGTGAGCGACTGTATGTATCGTGTCTCTGCGGAGGAGGGGATTATCTCTCCGGCGGCATTCTTCATCGTTATGAAGCGCTTGTCGGCGATACGCACGGAAGCCCCTATGCTAAGTTGCCTTAACAGGGCATTCTCCGCACCTTCTTCGTCAAGCCTTACCTTGTCGGGTGTCACAACCCAATTGCTCCCCTCGCTTTTCCTTTCCAGCAGCACATCTTTCTTCGCGTCATCCACCCGCTTCTCGGCCTGTAGCGTGTACCAGTGCGTCATTTCCGTGCCTATGAACACTATATGGTCGCCCGCATTTCCCTGACGTTCGGTGGACGGTACATAAAGCCCCGTTGCTTCAAGCTCCGCTTCGCTCTTGGCGAGTTTCAGTCTCCAGTGTGAATCGTAGTATTGCCCTGTGGGATTCCCTTGCGCGTCACGCACCGCAATCTTCTTGGTCGTGTCATATGCCGGGAACTCCACTATGGTAAACTTGTAGTCCTCGTTGGTCAGATTCCCGGTGGTGAACATAAGCTTCGCCTTGTCTCCCGTGCGGTCGCCCAATATCGGTTTCCATACCCTCTCGGCGTACTGCGCAGGAGTCTCCGTAGACAGCTGCTGTGTCTGCCATATGTTCTTCACCCACACGTTGAACGTCTGTTTCCATTCGCTCACGCTCGTGGTATCTCCGCTCTGCAACCGCGCATTATCCAGCGCTACGGTCACGAGCACGGGCATACCCACAGAACTTGCTGCTGAATAGTAGACGGGAATGGAAGCCTTGAAGTAGTATCTCCCCGGCAACAGTCCCACAGCGGAATGACTTACCCCTTGGGAGTCATATACAGTCAGTGTCGGAATGCCTACCTCCACCTTGTCGTACACATCCTGCGGCGCCGGCCTTAATCCAGAAGCGGTTCCGGGACGCCACTCCTCAGACCGGAACACTATTTTTGTCACTTCTCCCGCATCAAGATTGCCTACTTCTCCGGGCAGCACCTCAAACCAGTCGCTGCACACCTCCACATTGGCACGTCCCTGCGGTGCGAGCGTCACGCTTCCCTTGGCTCTTGCTATAGGGGTATAACGTGTTATAGCCACCGTCTCAGCGGCATTCTCCACATCATCGGTCAGCACCTGTTCCACGGCCACAGCCTCATCCACACGCCCGTAGGGGGTTACGGTTATGCCCTGTATGGTGGGGAATATCTCATCGTTGTTCTCCAGCCCGTCCCATTGTTCGCCGTACTCCGCAATGCTCTCATCATCCTTGACATACTCCACGGGGTCAAACTTCTCATCGGTCAGTCCCTTATGGTACGCCCACGGGGCATAGGCATTGCTTTCGCCCACTGCCGTATAGCCGGGGTATTCCGATATGTGGGCTGCTTTCCACCCTTGTATGTAGCTGCGGAATGTCGCGGGCAGAAGGTTGGTGAAATATATGTTGGCAAGCTCCTTTACCCAGTCGGGATCCGCAGGGAAATCTTTGTTATTCGGGTCGGTGTCCTTGAAATACCGTAGCGGCAGGTTCTTCTCCCCGCCGCGCCCGAGCATCACATTGCATATCTTCTCATCCTGCACCTCGCGCTTGAGTTTCAGTAGACCGCCCTCAAACCCGTACTCGAACAGATGCGACAGCTCCGTAGCGGGATAGCCAACCCTTATGACATATCTCTCGCCGCCTTTCACGGTGTTGCTGTTGTCGCTTCTCGGCTTTATCTCCCAGCGCACACCCCACAGCTCACGGTATTGACGCAACACATCCCAACAGCATGAATAGCTGATATTCACCATCGTAGGCTCTGCCTTGTAATTCCATGCCGGATTTAGGTCTATGGTTATGGTGTCGCCGAACCAGTATTGCAGCACCTTGGCGAAATAGTCTGTGAACCCCTTGAGGTTGAGCGAAAGGCCCACTATCCATTTGTTGGCTATCGCCGTCCCCGTGCCAACCGAAGCATACTCGAAAAAGAACCACTTTTTAAGCCAATATATCGCCCAATGTTCGAACGTCAGAGTCGCCGTGCTGCACAGTTCCGTATTCTCTTTACCCGCCTCCGGCTTGCGCAGCGGCATTATGTATTTATCCCCGCCGAACGCCACAGCCCAGTCGTAGCTGAAATCGGGCGCTATCTCGCCGTCCATCCTTATGGTGGACGTTATTGTCTTGTCCCCCATATCTTCCAGACGCACCGTTGCTTGCCGCATCGTGGCGTACTCCGGAAAATTCAGTTCCTCAATATCCTTTATCATAGCCTTTTAATATTCCATTCCGTTATCTTTCCCTCAAAAAGCTGTTCACTCCGCACACGCCCCCCTTGTACACTATCAGGTTGTTCAGCAGCCCGTATATGTCACCGAGGCGCTGTTCCATCCTCGGGAGGCTCGAAAGGTGCTGGTTGGCCGTCATGAGCATATTGGTGTAGTCTACACCTCCCGGTGACGCGCCCGAAGAGGGGAGGGGAGCACCCCCGCGCTCCATCATCATCCTTATAGCCGCCACATGCTCGCTGATGGTCGGCATGTAGCTCACATAATGGCTCATGGTGGTGAATGCCGCGGTGTTGGCGTTTATCTCCTCGCTCGTGGCTCCGGCCACACTCTTGGATATGCCCGTGAATCCGTCGCTGTCCGCATACAGCTCCTTAAGATTTATGCCGGCGCGTTCCGCATCCTTGGCCGCAAGTTGCAGCCCCCGGTTTATCTCCTCGCTCAGTTTCGCCGATTCCACCATTGCGTAGCTCAGCACATCCGTCATCCCCGCACCGCTCTTGTACATGGAGTTCATCTTGTCGAACAGCGGTTGCAGGGCGGTCTGTACCACCTTGGCCAGCACGCTCTCCACCACCATGCTCTTTATCATGTCCTTGAACTTGTCCTTTATGGCCGCAGTGGTGTCGCCGAAAGTGGCATATGCCTCAAGCCATGCCTGAGCGAAGTCCCTCGCGGCACTGGCCACGTCCGTCCCCGCCATCTGCTCCGCAATGCGTCCCTGCATGTCGGCAATCTCGTCAAGCGCCGCACGCCGCTGACGGTCATACTCCTGCGCTTTCTCCTCATCGGCCTTTTTACCCTTGTCGCGTTCCGCCGCCGCCTGCTTGGCGTATGCGTCCGCCTGTGCCTGCAAGTTGCGTATCTGCTGGTTGTAGTTGCTGATATAGTCGCGCCCGAACACCTTGTCTGCCGCCTTTTCAAGCCGTCCGTAGGTGTATTCGAGTTGATCCAGCAACTCCTGCTGACGCTTGATTTCCTTGTTCGCTTTGGCGACCTTACTACCCCAAAATAGCTTGCCTATGCCCGCTGCAAGATTGGCAATAGACGATATACCCTTAGTGACCATTGTAAAATAGTCTCCCTGGAAATATGCCGCAACAGCTTCGCCTCCTTGCTCGGCGGATTGTGCCATTTTATCAAGCCCGTCAAAGATTGTGTTCCACAGCTCATCGTCGCCGAGAGCAGTCCATTCTTCCACTGCTCCCTTGATGGCATCCTGTGCTTCCTTGACCTTTGCGACATATTCACCAATGCCCTTAAACCCATCGTCAACCTCATTGTTGGCATCCTTGAACTTGTCTATAATCTCTTGCAGAAGTTTGACCTCCTGCTCGGTGAGATTGACATTTTTACGCATCTGGTTTACCAGAGCGGTTGCCGAATCGAGACTTCCTTTGGCGTTTTTTGCAGCCGCGCTGTCTGCGCCGCTTTCGGCAACAACCTTGTCATACTCGGCTCTCGCCGCAGCCTCGGCTTGCAGGGCTGCCGTAAGCGCATCCTTGTTGTCGAGTAGCTGTTTGGTGGCGGTGGCAAGCTCTTTCTCTACATTTTTCAGACTGCCGTACTCTTTGTTGAGCGTACGGATTTTCCCTATGCCATCTCCGATAGCCTTGAATGGATTGCGCTTGGCAAGCTGCTCGCTGATAGCGTTAAGCCTGCTTTGCATCTCTTTGAGCTGGGTAGGCTCCAATGTTTCGCCCCACTTCCCTTTGAGCTGGTTGAGCATATCGCGCATATTGCGCAACATAGTGGTCGAGGCGTTATCCAAATCCTCAAACATCTGCACATACATCGGAGTGTCCTTGAAAGCTTCATATTCAAGCTTCGCTGCCTCTCTATCCTCGCGCTCCTGATAACCGCGTTTCAGCTCCGCCTTTTGCTCTTTGGTATATTGCGGATTGCGCTCTATCTCCATTATCTTCGCCGCAGTAGTCCGCGCCAACTCCACGCGCTTGTCGGCGTAAGTCTTGGCTTTCTCCAAGTCTTTCAGATAACCCTCGTAGGTCTTGGCGAGGTCTTTCTGACCCTCCTCGGCTATCTTCTTGATAGCCTTATAAGGTTCTTCGCCGAGCTGCTTCTTCATCTGCTCGGCAAACTCGCCCAGCCGCTTGTAGTTTATCTGATTGTCGGCGGTGATTACATCAACGGGGATTTCCACTTTGATGTTCTCGTTGTCAAAGTAGGTGCGAATCTGCTCGGCAAGCTGCTTTTGCAAGTCATAGCCCGTGTCGCCGTAGACACTAAGCGACACTTTCGCGGCTAAATCATAGTCTCCCGTCATCCCAAGTATCTTCTCATAAAACTCCTTCGCCGTTTTGGTGCGGGAGATACGGTCGGCAAGACGTTTCAGCTCGGCTTCAATATTTTTTTGTGATTCGTCAATGTCAACCTTTTCAATCTTCCATCTGAACTCCTTTAGTTCCTTGTCAAGATTCTTGAAAACCTTGCTTGGCAGGGCTTGCATTTTTTTGTAGAGAATCTCTAATGCAGATGTGAGGTCGGTTACATTTTTAGGCAATCCGATACCGTATTTTTTTGCAAGAGCATCAATCGTATCTTTAGCCTCACGCTCCATATACTCAGCCGCCTTGCTGCTACCTACCGCCTTTTCATACTGTTTGTATTCCTGATAGAGTTTTTCGTACAGCGATATTTCCTCTTTCAAGTTTTGCAGGCGCGGGTCGGAGGTGCGACCGGAGCCACCTTTTGTAAATCCTTGCAAAAAGGGGAACAGCTCTTTCAATACGGCCACTTGCATTTGAATCTTCTTGATTTCTTCCTCTGAAAATACTTGTAGTGGTCCATGACCGCCCTCTGCTCCCATTTGGTTAGTGGTTTGCATTTCTTTGAGCTTCTTTTCTAACTCCTCAATGGCTTCCTTTATCTTCTTGGCGTAATCTTCAATATTATCGCCTGCTTTCATAAAGTATTTAGTCATTGAGGATAGCTCTACACCTGCTCCACTTGCGAGTTGAGCAAGTTTTGTTTTGAATACAGCAACCGTTCTGTCATTCGGAGAAATGCTCTCAAACAATAGTTTGCTTTCAGCAATCGCCTGTTTCGCTTTTTTAGAGGTAAATAGTTTTGACAATCCCTCAAAATCAATAAAAGAAAAGCTTTTGTTGCCCTCAACTACCGATTTTGCTTGCTTGTAAAATTCTTCGGGGATAGCAACTCCTTCCTGTGAAGCTATGTTTTGAAGGTTGGCGAATATGGCGTGTATCTGCATATTCCCAATTTCAATCATCTTCTCATACTCAGATTGAGCTTTGGATGGGTCAAATTCTAAGTTAATAGGAACGCTTAGTGCGGTTTGTGGGTTCTTTTTGTTATAATCTTGCAATGAATTATATAGTGCTTCTTGCGAACTCCAGTCAAGATTTTTAAGTGCCTTGCCGACATTATCTATTCCCTCTGCATACTCATCAAGTCCACGCACGGCGTTACGGGTCGCCATCTCGTTTTCTTCCAGAGCTTTGTTCTGTCCCTCCATTGCACGGGCATAATTATACAGATAGTCCATGCCTTGACCGCCGAACAATGCTCCCGCTTGGCGGAATGCAACACCCCATGCGTCGGCGAGTTTGTCAAAGTTCAAAACGTTGATAATGTTCCCGGCTGCGTCAAGTTGGCTAATATCATCGGCAAACTCCTTAAAAGTTTCATTTGTAGCTTTTATTGCAGCATCAGCATCTCCAGAGTATTCTATTAGTTTTTCATTTAGTCGACTAATAAACTCTGCTTGTTTTTCAGCTGACATACCCGCTTGATTGAGGTAGTCCATCAAATCATCCTTTTCCTCATCAAGAATAGTAGCATAAGAGCTTTTGATTGCTGTTTCTTTTTCTTCACCCCGTTTCTTGGCGTTGTAAGCCTCAATTAAATCAATCAGCTCGCCATACTGACCACCCAACGCTTTAAGACTGTCAAGCTCCAATGCCTCACTGCCTAATATCTTTCCATAAGTACGGTCAAGTTCGTCAAGAGCTTCCTTTTGAGCCTTTGACCCATCCACGTTTTCCTCTACCGCTTTCACAAGCTCCTTGAAACGGTCAACAGACTTTTTGCCCGAAGCGTCATAATCACGGTCAATGTCCTGCAATTTGCTATTCAGCTTGTCAAGCTCGCTCTCCGATTGCATAAGCAATGTGATTATGGTTGTAAGTGCAATTGCCAATGCTGTAAGCGGATTAGAAAGGAGTGCAGCCTTTAATCCATAGAGGGCTTTTGAGAAAACATTGGTTGAAGTTGCTGCCCCTATCTGCGCCTTTGTCGCCGATAGGGTTGCGGCTGTGTGTAACCGTTGAAAGATGGCTGTGGATTTCAAGTTCATCTGCTCCAACCTCAATGCTCCGAGCTTCTGTTGCAATGACGCAATATGCAATTTGTTTGCGGTTGTAGCCGCCGCTGTTGCTATTGCATTATTCTTTGTGGCGATTGTGTTGGCAAGGATATACACGCTTACACCACCTACAACGATTCCAACTTGCTTCCAATGAAGCATCAGATAACGTAAGGTCTGGATCGCCATCTTCATGCCCTCATTAACGCTTGACGTATTGCCTATTTGGTCGTACATTACAGCCGCTGCATCACCGAGTTTCTGCCACATACCAAACAGAGTGTTGCCCTGCTTTTCCTGCATATTGTAGAATATGCCTCCTGCCGAAGTCATATCATCGAACACCTCTTTTACCATATCGAAAGAGATTGCTCGCTTGGAAATCATATCCATGACATCGGCTGCTGTTACAAGCTCGCCATTCGCCTTTGATAGCTTGTTAGCAAGTTCCTCCACAAGCGGTATTCCCGCCTCGGTTGCCTGCCTCACCTCACTTGCACGGAGATAGCCAGTTGCGCGTATCTGACCGTACATCAATACTATACGGTCCATTGATACGCCGAGACCGACCGAAATATCGGTCAAGCGTTTGGTCGTGTCAAAAAGCTCGTCAACACCGATTTTGTAAGCTGCAAGCTGCTTCGTATATTTCGTGAGGTCTAAAATCTTTACGGGAGATTTAAGTGCAAAGGTTTTGATTTCCTCAAAGAGCTGGTTGGCTCTCTGTTGGTCTTGAATTATAGCACCAAGAGATATGCGTTGTAGCTCGAATTGAGCCGTGACTTCGCGGACATTGGTTAAGAAGTTGCCGACATAACTAATCCCTGCGTATGCAACCATGCGCTGAATAAGGCGTGATAGATATGTGCTTTGATTGTGATATGCCGAAGATAGCTTATTGGCACTTGCCGCAGTCTTAGAATGAGATTCCCTCATCTTATCCTCTACCTTGACTGCCGCTTGCAGAGTTGAGGTATAACCTTGTGCCTCCGTGCGCAATGCTCGGAATTTTTCTCGGATAGCCGCTCCTGCTGCGCTACCTCTTTCGGCTGCTGTTAAGGAGTTCCATTGCTGTGTCAATTCTGCGAGTTGTTTCTTAAAACCCGTAAGTTCCGCAGATGCACCTCTTGTAACCCTATTATCCATTCTCAGCTTAATGGTAATTGGGTGTTTCCCGAGGACTTTTTCTATTCTATCCAGAGCCTTATCCCCATCTTTAAGAGCTTCTTCAACTCCTTTTTGTAGGTCAAATTTGACCTTAAATACTAAATCATCAGCCATAGCTCTGTGTTATATAGCGTATTGAAAATCCATGCTGTATGCCGAAAAATGATTAACTTTGCAGCCTAAAGCACAACTACAAATTTCATCATGGAAAAACTTCACAATTTTTGGAGATGGTTTAACCGTCCTGCACAAGTTTTTGAGGCGTTGGGCTACATAGCAGTAGCCGTGGGCGTTTTTATTGCTGTTGTCGGCACTATTACCGCCCTTATCGCATCCGATAAACCATCGTTTATGCGTCCTAATCCTCTCCAATTTCTCATCATGGGAGCTATCATTGCCATAGTGGCTCCACAACTTTTCTTCGCCATAGCCAAAGTGGTTAAGGCGGCGGAGAAGTATCTTGGAGAAAAGTAAGCAGTCTGTCATCCGAGTAGATTTAAACAATTAGAGCCGAGACCGCTTGCGCGGCATCGGCTCAATGGCTCTCGGCTTTGGTTAAAAATCGAGTTAAATAGAAAAAGCCACCTGCCCCGTGCGGGGTCAAGTGGCTCTGTGGCTCTATCGGTCATATTTCAAATGCAAAGCTAATAAAATCTCACCAAAATATAAAGTTATATTGTAGGTTTTATTGTATAATCAACAAAATAGTCGTATGTTTGCGGTGTGAAATCATTTCTCGTCGCAACGAAGTGAACACATAAAGATATTCTGCATCCTCGATAGCGGTCTGTTGCGACTTTAAGACTGCTGTCGGGGATGCTTCTTTTGAACTCACACCTATAATAATATATGACAAACCAAATTCAGATTTTCAACAATCCCCAGTTCGGCGAAGTGAGGGTCATGGTGGATAACATGGGAAATCCCATGTTTTGTCTCGCGGATGTTTGCAAAGCATTAGAATTAACAAACCCGACTACGGTTAAAAACAGACTTGACAAAGATGATGTACAACTTATTGATTTACACGCCCTAAATTCCGCAGAGGGTATGATTGGCAACTCGACCGCTAACTTCATAACAGAATCAGGCTTCTACGATGTCATACTTCAAAGTTCAAGCCCGAGAGTTAAGCCGTTCCGCAAGTGGGTTACATCTGAATTGCTTCCATCCGTCCGCAAACACGGTGCCTACATGACACAAGACGTGATAGAGCGTACATTGCAAGACCCCGATTATCTGATACAGCTTGCCACCACTCTTAAAGAGGAGAAACAGAAACGCATTGAGGCAGAGAGCGTAGCCGCCAAGCGTGGACTAATCATAGCGGAGCAACAGAAAGAGCTGACGGAAGCCGCCCCGAAAGTGGAATACCACGATAAGGTGTTGTCTTCACAAGGCTTTCTCACCGTAAACATGATTGCCGCCTCAATCGGCATATCCGACCGCAAGCTCAACAAACTGCTGTGCGAATGGGGCGTGCAATATAAAGAGAGCGGAAGTTATCAGCTCTATGCGCCGTATCGTGGGAAAGGGTATGCGAAGCAGATCCCTTATCCATATAGAGATGGCATGAATCAAATTAAAACCAAGCAACACCTCTATTGGACTGAGGCAGGCAAGAAGTTCATCATTGAACTATACGAGAAGAAATCAGCATAATTGCATCTCTCATCCGAGAGATGCAGGCTCTTGACTTAACAACCCAAAGAGTAAGGCAGCGTCTTGACGATGGAGCCATTTGGTATGCGGAGAAATTCGTAGAGTTGTAACGGGTAGTTACTGCGTAATACTACAATATCATATACAATTAAAAATTCAACTGTTTTCTATATAGGTTTTTGTTTGTAGTAAAATCTTTTGGGAATAGACCATTTTCAATACCATAGTCAATGAGATACCGGAAGGAGTAACTTGTTTTGTTTCTCTGGGCAAAATGGTATAAATTCCATAGATATGCCTGTGCAGATTTTGAACGGCTGCATATTCTATGGACTTCGTAATTAAATATTTTAAATTCCTTCTCTGAAATGTTCCGCGTTGACCTCAAATAACAGATGTAGTCAATATAACAGAAAAATTTGTCTATCTTATACTCCATCCCGTTATTACCATTATGAAATGAGTCGTCATACCAATCCTGGTTATAGTCCAATATATAAGTTGTCTTTATTAAATTCTCATCAAAACGAAGTTTATCGATAATTTGATGAATGAACTCGGCGCGTTTCGTCTTTACACTCTTTTTCCATTGGAAATATACAAAAATTCCACCAACAATAGTTAAAGCTAAAGAAGCAATCTCAAACCACATATCTATCGTTATTCCCATTTTGTTTTTCAGATTAAATTGTTTTATATTATTTGCTCTCCCCGGCGCCTATTCAGTTCTTTTTTCTTTTGCCACCGCCTTTACTCCTTTTTGAACTTTTCGGAATTGGCATACTTCCTCTTTTTTGCTTAGAAATTCCTTTTGAGGCTAAGCCCAATCCTGCGGCTACGACAGTCCCACCTTTTACCAAAGGAGTGGCGGCAGCAACAATGCCAGAACCAAATAAATCTGATTTAGTGGTGGTTTTCTTCTTTTGAATAGTTCTTACCCAATCAATAACGGTGTCCATTGTTGGCTTGTAACCAACCTCTCTTTGCAAATTAATGATTTTATTAATGCTTTCTTTTATTGTTGATCTGACTTGGCTTTCATCTGAGGTTAGTTTATTTAGATTGTCAAGGGTTTTATTGTAGGTGATTTCTAATAATTCACCATCCCCCTTTTTTATTTCGCGTAGGCACAATTCTGCCATAGTCACACAATCATTTATATCACTTTTTGTATTAGGGACTGCACAAAGTTTTACTAAGGCTTCAACTACTGTTTGGTATGCGCTTTCGTATATCCGGTTCTTTGTATCGCCGTTGGCCTTTTCTGCGGTATCAATGTAAAAATGAGCCGTATCAATTAAATTACGAGTTTCAATGGCAGAGATTTTATCAAATACTTCCTCTTTTAATTTTGCAATTTCATCACCTCTATTCTTACAACATTCGTCAAATATGGATAATCGAGTTTCTATTGATGAAAATTTTTGGTTGGGAATTTTTTCAATACGGTGTTTAAACGATTTAACTTCGTTGTTTAATCGTTTACGGTAAACCCTCACATCATCCTTAACTTTCAGAATGCTGTATATGTTCCAACCAACAAGAAATGTCACCACCAACGTAAGGAATCCAACTATGATACCCCAATAGTCAATACCATGCTTTTGGATAAAAGTCAGATTGTCGGATGAATTGTCTAATCTGGGGAAGAATGTACTCAAATAATGTATTGAGGGGAATAAGCAAAAAATTATAGCAATGGCAGCGATTATTTTGACTATTCGCTCTAAAGAGGCAAGTTTCTGATAATGCGTTTCACGAATACCGGCACGTTCTTCTAATGCTTTTATTCTGTCATGTAGGCAATAATATAAAAAACCAATCATTATAGCCAATGCCACAGCAGAAACTAATGCGGCGCAAATCGTATTATCATTCATAATTATTTGGTTTTAATTTGCAAAATTACTCCAAAACTCCGTAATATTAGCCATTTACGACCCAAAAAGTCCAAAATGTGTTTTACAACACAAATCAAAATCTAAAGTTATAATGTAGATACTTATGTTTTATTTGCTGAATATTACTGTGTTTAATTAATGCATATCGCATTTAATCCACTGTCTGTTAATTAATTACATTGATTTCTATTTGGTGGTTTTGTAAATAGTTTGTAACTTTGCGCAATCTTAAATCGTTATAACGTAAAAGATAAACGAATATTGAGAATATTCAAAAAAATGGCAAATTTGAATGACATACCAACCATACCACTTCGTGAGTATGAAATTGCGCTCTCTCAACTCGCTGCTCGCAGAGAATCCCATGTGTTTTATAACGAGGGTAATGAACATGCCCTTATTGTCTTTAAGACAATCTTTGATAACGCCAAAAGAGAAGTTTTCATTGTCGCAAGGGATTTGACCAATGCCGAAGTTTCAAACGCGCTTCAATACGTTGAGAGTTTGAGAGCTTTCTTAGAGCGTGATGGGGCGAAGTTAAACATCATGCTTACCTCATTCAACAATGCTGGAGCAGCCCAAAAGCCTATATTCAAAACTATATATGAATCAACTGCATATAAAAAGGGGAATGTACGCATTTATAATCTGAACGGCAAAAAATTCCAAGAAGGAGATGCTGTAGTGCATTTCTGTTTTGCAGACAGTCAAATGTATAGAATAGAGACTGACACCGAATTGCGAAAGGCAAGAGGAAATTTCAACGACAGTAACACTGCTAATTCTTTGCTTGAAAATTTCCGAATTGGCGAAAAACTCTCAACAACAACCGAAATAAATTTATCTGAAATTTTCAACTAACAATGGAATTTATTTCAGAGTATGCACCTTTGGTTCAATTCGTCGGAGCGTTTAACTTCGTATTTTCGACTCAATTATTTCACGAACACTTTTCGGATCGTTTTATAAGCATTTCCACAAAACAAAAGAATGATTTTAGCACCATCAAAAATAAAATGACGACTGATGTTACTACTATCAAGTCGCACTCTCCCCTCGAACACGATGGAAAATCGAATCAACACGAATTAGACAGCGTTAATGAAAAGTACAGTCATACACTAAGTAAAATAGAGTCAACCGATAAGAAATTATCAAAAAGGATCGAAAGTAAAAAGCAACCCAAATACTCAAGACAATTATTTTTACTAATTGGGTTGTATTCCTTGATTTCTATATTCTATATTTGCAAAATTGGTCATTTATCAGCGCATAATGAGCAATCTGCAATTTGGTGTAATGCTTTTTGCGCATTAAATGTAATTACGGTTGTGTGGTGGCTGTATTTTCTTATTAGCGAAACCACTTGGCTATGCAAGAAATCCAATATGCCTAATGGCAAAATGTTTTCTCCCTCATTCTCATGGACAATATTCCTATATATTGCATCTGTTTTTGCTATCTATTTGTGGCGTTCTTATGTACCCGACATATCATTACAAAACAACCATAAAATATATTTGGCACTATTTCTCCCGCTACTTGGTTTCATATCATCATTGTCGCTGTTCTTTATTTCAAATGCAAAATTATGGTTTGTAATTACATGGTATAGATTGCAATATCAACGCATATTAAAAAATCTGACCAAAGAAAAAGACAATGTGTTATCTCCCTATGGTCATCTAAAAGAAACTTCTTTTACCATATCATAGCGCAATACATTAGCTTGCTCAAAAGACGGTTTTAGCCTTTTCAGGGCGCCACATCACCGTGTCGCCCTTTTTATTACCAATCTTGGCTAAACCTCATCCGGGGCAGGGCGCTTTTGCACCACCCCAAACCCCATGCTGCGAAGCCTTGCCTCCAGTTCGGCATCGCTCTTGGCTGCTGTCAGTGCCGCTTCCGTTTTCTCGCTCGGCTTCTCGTAGTCGTAATCGTAATAACCCTTGTCGAGTAGCATAAACGTGATGTAGTTCTCGGTATCTAAGAACCAATAGCGGAGCCACGACCACAGATTGTAATTGCCGTATATGGCTATTATCTTCTCATTGTCGGTCGCCTCGGCGAACAGACTGCCTACTTGCTGTCCTCCGCCTTTGTCTTCGTAGCGTCCTCCGCCGCTTGCGCCTCCGCCGCCCTCCATCTTTTCAGCGTCTCTCTTACGCCGTCGCCAATTGGTTTCATAGAGAGCGCGAGTTGATGCTTTGTATTTTCCCAATTGGCTAAAGAAAAACCCACCTCTTCATCATTGAGGGCGGCGTTGTTGATTGTGGCGGTGTGTTCCTCGTAACGGAGCATAAGTCTACGCCATGTGATAGCGAAAAGGAATGGAACGAACAGGGCCTTGTTATTAAGGAGGTAATACGCGGCTGTCTTGGCGTGGAGCGTGTCAAGCTTGCGCTGTATCTTCTTGGCCTTACGTAGCGGCATAGCCTCTTTCTGCTTGCCGGAAAGTGCGTAGGCTTCAAGTTCAAGCGTGTGGATGCGCATACGCACGTATTTGCCTATCTGCCTTACAGTATAGGTTTTATTCCCCACGGTTATCACCCTCGGGAATCTATGCTTGATATGCTCCTTTGCCGCAACCATACGGTCAAGCTCCTCGGCGGTAAGCTCCTGCGGTTTTTCTTTATCTTCTGCCATATCTGTGTGTCAAAAGGGGCGGCGGCACAACGGCTACCGCCCCTCGTTTTCGCAATAATATTTATACCTAATTATTTTGATTGTTTATGCTCCTGTGGCAAATGCAAGGTTGATTTTGTCAATCAGCATCATTGTACCGAGCTTACCCGCAACATTGCAGTCCTGCGCCTTGACAACCGATTTAAGCACAAACAGCTTGTTCTCCATGTTCGGACCTGTAAGGATTCGAGCCTTGGGGAAGAACAGTGCCTTTTTTGCCGTGTCGTTGACAATCGCGATGGGGCGTTCAATAATAGGCATTTCCTCGGTGGTGGCCACGGCGGTGGCGGTTGAACCGAACGCGCTCCCGGTACCGAGCGATGTGATGTCCGCACCGTTAAGGAATGTCTTGAACTTGCTTGCCGAGAAGTCGGCCATCTCAAAGTCAAAACCGAAAGTTCCTTTTGTGGGGTTAGACACTATGATGTCACCCTGCTCGTCAAGCTCATCCTCAAACGAGGGGTCCTCGCCGTTCCATGTGGTTGAACCCTGATATACCTGGCCCACATCGAAGCCATCTTTAGTAATGTCGCCTACCGTGGCGGCGGAGTAGTCCTCCACCTTGTCAAAGACTATCATGTAGCTTTGGCCGTTAAATTCGGAGGTAGGGGTGGCTTTAGTAATTCCTGCCATGATTCTATGATTTTAATTGGTTATTGTTTCAAAAAATTCATCTGTCACATGCCATTCCACGTTGAGTATCGTGGTGGAATAGCCGGTAGTGAGATTTGGCGTTGTCGGAGTAATCACGTTGGTGGGGTCAAAACTGAACACGAACCCCCGCGACACCTTGCGGTGAACAAGCGGGGCAACCTGCGCAAGTAGCTTCCGCACGCGCCCGGTATTGACCGTCTGTCCTTTTGTCGTGCTGTTAAGCATCTGGCAATAGACAATCAACATGAGGTTACCTTTGAACAGAGCCGGGTCTTCCGTGAGCGATTGCGCCCCTCCATTCCATTCCACACTGATGAAGCTCTTGGGTAGCCCCTTTTCGGGCTGCACTCCTGCCGCATAGCATGGAACTGTCTGCACTCCGCCCTGACTGCCATAGTCAATGCTCACCTTGCCGTCAAGCAAAGCGGCCAGTGCCACGTCCGGGTTGAGGTCTGCGATTGTATTCATAGCGTTATCGGTTGAAGTCCTGAAATCACATCGTTAAGCAAAGACTGTTTCAGCGTCTCAAAGAAACCTGTTCCTCGCCCAATCTTAGAACCTTGCGTGTTTATCTTGTAGGCGTAAGGGACAGCGGAGAAAAGTACTATCCATATCCCTTTGGGGAATTGTGTCGCACCATTGGATATGGCCGCTTGAAGCAGGGGAGAGCCGAATATGCCTTTCACACCACCTTCCGATTGAGCCTGTGTCGCTTTCGCCGTCGGTATAAAATACTGGATTGCTCCGTTGACATACACGCCCACGCCGGTAGCATCGTGGAGGTTGGCTGTATCTACCGGGAACTGTGTCGTGCCATCAGGCATTACAAAGCTGCCGTCAATCACGCCAACAAGTGTCTGAGCCACACTTTTCAGTATAGCCACAAGTTTAGCCTTGATGACACGCTCCGCGTAGTCATTAAGACCAACCTTGAAAACCTTGCTGTTATTTGCCGTGTAGTCACTCATTTCTCCACGCTTTGCTTAATCTCAATCTCCGTCACATAGTCGCCCGTGAGGTCAAGCCCGAGGTCGTTGGCGAGTTTAACCACTCCCTCGCGCTTGCGTCCGAGTGCTGTTGTTACCGTGATGTTGTCGTTCTCCAACACCATCACAGCTTTTGGCAGATACACCACGTCGTTGTGCGTGATTATCGACAGAGAGGTCTGTCCTCCCGGCTGAAAGTCGCACACGCCGCTGTATATCTCCTCGCTCACGAGGTTGTCGCGTTCGTCAACCTCGCCCGTGCTTCGGGTGATTACGCACTTGTCGCGGTAGCTCAAATCGCTCATGACCTCTGAAATTTATTATTCCATGACGCTTTGCTTGCAAAGAAATCGCTCATCGCCAACCTCCTTTCATGCGCAGATTCGTGGCATCAAACATACCTCCGCTGCCGGTCATCTCCTCGTCAACCTCGGCGCCAAGCTCCCTGCGCAACTTGTCGCCAAGTGCGCGGAAAGCTTCTCTGTCCTTAGTAGTCAAAGGATAACCGCCAATGGAGATTTGTCTGTTGCCGCGTTTCTCGCTTTTCGTGCCGCCCGTGATTGCCGCCGACATCGAGTAGTAGAGGGTAGAGAGGGCATAGTTTATGCTTTTCATATACTCTTGATCGCCGATATAATCCTCCAACATATCGGTTAATGCCACCGCACGCAGAGGCTCGGGACGCGCTTCAATTGGCGACACTGCTGCCACTTCAAGCACGTTCGTTTCAATCTGATTGCCGAGTCCGTGAAAATGCCCCCTAAGCCATTGCTCTACCGTCATACTCTCTCACTTTTTAGGATTTGGTGTAGTAAGTCTTCCCCGACTGCACGGTGGTGTCCTCAGTCAACACATAGCTGTCTCCCACTTTCTCATAGTAACCCTGCGTCTTGGGATTGCCCGTAGGATTGGTGACAGCGGTATAGATCGGCTGCGGCTGCACCTCCTCCACCTCAAAGTAGTAGAGGTCGCGAGGACTTGTCGGCACTGCAAGGAATGACACCTCGGAAATCCACTCCTGTGTCTTGTGGCGACCGTCGTAGAAGTATTCAATGATACCCCAACCGTTCATGAAGTTGGCGTATACATACTCCTTGTCGGGACGGATTACCTGCACGGGCTGGATGATACCTATGTTGCCTGTCGGACGGAGAAGAACGACACCCTCCTCAAACACGTTGAGTTTCTTGGTCTTGTACTTCTTGGTTGTACCGTCGAGCTTGTCAACGCCCACGACTGCGGTATGGAGTTTCACTTCGTCAGCACCAACAGCAGCCTTGAACCATGCCACGGCTGCCGCGTCGCTCCATTCAAGAAGCTGATTGCGTCCCACTTCCTGCGCCTTGGCGGTAGCGGCGGTGTTTTTGCTCAACCCCTCGATAAGGATAGCGAGTTCCTTGTTGGGGTTGCCAATCATCTCAAGCACTTTCGGGTGTTCAAGCATACGGAAGAAAGTGCGGTAGTTCATCTCGACGCGCACATTGGAGTAGCCGTTGTACTGGTCGATGCGAAGCTCGCGAATTTTCTTCTTTATTGTCATTACAGGGTTGACCGTAGTGACATACTCGATGGAGCCGTCTGCCTTAACGGTGTACCACTTTTCGGTTTTGATATTGCTGGCCGGCACCTTGCTCTCGAACTTCACGCCCACGATGCCGTCGGGGTTGTTCTCGCGGGTGATATACAGTCCGCGTTTAGAGAGCATCTGACCGCACTGGAAGTTCATCGAGGCCACAGTGCTTTCGGGGAAAGCGCGTAGGTCTTCGGCGGTTTCTTTGATAAGATAGTTGCGAAGTGTCTGCTCACTGTTGGTCTTGCTGTCCTCCAGCACTGCGGATAATATCTCGTCGCGGGCCGCAAGCAAACGGTTCTTATAGTCGTCCTTACCGAGTTTTACGGCGTAACGCATCGTGGGAATGTTCTGCGTCCACTTGGTAAGTTCTGCCTCACGACCACGGGCGATAGGCTCGCTGTCGTTGTCGGTATAGGTCGCCATTCCGCGCAGATACTTCTTTGCTTCGGCAAACTCAACCTCGCTGTCAAGTTTAACGGGGGCGTTGGCGAATCCGTCGGTTTCAAGATTGGTGGTTTCGTAGCCTTTCAGAGCCGTGTCGTAGAACGTCTGAAGGCGTGAGTTTGAATTGAGGTTGAGCGTCTTGGCTGCATCAATTCCTGCTACAAATTCTTCAATATTCATACGATTCAGTCTTTAATCTGTGGGAAAAATTTTATTTTGCCTTTCAGCGCGGTTTTCTGCGTGTCAGAGATTGTCGCGTCGATACGGTCAATGAGAAGTTCACCGCCGTCAACCACGCTCAGAGTGCAGCAGTCCGGCCCCATTACGGTGTCGTGTTCAAGCAGACCGCTGTAAGGCTTGGAGAGGTCTGCGGACGCGCCTACGATAGCCGCTCCGCCGATTTCATTGCCGGAAACAGGAGTGCCGAGGGGAATCACGCTCCCTGCCGGATAGGTTTCGCTTACCGCGAGAACCAAACCAACGGGAATCTTGCTCGTAATCCGGTGCCATGCGTTGATGGTCTTGACACCTACGCTGGGGTACTCCTTGATGCCGAATGAATTGCCATAATTTGCCATTGTCTTTTCGGATTTTTGATGTTAATAATCGGGTTGATTCTCCGGCAACTATCCTTCCTTTTTCATGCCGAGCGCGTTGCGGATTTCGTCGGCGAAAGCCTCGTTTTTCTCCGTCTCGCTGCCGCCCGCACCGCCATCGCTCTGGAACGGCTTGGAGATGTCAAGACCTTTCGCCTTTGCAAGCGGCTTGAAAATCTCCATAGCTTCCGTGTGAAGCTCCTCTGCGGTCATAGACTTGCCCGTGCGGTCATAGATGCGCATTGCCTGCGCCCATGCGCTGTCTCGCAGTTCGGGATAGCCGTTAACCCATTCGTCAGCGCCGAATTTCTCCTGTGCCTGCTTCACGGCAAGCTCGGCTGTCTTGGCGGTTTCAAATGCGTTCAGTTTCTCGGCGAATGACTTGTTCTGCTCTGCAAGCGTCTTGTTCTGTTCAAGAAGCAGTTGCGCCCATGCAGGGACTTTGTCATCTTCGGGCTTTGGTTCGGGTGGGTTGTTGCCGTTGTCAGGCTCTTTCTTCTCGCCCTCACGCTTGGCGCGTTTGCGGTCTGCATCAGCCTGCTCAAACTTCAGCAGAGAGTTCACAAGCTCGCTTTTGACGTACTTGTCAATGTCTGCTTCGTCAGTGATGAAAGTTTCTACGGAAGCGGCTACCCTTTCAAATACCTCGTCACTCAGCCCCAGATTCTTATGCCCCTGTTGCAGTGCTTCCTTGATTTTTTGCTTCATTTTCAATGAATTGTGGTTAAACAAAAAGAGCCGACCGACGCTGTTACACGTCAATCGGCTCTGTGGCTCTAATTTCTCAAAATGTTGCGGGGAATGATGGACTCGAACCACCGACCATTGCGTTAACAGCGCACCGCTCTACCTGCTGAGCTAATACCCCAAAAATCTAAAAGAGCCGACCACCCTCACGGGAAATCGGCTCTTGGCTCTTAAAACACTTGATAAAAATTACAATGAAAAAACACACACAATCTACGCTTTACCTATCAAGTCTGTATTTTCGTATATCTATCGGTATCTCCTTACCGCATTTCTTGCAGAAAAGGTATATAACGCCGCGTCCTACCACATCCTCGTATTTGGCAAGTAGTTTCGGCTTACGCCCCAGTTCCGCGCATCGCGGACAAAATATCCCCTCTTTCATGACGCAAATATAATAGGTATAAATGTATTATGCAATAAAATCTAAAGTTTTACTATAAATTTTATTATCTTTGCAGCTGAGACAGAGCCACAGAGCCACTTGACCCCGCACGGGACAGGTGGCTTTTGTGGCTTTTAAGCATCTATGGCGTTCAAAATACTCGACAAATCACTCAGCTTCAACATCGCTCTGTACCCACGTGTGGAGCGCAAACTTGCCACGGTCGGAGACAAGGGCTGGGACAAGGTAGGAGGCTTCACTTTGCGCGACAAGGAGACTTACGGAGTGTATGCCGACTATATGCCACAGCCGGGATTGCAGGAAAATCTCTGTGCCTGCGAATGTAATTTGATTTTCGTTTGTGGCGCCGCGACATCGGGTAAGACGTATGCGATGTATCTCAAATCACTATACGGCATAACGCATCCCGGTTTTACCGCAACGTTGTTTTCTTTCCGAGAAAAGGACTCGCAGAAAGGTTCGTCAATATTCCGTGACGGCGTGGAGGTGGTTGGCAACTTCGCTAACTGCGACTATGTCTCTTCGGGCAATATCGGTTTCCGTTTCCCTCAATATAACTCACAGCTTCAGTTAGCCAACTTCAACTACAATGTTAACAACCCTGCGGAATGGAGCGACTTCAAGGAAGATATGAAGAAACGTCAGTCTTCGGATATTGACATTGACGAGGGTACAAAAATAGAAGAAAAAGCCCAGCTTTACCTTTTCTCCCGCAACCGCGATTCTTCCGGTATGCCATCTCAGATGACTATTTCTTTCAATCCGGAATTTGAGCATTTCACCTGCCAGAAGGTACTAATCCCAGCCGGATATACCGAGCCATTCCGCGACGGTGTGCGCATCAAAAAAGATTGGGAGGGCAGAATAAGATATTTCTATCTGACGGGCAAGACATGGGACACGGCGGTATGGGGCGATACCCCCGAAGAAGTCGTAGCCGCCGCGGGAATAACAATCACTGACGAGGAACGCGCCGCAGGCATGACCGAGCGATCGCTATGCAAGTCTTTCACGGTATTCACGGGCGAGGCGGCGGGCAACCGAAAACTCGTCAACGCAACAGATGGTCAGTCAGTTGCGAATCTTTCCGCTTCGGGCGACGCGGACGCTCTGCGCGGTGGTGTATTCTTACCACGCAACGAAGAAGAAATCAACATAAGCCGCAACATCATGCAGTCGATATGGGACAACCCTATGAATGACGATGAGAATATGTATGCTACGATGGATATTGCGTCGGGTAAAGAGGACTCCGCTCCGATGATGATATGGCGCGGCTTGCAAATGATTGATGTTGATTATTTCAAAGGAGAGCCTACAACACTTTCCTCATGGATTAAATCGCGTCTTGACCGATACAACGTCCCCGTCGCCAACTTCGCTTACGATAGCGGCGGACATGGGTATTGGGTTCAGGCTCTCACTGACGGCGTAGGGGTAACAGCCAATCGCCGACCCATGCAGGAATACGATAGCAGCGGCAACCCGACATCCACGCATCTTGAATTTCTTACACTGCGCTCGCAACTTCTCGGCAAACTTGAAGTCATGCTCAAAAGCGGAGAAATATCATGCAGCATCCCCAGAGACAAACTTGTGCCTTTCGGTAAAGGCAATCAGTTACGCCGCTTTATTGATGTACTGACTGACGGCATTGACCTTTTCCGTACCACCATCCGCAACGGCAAAATCTACTACAACTCGAAAGACGAGTTCAAGGCGCGATTCAAGTATTCTCCCGGCGAGCTTGATGATATGCTCATGCGCATGGTCTTTGAACTTGACACCCGCGAGAGGAAACAACCCAAACCCATAATTACCAATGACGCTTACGATGAACTATACAGCCGTCCTCCGAGGCATTTGGTCTACGGGCGACGCATTTACCGATGATTCAAAACGCAATATATGGAAATCAAACGTATCTCACCTCTGTTAAAGAAAAAGCCGTGGAAACGGTTGGTAACTCCCGATGCAGACGTACCGCCACCCACTTGCGCCGATTATTACGAAATTCCCGTGTCAGAGCCGGACGGCCTGCACTATCAGTATCTAACCGAGTACGATCTGCTCAACGAGAGTTGTGAGGGAGCGCATCTAATAAATTCTAAATATATGTCGCGCCGTCCCGTCTATGAGGTGCAGACGCGCACGATTAGCGTTCCGCTGAAAGATGCTGACGGCAACCCAATCCTCAATACCGACGGTTCGCTAAAAACAGAACCAAAGGAAATCAAGGAATGGGTCATTACCGATTATGAGGATATTGAAACAGTCCGAAGCGGTCTGCCGGAACTTATAATCAAACAAAAGACATCCCACCTCGCCAAAAACGGCATAGAGATAGCCAATGAGGGAAGCGAGCACAAACTGTTTGACACATTCCGGTCATGGAAAGACATATCCGGTATTGACGCAGGATGGCTTCAGGCGATTTATGGGTGTGGCAAAGGTGGTGATGCGCTCATATACCCATACGTCTATAACGATACGATTGAATATACAATATTCTGCACCCTATACGGCGACCAAATATTCCCAAATAAAGATGATAAGGGCAACGACATGAACGTGCGCCGCTATCTGCTCAACGGACGCGAGGCGGTAGATATTTTCATGGATGATTACATTGAAACCTATGTGCGTGGCGAAATATCCGACGAGGACGATGAGAAAGACGGTATACAGTCGTGGTGGTCAGTCGTGAAAGGATGGTTCAAGAACATATCCCGCAAGAAAACCGAGGATGGATGGGAGCGCATCAGTCGCACACCCTCGCAGCTCGGACGCGGCATGTGTCAGGCTGTCTACATCCGGTTTGAGGACACACCCATCGGCCCGGCAATGCAGAACATCAACGCTTGGGAGCGTGGGGCAAGTTACGTCAGCGACAAGATGCGCTCGACCGCTTTCTCCAAATTGTTCCTCAAATCGTCAAAAATCAAAAACTTGCCGCCGCTTTCCTCCGGCGAGGAAGTGATTGGCGTTGAAAATGCAGATGCCGATATACTGAAAGCGAGTGAAGCCAAGTATCTCGCCCCTCCGGACATATCAAATCTTGCCGAGATAAACTTAAAGAATATCACAGACGCAATCATGCAGTCCACCATGAGCATTGACCTCCAGCCCGAAATTCTGAAATCGGGTGCCGACAGCTCGCAGACACTCAAACTGCTACTGCGCCGTGAAATCCAATGGGCGCAGGTGATGTGGCCGCAAGTGCGCCCCTCTGCCAAGAAAGTCATAGACGTGCTGAAAGCCCTTGTCGCCAAAATAGAGAGCAACGGAGATTTTACCAAGCTCAAAGTCTCCGTATGGAATACCCCGTGGATGCCCGTTGATGAAGCCGCTCAGATAGACAATGCGACAAAACTCGTCTATGCCGGAATACTCAGCAAGGAAAACGCCCGCCATGAACTCAACCTTCAGTACACCGACGATGCAAAATACGTCAAGGAGGAAGCTGAGGAAGAACTCTACCGCAAAACATTCATCCCCAAGAAAGCCGAGGCAGATGCCGTTGATCAATTCGGACTGACTAAAACCGCAACAGATGTGGTGGTTGACAAAGTGGAGGGAGAAGAAAATACACGCAAGAAAGAAAATGAGCCAAAGGTGAATAATCAAGCCTCCCGAAAAGACATAACCGAATAAGCAGAGGGCGCAAGGTCTATCCCTGCGCCCTCGTTGCAATTCAGCCGTAGTCCAGGTGGCTTATCTTCAGTAGAGTTTTGCTATAGGCAAAGCTAGATAGCCGCCTTGCACCGCAAGCCCCTCATAATAGTAACTGTTATCCGACTCATATTTATAGCCGAACAGATAAGTTATATGTGATTCCACATTCTCATTATCAGCCCTTTCCGCCAGCGAAGAACTCCAGAACCATGAATCCACGGGCAGGGCAGAAGCCCCACAAAGCGCCAAGGCCGTATTTATTAATGCAATATTGTGCATTATGGCACGAAGTTCCCCTATGGCCGGCAAGTAACAATTCTTACCGTTCATAATTTTTTTGTGGCAGTACATGGGCGCTCTCCCGGCATTGGTCAAAGTCTGGTCAGCTATGCATTTTAATGTGTTGGCCTCACCGTCATTTTCTTGCGCCAATGCAGCATTGATACCCGGATAATGTGCCAATGTGGCGCATTTGGCATCCCAGCCTCCCCACACGCATGAATACGGCGCTTCGGTAGTAATCAGCAGGGCATAGTCAAAGCCTGTCACGCTATCTGTCCATTCCAAGGCAATGCCTATCACTTCATCCTTGCTGTAGGATTGCTTGATTGCCGGGTCGTTCAAATCCACAATATTCCCTCCGTTAAGCATCAACCCCACGCCGCACGGAGTAAACGCAGGAGCCTTGCCGCTGACAATCCCTACAACCGGGAGACTAAGCATCCGGCAACCTAATTGAACCGGTTTCACATTATACATCCTGCATCCTTGCTTGCGTCACCTCCGTAGATGACCATATGTATACCATTGCACCAGCCGGAACATCAATGCCAAAGAAACTGTTGCCGTAAGGATTCTCCATTTCCCCCACCAATGCCCGTGAAAGTCCGTCCAGCGAGGCGTAAACCAAAATACGTCCCGCCGACTTGGCGTTGACTTGGACCGCCACCGCCCCGGTTGAAGAAAACGAATGCTCCCATCCGCTTCCCAATTGTGTAAATTGAATCTCTTTTGTCATAATCGTTTAATTAAAATGGTAAGTCATCACTTTGCGGTACCGGTGAGGTCTGTGCTTGCGGTTGCTGATAGACTGGCTGCTGAGGCGCAGGCTGCACACCCTGACGCTCCACTTTCCATGCGTTGAGCTGAGTAAACCACCTCCCGTTCCATTCGTGGCTTTCCGCGTCAAACGAGACTTTCACCTCCTCGCCAACATTCGGGCACTCGTTCACTTTGTCCCCGAAAAGCTGCATACACACCTTCTTCGGGTATTGTCCTGGGGTTTCGATTACGAAGTTGCGCTTTTGCCACGCATTTCCGCTTTTTGACGTGCCGATTTCAATCGGCAACGCCACAATACATTTTCCTTCTAATTCCATATATTTTGTTTATTAGTTATTATCCTCTTTGGGTAAATCAAGATTCTTCGTTGGGTCGTAATGCCACCCGTTTTCCTCGGCAAAGCGGCGTGTCCGGCAAAAATCGCACTCATTGACAATTTCCCCGCTCTCTACATGGCTCTCCACGAAAGAGCGGTAGGAACAAGCAGAGCAGCGTTCAGGAAGGTATCTGCGAGGTGATTCCTGCACCTCCACTTCATCTTTCAGTATGCCGAGTTTCTTAAAAATCTCTGTAAGCACTTTCAGCGTATCGGGGTCAAGCGTATCTCCGCTTTCAACCATATTCATGGCTTGATTGAGCAATGACTTCAACGCCTTGTCCTTTCGGCTCTCATCTACCTCTATCAGATGTATCTCGTTCTTTCCCTTGTCGCCGCTCAAAAACGCTTTCAGATAGGCGGTGTAACTATCCGCGTATTCACGGTTTTTAGAGTAATTGAAGAACTGCGTACAAGCCGCACGACCCGTCTTGTTGAGCTTCCCAGATGAATCAAGGAACTCCGGATGCCAAAGAGCGAAAGCCTTTTGGTTGGGAATATTGAACGCCACTACGTAAGACAAAAGGTCTTTATCGCTGGAGGGTATTCGGCTATCATCAGGAACTGGTCTGTTTGGTATCAATCTTTCGTCTGCCATATCATTTCCTTGTTTCAAATCCATAGCTTGCAATCGCTAATGCGTCAGCCGCCCATAGCGTAACTTTCTGTTTCGGGAAACGCTGTTGCGACCACCCCTTGATGCGATTTTTGTGCGAAGTTTTGCTCTCGCCTTTTTTGCCGGAGAGATTAAAGTGTTTCTGCCACTTCTGTGGAGTAACAATTGTAGTGGATATGCCACGAGCCAACAGAGCCATCGTAAGCTCTCCATAGCCCTTGCCGAATGAGAAACTTGCCGCCGCACCTTGTCCCGGTATGCCGCCAACCTTTTCCATAAAGCACACAACATTTTCACAGTCGTAGTTTCCTAACGCCGTCAGCACATCTTCGGGAGTACTTGGCATTTTCTGACATTCCAACAGAGAGCCGTCAGAGTCAAGCCACGCGAGACCACCATTTTCGCCGGGGTCAATGCCTAAATATATCTTACTCATCCTTTTTCAATCCATTTTGGCACAAGATAAGGATAACGTTCCTTTCCTATAATTAAATATGTTGCTTGGGAGGTGAAATTCACCTCAAACCGCGCGTGATATTTATCCATTAGTTTTTTCAGCTCTGAGAGAAAAGCGGTCTTGGGGTCGTATGGCGGTTCTTCGCTAAGTTCAAGCATATCGCACCCTATCCAAGTATCTTCACCATCGTCAAATAGCACGACACAGCCGAAACCATCATTGTCAATCTCAGTTACGACACCAATTTTGCCGTTATCGGTACACATCACCCGGTCTCCCGCGTTAAATTTCTTCTCCATTGTCATTCAGATATTTTTCGTAAATCATTTTCGCTGTTGAATTGGGAATAACGCAATACTCGGTTTCAACCCTTGCGCTTGGATAAGCATTTAGGACACGCAGAGCCTCTTTTGCCTCCGCGATACCCGCCTTGCGCAGTTCCTCCTGCTCTTGGCGTTTACGTTCCCTATTGGCGGCTATCCGTTGCGCCCTGCCGCTATTGCGTTGCTGTCTGCGGTTGTATCCTTTCATTGCTTATTTGGAATTATTCTAAATTAGTGATTTGTTTTCAGATCATCTTCCCATAGCTTTTGAGGTCTGATATTGCCAATATAATCTTTCGCATAATCCTCCACTGCTTTGCTTGGTCTCGGATAGTATGCCACACAACCGACCCTATCGCAAGGCGTGTTTACAAGCCCTTTGGCGCAATAGCCTTTCCAATATATGCAACTTCTATCTTCTGCCATAGCTATTATTCTTCAATTGGTTTTACTTCTACCAAAAGCGCTTCCTCTCTGCTGAATCCCTCCTTACCTATCCCTTCCACAACAGCCCACGCCTCCCAACGCTCCATCAGCTTGGCGATAGTCATGTTCTCGCCATAGATACTGCGGAGCATAAATGTAAACTCCGGCGAGTTGATGCGGAAGCGGCAGAGCTGAATGATGCTCCTCTTGTCACGTCTCCAATCGGTTTCAAAAATCACTTCCTGACCCGGCTTAGCCTTTTGCAGAGCAACGTTGCAGTATAGACCAATCGGCAAAATAGCGTATGGCTTCTTCGCTTTCGGGGTAGGGTGCTGTATCTTTATCGGTCTCGGCATACTAATTCAATTTTATAAATACTCCAGGGAGCCCGCAACTCTGCAATATCCGTGAATTATCCTTGCCCCATGCTAAAAGCACCGAGCCGCACCCTGCTGAATCGCCTTGCGAACCATTGGGACGGTAAAATTTAAGTCTGCCGCGCAGAATAAGCATAGAAGCAGCTGTAGGGAATATCGTATTATGCCATAACGCAATATCCATGCGGTTAAATATAAGGGCGATCCCATTACCATATTGAGCCATTTTCTCAATAAACGCGCAAACGAGCTTGCGCGAATACGGTGGGTTAAGCCAAACACGCCCCTGCCATTCTTTATCAAGTCCGTTATCTTCCTTGTAAAGATGCTTCTTGGCGGTTATCCAACCATGAGCCGCGCACGGATCTAAATCAAACTCTCCCAACGCTTCTATTATGTATGGTGGCGTGTACCACTCGTCAGAAGCAACCGATCGCTGAAAAGACACATCCATAATCAATCCTTATTAGCCATTAACGCAAGCCCCATAGCCCTGCGATACCACTCGTAATGCTGAGATTTCATCGCTCCGAGTTTATTGGCATCGTATTTCGTTTTGCTCTCCCACACCGCATTATCGCGCCGTTGCAGGTCAAAACAACATAGCTGAATCTCGTCTATGTAGCGGCGGTTGTTCACGTTCTGCAACCCTTTCGCAGTCCAGAACACTCGCGTTTTCTCTTGAAACAGCATATAATCCGCCGAGTGAGGATTTTCGGTGTAATCGCGCACCCCCTTGGCATAAAAGGCTTCCGACACGGGGATAAACGCGCCGAGGTAGTTCTGATTCGGGCGGCTTCCGATAAGCGAGAAATAGCGCGTCATAGCTCCGTTCCAGCTCGTCATTCGCGCCTGCGCCATTAACCGGAGCGTCCACTCTTTCCAGTTCATCGTAATGCCGTCCTCGTTCAAGAAACCGTACACGCCCGTCTGCGACACCTTGTCGAGAAATTCCCTCGCTAAGCCCTCGTCGCCTATGCGGTGCGCGTCCTCAACTCCCTTGCGGTAACAATAATCCACAAGGGATATAGTGCTTAACGCTACGCCTCTATCAATTATGGGCCGGTTCTTAGCCATTATTCTTTGTCAATGAATTTAGCGTCAGCCATCGCCTCGGTAAGAAATCCGGCAAACGAACATACAAACTTCTCGTTGCCATTCAGCTCGTTCTCACCCATATTGGTGAGGATAACGTGTATCATTTCGTGAAAGAATGTGTTGCGTTTTGAATCGGGCGACTGCTTATCGTCCTTATCGAACTTGTCAGCAATCTCAATCCACCCTCCGCAAGCGCAAGCCTCGCCCGCATTGTTGCTATTGCAACGCTCCACATCACGCACTTCTACTCTCTGCCCTCCGCAGTTAAACTGCTTGGGATAGGGTATAAACTTATTCTCCATAGTTTTCATTCTTGTTTTGTTCTTGCTCCGCAGATTTATCTGCGTCCTCGTTCAGCACTTCGCGCATAAGCTCCTTATCCGCCTCCGAAGCCGCCTTTGCCTCCTTCTTACTCATCTGCGAGCGTTCTACCACGGATTCCATAAACGCCTGACTTGCCATCTCCTCGGAATCGGTAACGGCAGCGGCATTTTTCTCAGCCTGCTTCATCAGTCGTTTATCACACTTGGCAAATGCGCGGAGAATGTCGTTGGCAAGTCCGGGGTCTTGGTAAATCTCCTGCGTTACCCGCCACAGCACCACGCAATAGTTATGCACCTCCTCTTCGTTGCCCTGCGACACCGCCGCAAGCAGATACCCATACGGATAACCCACAATCTTCTGCTCAAACACATGGTTGGGCGTATGGATATGCAGATAGTTATGCTCCACGTCAGGGTGCTTCTCATCAACGTAGAAGTCGGCGATAAACGCTCCGTTGCCGACATTCAAGCTATATCTCGGTTTAGTTTTCAGTATGCTCATTTTTTATCTTTTTATCATATCTTCTCATTCTCGGGCAGTCGCAGTCGGCAGTGCATAGAACATCTATAAAGCCAATGCTGACCCAGCGGAATTGTCCGTCAACCATTACAAGTTTACGGCCAAGCTCGCCCGATTGCTTATAGCAATGCCCGCTTATCTCAGCGTAATGTTTGCACTTCATTCTGTACGCCTTGCGCTCCTTGCTCTCGGTCATTCCTCGTCAAGTTTCTTAATCTCGGCTTCAAGAGCGTTCACAAAGATTTTGCGGATATTGTCGGGCAATTCAAATGTAGATGCGCCACACGAAATACCCATTGAGCTTACGTTGTACTGGCTTTGTGTGATTTGGGGGTTACTTTGCTCAAACAAATCTTTCCATTGTTTCAGCTCGTCATACTTCCGCAGTTTCTCGCGGTTGAAAATAAGGTCTTTAATCTTCATATTAGTTAATTTTTATTTGTTTACAGATAATGCCGTAGCCTTAATGTAAATTGCGCCACTTTGGTGGTCTATTCCTGCGAGGACTTCAACGCGAGGGATAAAGACATATTCTTCCTTTCCGACTCGGCAGACAATAGAACACTCCCGCTTGTTGGGGTCAGCACAATCTCGGAAATTGCACATTTTCATCTGTGCCATATTCCCATCGGGCAACTTGCTCTTGAAATAGATTCCATCTTCGCCACGCCCATCTAACTACCAATCGCGGTTTAGGAGGCTCGCCAATTCTACTTTGTCTATCTTCCGAGGCTCTTGTTCGCTCATACTCACTTCCTTTTCAGTCCCTCCACAACCGCTTTGGCAACCTTGACGGCATACTCTGCGGCTTGTTCGGGTCATTGTACTTGTTTGCGACTTTCAAGGCAACCTCTTTGGCAATGTCGGCGGCGTATGCGTCCCAATCATTTATGTCAAGGTTAATCATTGCCGTATGTATCGGATGCCCGTAATCTTGATGTTCCACGCCATTAAGTACATCACGAATTTGGTCATCATAAGTTTTCTCCGCCTCCGTCTGCTTCTTTGGCTGTACTGGCTCTATTTCGCGATTTTTCCAAAAACGCTTTTGGAGTGAGTAGGCAACGCCGACATAAACGCCATCAGCCTCTACATTAAGTACAATCCCATACTCATCATTCTTGATGTGGCGCACTCGGTCGCCTTTGTGATACTTCGCCTCTTTCGCCTCCGCATTGACCTTGACGAGATACTTGCAGGGGATAGCGATGATACGAGGCCCGTTAGTGATTACGGCGTTGTTGTCTTCAACCATATCTACTTTACAATCTTCTTCTTTGAAGAAGTAAGCTTGTCCGCGCAGATACATCTTCGGCGCGTCCTTTGACACCCTCACCTCGTCGCCTTGCTTGATTCCCATATTATTCATCTTTGCTATTTTGTCTTTTCCACTCCTCAATCCATGCCTTGCAGAAGTCTTGCGTGTCTTCTTTCAGACTTTTAGGCTTCTCGGTTAGAAGCCCCATTTCGTAGGCAGCTTCACGAACAGCGTAGCCTGCTAATATCTGCTCTTGGATTGAGAGTTCATCCATTTTTCAAACAAAAGGCTCAAACTTTCGCCCGGCTGTGCGAGAACCGGGGTACTTGTCTGAGCCGTTAAATTCCTTTTCCGAGGCCTCGCACGCTTCACAAGTGCAAATATAAAGTATTATTGTGGATTACGCAAGAAATTCTATAAATCGGCTTTAGATTTTCGCAGGCAAAAGCCATACCCAACCTGCAATCTCTGCTTGAAGCACCCTTTCTGAGCCAGCATAGCCGACAATTCGGGTCGGGCATGCTGTTTGCTCCCCTCGGCTTCGGCGAAAGCCTTGTATTCCTCGTAAAGCTCCGCAAGACTGCGCCAGCAATCCTTGTCGTACTCCTTGACCGCCTCATACTCGTTCTCAGCCCACCATCGGCGCATATTGTTGCTCCCCGCCATGATTATCTCCTGCGACTTCTTCATGTCCTCGCCCATAACAATATCACCCTTGTTCTTGGCGAAGATGCGGTAGCCCTCCACGATCCAATGAAAGATATACATAAGAGCCTCGGGTCGCGTCAGCTTGTAGGTTAGCGAGGTGTCTCTGTCCTCTCCAGTAAACGCCCGTGTTGTAGTATGCACAACCAAGCGTCTGCGCTGACCTCCGTAACTGTCATCGTCAGTCTCGGGCATGGTGTTGGCACAACAAAGTAGTGGGGGAGCAATCACCTTTACGGGCTTCTTGTCGTATGGCACACGTCCCTGGAACTCTCCTCCGCTCGCAAACCGCTTGAAATCGCCGCCCGACAGCTCCTTGCCGTCCATATCGTCTATGAAGTTGGCTACCTTGTTGGCGAGAGCCGCGATATTCACGTTGCGGTCGCTATCCTTGAACAACTGCCGGAACGAAAAGCACGAAAAATACTCCTTGCCGAACACCGAGGCTATCACATTCGACACGACGCTCTTGCCGTTAGCACCCGGCCCCAAGAGAAAAAGCACATAATCAAGTGTAAATTGACTTTTATCGGCTATAAGCGCTCCGCACCACTGCTGAAACACGCTCCGGGCATCCTTATTCGGGATAATCTCGGCGATTTTCTCCTCCCACAGCTTGCAGGGATTCCCGAAAGTGCCGTATTTCTCCGCACATTCGCGGTAAAGCTCGTCCTTATCCTTATATTCCAAGTCAAGCACAATCGCCGGGCATTGCTCAACACTCGGTTTGACTGAGTGGCGGTTTTTAACATCATATACGGTGTTACGAAACGCCACATAACGCCGGTTCGGGCGGTAGAGATACTTGTCGCTGCTTGAAATCGTGTCAAGGCAGCTCATTGCGATAGCCTTGGCCGGGTATTCATCGTTGTATTTCTCGCCCAAATCAAGCTCTATGAACGCCCGTTTGAGCAATTCCTTTAAGAATATCTCCCTGTCCTCCACTCGCACGAAACAAACGCCGTTAAACGCATAAATCGCACTCTTTGAGCCGTCCGAGAGAAAGCGTTTCATCTTGTCCTCGCAAATAAGGTTGCGGACGATCGCCCTCAGTCGGTCAACGCGACCCTGATACACGTTCTTGTCATACTTGCCGAGACCTCTCAGCTTACCGCCGTCCTTACCCTTTGAATAGAGCCGCTTATACTCCGCCTCCATCGCAGGGCAGAGCCACGAAAGCAGGTAGGTGTACGTTGATTCATTTACCATTGCCATATCTCAAACATATAATTTACTCCAATCCAATACGGACTTGGTGTGTTCTACGAGTTCGGTCGTTTCCATTACACCGTCAAGGCCATCGCCAATTCCCTTGCGGAATAATTCTTCGCTGTTCCCTTGATACGGATTTAGCGTGAGCGTCAGCCGCCCCCACCTATATCGTGCATATATGTACTCGCCGTCATCGGTGTAAATATCCCATTGGCTTGGACACGCCGAACACGTCATTATACAATGTTTGACTTTGTATTTCTTTGTTGCCATACTCACTCCTTTATCAGTTCAACTCTGCGTAGCATATAGTAGAGGCTTTCAAGCTCGTGGAGGTATCTCAGTTTTACTTGATTATAAAACCACCACGGATGCGCCTGCATTACGTTATTATCAATGCGCATCATGTCGCAATACCAACTATCAAAACCGATAGCCGAACTCATGCCTTTATTGAACCCCAACTCTTCCAGCAGAGCGGGAGTGATTGGGATAGGCTGTACAGCCTTATCATCGGCAAAGCAACCACATTCACCCACCGCGCCGGTATCGGGCGAAACACCTCTTACTAAAATGTGAAAAGTCTCCGTCTCGCTATATTTTACGGTGTTAAGGCGCATTACTTTCGCTCTTACGCCGTTCATAAGCACATGGCTTCCGATACGGAGCGTCTTAATGTCTACCATTGTCATATTTCTTTATAATTTCAGCCACAAGAGTAGTCGTACTCTCTTTTTCGTCAACGCCGACATAGGCGAATAATGCACGTCTTTGCGAAAGGCTTGATACGATTCGGATTCTTGTCTCATCGCCCCATAACCTATACTCGTCAATGATTTGCTCGCATATTTCTTCTGGCGTGCCACCCTCAATGACGCGCACAAAAGGATGCTTGGGGATTGTTCCGGTTAAATCCATAGTTACCACCAAAATATGCCGCCCCAAATGGCGAAAAACGCAATTCCAACAAGAATGACAAGCGCACTTCCGATGCCAAAACTATCATTCTCGCCAACTTTCTTCAACCACACAATCCATAGTATTCCAACTATGATTGCGACAACATTATACCATGCTATTGTAATCATACACATTCTCCCTCCTTGAAAAAATCCGCGCCGAAGATGCGATGCAAAAGTTTTATCTGAGCCACATAAAACTGATAGTTTTGGCTCTGAAGCTGAGTGCAGACAGCATCAACAGAGTTTGACAACTTCTTTTTATAAATGGCAGCAAAGAGAAGCAACTCACCATATTCTTTCCTCACCCTATCTTTCTCCTCGGCGGTTAGACGCAAGGCGAGAGGCTGTGATAAAGCATACTCCACGCCGCCTTTGAACATTTCTACCATATCCTCCTCATAGTAGGGAGAAATAGCCTCTATTGGTGCAGATTGCATAAACTCTCGCGCTGCTTCTTCTATCGTCTTGGTCATAGTGCTTTCATTCTTATTTGCAGAATTGAATCTGCTTTGTTTAATACCGTTGTATCGTTGGTCTCTCTCACAATCCGCGATAGGGTTTCAATCTCCTGCATTTCACGGATTCGGCAAACATCCTCTGCGATAAACACAAGAGCTACGGCGATTATAATTAACAGTAGTACTTTCATCTTACTCTCCTTTCTTTATCAGTTCCAGCGCGGACTTTATGCCCTCGCTCAATGCTTGCTCATAAGAATCATATTCGCCATCGTCATCAACCATCTTTTCGCCTCCGACATTTGCATACAAATCAAATCCCCAGAAATCCCATCTGTCGCAAACCTTACCGTCCGCATCAGTAGAATAGTCGGAATAGGGGCATACGTCTATATGTATTCCGTATTTCTCCCGCAGCCACTTCTGGACTTGATAGATATGCGCCGCAGAGCATATCGGTTTCGCGAAGGGACAATCATCTTGCAAGCTGTTGTAGTCCTGCGGGAAGCAAGGGTCGCCCGTGAGCTACACTGCGCCATCGGGCGCGTCCTCATGGGTATAGTACATTTGGCACGGCTCATCGAAGCCGCACGCTTTGAGTGCGAGGCTCAACTTGTAATCGCAATAATCATTTGTTTCCATTGTCTTTCTTCTCTTTTTCAAAGTAAAATACTATCGGCTTATCAACGCGCTCTATCAGCCCGTAGGCGAGCGACATCCTTGCCTGAAACGACCTCTCGAAAAGGGTGTCACATTGGTCTTTTATCTCGCGCCGGAACTGCTCGATGGTAAACGTCTGCTTGCGGAAATTGCACATTCTGCACGCTGGCAAGAGATTGTCTATATCGTCAGAGCCGCCTTTGTACTGAGCCGTAATGTGGTCAACCTGCATATCCTTGTATGCAATCTCGCGTCCGCAGTAGGCGCAGTGTCCGTTGCATTTGGCGTAGACAAGTTCGCGGATTTTCTTAGGTATGCTCATCTTTCTTCTCTTTGGGTTGGTAGTTGGGGCAATGTCCGTTAGCACATTTTAGCATGTGATAGCCACAAAGTTCACAAGCCGCTATTTCTTTGTGATAGTGCTTGGCACTCGCTCGGGGTCTGTTCAGTCGAATAGTTCACCTCGTTTGAATTTTTCATATCCTTCTTCAAGTTTACTGGTGATATATTTAGCCAATTCGTCTGTATGGCTGGGAAAGAGGTATTCGGCTTCCTTATCGGTTATTTCAATATGAAACGTAAGAATGCTTTTATACGCAAGCGGTTTTCTTATCCCAACGTAGGGGATGTCGTTGTCTTGACAACAATGCCGATATCCACATTCGTAGGCTATGCGCTCATCTTGTGTCGGGGGCTGATTTGTCGGGGTCTTCGTCATATACTCTCAGTTTTGTTTTGAGTTTGTAGTTAAGTCCATGTATGAATGCGTATATGCCGTCGCATACACGGGCAATCAACAAAGGAAGTCCCATAATGCTTATCCACACGGCTCTGCGATGTTTCTTTTTCATCCTACCTCCTCATAAGTCTGTTCAAACACATCGGGCTTGCAGGGATAGAACTCGCCCTTAACTCCCTTAATGATATAATCATTGGGCGAGGCAGTCATAACACCTTCGAGCGTTTCAATATCAATCTCGAATAGTGGCGCGGCTACTCCTGCCTCATAAGCCGCATCGGAGAATACCCGTGTTTTGAGCTTCTTACCGATAAACACTTCTATTTCACCGACGTTACGACCGTTGAACTGAACGGCATCTATCACTACTGGTTTCTTTCTATATTTCACATTGTTGTTATTTAGTGTTTACGTTTTCTTATTTTGTCAAACTTCGCGTAAGGCGAGACGTAGGATTTACGGTTTTGGCGAGGCTGAGATTTCGCAAGAGCCTTAGCTTTCCTAAAAGCCTCGTTTAACTTATCCATATCTGCATCTATGCGTTCTATTGCCTCGGATAGTCGCCTTATCGCGTCTCTGCAATTGCCAAACGCAAGGCATAGCCTATCTATCGCTTCCTTTCTCATCATCCTCAGTCAAGTTTAACGTGGTTGATTACTGCGAGCGTTAGCAGATACAGCGCATCTATGAGTTCGGGAGCTTCTTCTTCCTTGACCACTTCATCGTCATGGTCAAAGTCGAGATACTGAACATACCATTTACCCCACGAAATATCCCATTGGATATTCAGATACCATTCGGCATTAGCAAAGGGGATGTGTTTCGGCAGGAGCGAAAATAAATCAGCAATGGTGAACCGAGGTAGATACTCCATTGATGTGCCGTCAGGAGTATCAGAGAAACATTCTCTGAACTCACTTGCTCTATTTGCACTTATTCCGCGTTTGATAAGCTCTGCGGATTGCTCTATTGTGAGGGTTGTTTTCATACTTCTTTCTTGTTTGCGATTTCAAGTATCTGCTCCAGCTGAGTGTCGGAGAGGAGATTGAACGTTATGTCGTGGCATTTGTTGAGCATTTTCCGGCGCTTTGCTATCCTTTTAAGTTCCATAATATCGTCCTCTGTGGCTGGCTGAGCACTGGTAATATCGCAACGGTTGGAGGTTACCGCATATCCACTCTTTCGGAACTTATTATGGTCTGTAAGCACATGAAGCTTCGTAACTTTGATTACGGTTTCAATACTGGTGTTCCATAGGCTTCGCACCAACAGCTTGTCGCCGACCTTTACGTTCTTTAAGCTATTCATTTTCCACTCCTTTCTCCCGGCACCGGCAGTCGGGGTCGTGGGCTTCCTTGTCGTCTTGGAATGCCGATATTAAGCCATAAATGCCGTAAGTCACTAACGCGAGGAACATCGCGCCGTTGGCTATAAAGTTCCACGGCTCGAGCAGATGGTCAAGCAGTCGGCTAATCATAGTGGCTGCGGCGAAAAGTGCCATCAGCATAACGGCGATTGCAAACGCTGTCAGTAGTCTGTTTTTATTATTCATATCTCGTTCAGTTTATATCCGTTATTCGTTAATTGCTCAATCATCTGCACGGTAGCTTCTATTGGGTCTGCAACTTCTACAAAAAGCAGCGTGGCATCATACTCCAGATTGTAATATGACAGCTCCCACGTTGGTGTATTGTCTTCACTTCGCCGACGTTGCAGGAATAGAGAATAATCTATCTCGTTGTCTGATATATCACACGGCAAAATATCGGAGAGCAACGCGCTGAGGCTCCACGCAGGGAATGTTCCTCCATAAGACCCCGTAGTCCAATCCCACGGCATCATGAGAACTTCATAATCTTCGTATCGTGCCATATCCGCCGTGTCAGCCGACACACCGCAGCGGAGAAGTCGTGTGGATTGCTCTTGGGTTGTTGCTATGTTTGTTTTCATCGCTTGTCGCTTATTAGGGAGGGGTGGTCGTAGATGTTGCCGATGATTTCAAACTCATCTGCAAATTCTTCCCACCAATCTACTTCCGGATGCTGTAAATTCATCGCCCAAAACACTTCATCGTGGTAATACTCCGTAGGCATCAAAGCCCACATCATCTTACCCCAAAGCACAACACGAGGATAACGCCCTTTTACGGTGATGATGTCACCCTCATAAATCTCTTTGCCGTTACGGTCAAGCAGTCCCGTGAACTGACCTATCGTATCTTCATCGACATAGCACGTTTTGTCATACATATCGTTAAAGTGATAACCATCATCGATATACTGACCATGCACGCCTATGTAGACACTTCCTTCGTTGGATTGAAGCAAATCGCCATAGAGCCACGCGCCGTTTTTAATGTGCTTTGCGCGAAATTTTATCTGTCTTTCCATATCTCTTGTTTTTGTGGTGGGCTATAATGTTGAATCAATCATAGTTACTGAAATCCGGCTCTTTATGACAGACGTCGCCGTTGTATTTCGCTTTTGGTTTAGGTAGATAAGCCTCCATATAAGGCTTTATCGTAAGAAACTCTCCAAACTCTATGAGGATATGCCTATACATGTGCGCAGGATATTCCTTATTGACATCGAAGTGTGCCGCAAGTATATTCCACGCACAGCCTTTGCTCATACATGGATTGACTTTTGACACAGCCGTCCAATCTCGGACTCCATGCCTTGCTCTTTTGAGCATTTCAAATACATCTTCATTCTTAATGATTTGAGAGAGTGCCTTTGCGGTTGCCTTGTTCATATTGCTGTCGTTGTTTTCTCCATGCTCTCGCCTCGCAGGAGGGTGATGTTGTCTGTTGTATTCATATCGGCTCTTTTGGCTCTTGATTCATGTCGCAAAATTAAAGATATATTGTAGATTAGCCAAATCAACCTATAATGTAGCTTTAGAGTTTGAAAAGCCGAAAAAGGACTGATTCTGACCCAAAAACGTAAAAATCGCTGCATTTGGCGTACTCCCTTCATCCTCCCTCTCCCTTTTCTCCCCTCTGTTAATCAGCTGTTTAATTTATTCGTAAGTATAAAGGCTGTAGGAATGTACTACTTTTTCTAATCTTTTCTTTTTCTTATCCTCTCTTACTATATATTTTTATAGAAATATTTTTCGGTTTTTTACTACACAGAAAGAAAATATAGAGATAATTATATAAATATCAGTGTATTATTTAATGTAGTCGCAAGTTCAGCCCGCTGCATTGAGGTGCATAAAGGTTAAAAATATATAAAAGTTGGATTCTGCACAGATCCCGGAATTTTGAACAAAAAAATTTTTGAGGGTCGCACCCGCCCGTTTCGGCTTCGCTCACTCCATACCCCCGCCACCCCTTTGCAGGATTTAACAATCCACAATTCAGTGAGTTACACACACAATCCGGTCATTTGCCACTCCGTACAGCTGGTTTTTATGGATATTTTGAATATTATTTGGAATGATTCAAAATAAGCATAGTTAATTTATTGATTTTCAATGCCTTGCCTTTTGCTTTATTTGTTAAATTCCGTCTCAAAATCTCACTCAAACCGTTAAAATACCTTTCGTAATTTTACGTGTTTTCCTTGTCACTCTTGACGACTGCAAATATAGCGAAACTCTGCCGCATTTCCGCGCCTCCCCTGCGACTAAATTATTTTTACGTCTCCCCTCGTGTCTGAAAATCTAAAGTCTGACAGTGCTAAAATATGGAGGCTGTTTTTGAGGATTGAATATTTAATCGCTTGATTTTTAACACAATACCTATTAACAAGTCAAATATTATTCGTACCTTTGTAAGGTAAGGAATGATCAACAATAAAGCCCGTCGGGGTCATTCCTCACAGATAACCGGCGGGCAAAGTCTTTAATTAAAACACAACAAAGTTATGAAAAAACTTTTGATTGCCCTAATCCTCGTCACGATGGCGGCCACTGTTAGCGTGGTAGGCGTGGAATTGGCAAACGCCGCGAACTCCACGCAGTTCATTAAATTCTTTGGTTTTGCATCGCTTATGATTATTGACATTTACGCAATAGTTGCGATACTCAAAGAAAAAGACAAGTAACACCAAGCACTAACACATAGGGGGCGGCAAGTCCCAAGCGGCAAAGTTTCGCCCCCTATTCCAATATACACCCACCCATAAAACCGAATCACGATGAAAGCAAATACCCCGCCCCACGGCGCAACGAAAATATAACTATGGCAATACTCGGAACAATAGGCGTAATCTGCGCCGTATGGCTGCGGCTGGTCAGCCTCAACGAATACGCGAAAAGACATAAGGAATTTATTACTAACCGATAAAAAGATACAACCATGTTTATTTTAGCAATCATTTGTGTAATCTGCTGGCTTGGTCCAGCTCTGAAGGACGGAAGCTCAATCAAATAACCCCTAAAACGAAAAGCGATGAAAATATATTTGGTAACGGTCTATTACGACCACGCCACCGAAAAGAATATCTACACCACCGAAGCCCGCGCCAAAGAGTCCGCATTGCTCTGGGCGAAAAATTCAAGGCGTGAGGTGTGGGTTGATGAACTTGAACCGATAGACGGAATGTTTGTGAAGACTCGCACCTGCGGAAAGTATGACGCAACAAGTAAGTAA